TTTTAACTATCTCATGTTGAACATATTCTCTGGTAGAACCAAGTTCAGCCAGAATTCTTCTCATAGAACCCATTGTACTTTTGTGCTCTCTGTGGCGATACATTATCTCTAAAACCTTTTCCTGGACCACAGGAGAGAGCGCCTGGTTATCTTTAATCTTTAAGGCAATAGATTTTACAGCCTTTAAGTATTCGAGCCCCTTGCCGCTTGTAGTCACTACTCCTTCATCTTTACAGTTACGAATAGCCGTTTCCATAAAGGATAAAGCCAGGTTGCCAGTATTCACTATACTGTTATCTTGCATAATCATATTCTCACCTCTAGATAATCCTATCATAGTTTTGTTATGTTGTAAACCCCGAAAAGGGCCTTGCGGCCCTTAATTATTCAATTTTGTAGACTTGTCCTCGAACTTGATAAAATTCGCCTTCCCAGGTTTCTACCATAATGGTCACGTACTCTGCGAACAAAGGTCTCTTCTCAGCCCAGAGATATCCAAATTCACCGGTGGCTAGCGTTATCCAGTACTTTCTCATAAAGTCTCCTAATTGTATGGCACTCATGTACCATACATATTTATTACGACATCCAGGCCTTACGGAGTTGAGGGTCGTTTCCGAGGAGCATTTCGAACTGTTCTTTCCAATCTTCAGGCAATTGAACCACATCAAATTTAGGGTCTTGAATCATTCGACGGTATTCAGCCTTCTCAAGAGAACCTAGTCCTTTGATATAACGAATAGAATGTTTTGGTAGAGAGTCCTTAGCTTTGGTATAACTAGGGACATCATAGAACCATTCCTGTTCTTTACCAACCTGAGCAATAATCACTGGAGTTTTACAGAAACGAATTCGACCCTGTTCGAACAATTCAGGCCACTGACTAAAGAAGGCTAGCAATGACGGATAAATCGAACCGGTGCCATCCACATCAGCATCGGTCATGATGGCAATATTACGATAGTTAGTTTTCTCTGCAGGTTCACCAATAACCAATCCAGTGATTGCACAGATATCAAATAGTTCCTTGTTCTTCATGATATCTGTTGCTGTCATTCCCCAGGTATTCATAACCTTACCACGTAATGGGTACCCGCCTTGAAGGTCCTTATTACGAACTTCAATGAAAGGACCCATAGCGGAATCACCTTCGGTTAGGAATAGGGTTGTATCAGCATCTTTGCCGTATAAGTTAGCTTTAATATGCTTATGGACCTTGGCTTTAGAAGCTTTCTTAGCGGCTTTAGTTTCAGCTGCCTTTTCAGCTGCTAATTTACGTGCTAAAGCAGCTTCAACGATAGGCATAATCAACCCATCAACTTTAAGAATAGCTTGAGCAATTTTCTTAGCATCAATTTGGATATGATTACGAATCTCACCAAAAGGAGAGGTCAAACGTTCTTTAGTCTGGGAATCAAAACGCATGTTGCTCATATCACGAATGAACATCACCATCGTAAGGCATTCTTTAACACGAGCTTTAGTTACTTCAATTCCACGGTATTTCTTTTTAATGCCTGGCAGAAGGTGCTCACAAATATCATCGAATACACATTCAACGTGGTGGCCGCCATTCTTAGTATGGATGTTATTTACATAAGTCAGTTGACGGAATCCATCCGGAGAAGGAGTAAATGCCATCGAAACATTATCAGTTTCCTGGATTACAAAATCATCACCAAATTGCTTAGCATACTTTTTAAAGTTGCCATCTACTTTTTTACCATTAAAAGTAAATTGAATATCAGGATAAATTACGGCCAGAGTTTGCAATCGGTCTAATGTAATATCCAGATAAATTTGTGACAGGCTATTTTCTTCGAAATGGCTAAAGTCTGGAGTGAATATAACAGAAGTACCCTTACCTTTAGATTTCTTAGTAGACCAACCTTTGTTTTCCATTCCATTGGAACAGTTAACTGTAATTTCATTCTCGCCATCAGAGGTGATGCCTGTGAACAAAACAGAGAAGATATTAGTTAAACTACTACCGACACCATTCATGCCGCCTGTCTTACGCTCTGCATCATCTCCAAAGTTACCACCTGCCTTTGGAATAGTCCATGCTGCTACAGGACCTGGGATTTGTTCACCATTTTGATCGATGACCATTGCTTGTGGAATACCACGACCATTATCAGAAACCGAAACCTGGTTTTTCTTAATTTGAACATCAATTTTATTTGCGAATTTAAAATTGGTACGAATAGCTTCATCGACAGAGTTATCAATGATTTCGTCAATTAATTTAACCAGTCCAGGAACATAGTTTACCTGTGTAAAATTACCAAACAGGAATCGACCGTGAGCTTCATTAGCACTGGAGCCAATATACATCCCACTACGTTTTTTGATATGTTCAATGTCGGACAGTACTTTAATTTCATTCTTAATCATGTTATTTCCTCATGTAGTAGGAGAATATTATCCCATTTCACTTAAAGCATAAAAGGGCCGAAGCCCTTAATCAAATCGAATGGTCGACTTTTTAAAGAATAATCCAGAACAAACCGTTCCTTCAACCCTTTTACCTGTCGGCCCTACAGCAATAAAGCCTGTACGTTGGAAATCATCTTCAGAGCAGCCAAATAGGTTGTATCCTGTGATTTGGATTTGTTCGTAGCCATTTGCATCCAATACACGGGTAGCATTATCAGCATCAGTACAACCTACCAACGAAACTGCTAGTACAAGAGCTGCAATAGAACGATTAATATATTTCATAATTTCTCACTTAGTCAGCAGGTCGTAAAACCCACCATTAACATGTTTAGGGGCCGAGACTAACCGAACAGCCAGCCGATGGCAATCAGGGCAAACATCATTATCTCTTTCAGAGATTTTCTTGATTTTTTCGTATTCTTTCGCACAGTCTTCAGATTGGCATTTGTAATCATAAAGTGGCATATTATTCCTTAAAGTGAGCTTTCAGCATCTGGTAAACAGTCCAGGCTTCAGAATTATTAGAGATAGTGATTTTAGTCAAAGGGAAATCACTTGGTTCAGACGGTTCATCACTATCATCGTAGTCATAATCACGGTCTTCATCCAATTCTTCGTCGCACTCAACTTCAACCATTTCGGTAAAAAATTTCCTCTCACTAGCGTATATAACCATATCTTTATTATCGCCGTAAACCAGGTCGAAGTTGGTTACACATCCATTTGAAATTTTAACCGGGGAAAAACCTTCACCTTCAATAATAACATCGGCTACAATATTATTGATACCTCTACGACGGAATTCAGCTTCTGCCGCATCATCTTTAAAATAGTACCATTTACCTTTTTCAAATTCAGGTTCTTGATTAAGCATTGTAAGTTTCCTTCCAGAAGTCGGTGCCTTCAGCAGTGATTTCACGGAACACTGCATAGATAGGGGTTTTATCGCCTTGATTTTCGTATACATAAACCGACGATAAATGAGAAAACGTATCAGAATGTTCCTTTTGAACCACGATTAAATCAGGGTTGAACAGAACATCTTCAAATTCTTCACGAGTCGAGTTCACAGTAACTTTAGCCATTTTATTTTCCTCTCATTTGTTGATAGGGTAATCTTATCACTACCCTACCATATTGTATACTGTTTTTTTAAACTTTATGCACGATGAATATTGGCATATTCAACAATAAAGCTTTCAGGGACCACCTTAAAGGTTCCAAGGAATACGATGTTATAGAGTTTAACACCTTCTTCAACCCATTGGTCTGTGATATAACCAGACATGCTAGTAGTTTCGTAAGTACCGAAAGGTTCGTCATCATATTCAAACGGCTTAGGGGAAACGAAAAAGACACCTTTACCCAATTCCCATTTAAAATCGACACCCACATGAGACTGGTCAATAGTTTCAACGTCTTGAGCTACTACGCCACGGGTATCATTGCTTTCACATACGTACCCATCATGGGATTCAACTTCTTCAACTACAGGAGCGATGTATCCGGTAAATTCAGTCGATTCCAGGAATTTAGCCCGCACATAAGCGAATTGAGTTTCAGTCTGGCCATTTTTAGGAATGATACGCACTTTTACTTCAGAATTTTCTACACTGACACCTTCTTTAAGTTGGATACTAACAACTTCAACTAAACAGCCTGCAGCTTTTGAACGAGACTTTTTGGATACACGAACAATACCGCCGATATCGGAAATAGTAATCATAATTTTTCTCTCTTGGTTAAAGGTTTATTCTCCATGAGAGCCATTATAACATAGCTCTCGATAAAGTAAACTACTAATTCAATACATTAACCACTGCACTACGAGGTACTACGCTAAAATCACCAGCATGTACAACGTTCAGAAGCTCAACACCGTCTTCAACCCACTGGTCTGTTACCCAACCACAGATAGGATTATCAAAAGGACGACGGATAGACACAGCAGCACACAGCAGGTCGGTAGGGTCTTGTTCGACTTCAACTTCTTGGAACAGGATGAACTCTGCTTCATAAACCAAGATTTTCTCTATTTTGTTATTATCTAATCGACGGCCGTGGATGACGTAAGATTTAGTAAACCAGTCACTTTTGGTAAATTCTTCAACAATAAATTCGCCTTCGCCAAAAACATCAGTCAGAGTTTTATAACCGGAAATCAAGGCCTTAGTTTTAATTTCAGGTTCAACCAGTTTGTAGGTTTTGCCGATTTCAATAGCTGTAGTCATAGTAGGTTCCTTAATTTCCAGTTGTTTAACAGGGCATACATAAGTGCTTAAAACATCAAAATCAATTAGCTGGCTTGCCATTGGGGCCAAACGAATAAATGAATCAATTTCTCGTTGTGACAAACGAATGGCGTGGATTTCCGGGACACCGCATTCTTGAACTGTTACAGATTTAATATTATCAAACTCATCAGGTTCAATAGAAAGAATACGGAACTCGTTACCTTTAGTCATCTTTTTAAGGATGTCATAAGCTTGGTTGTGGAGCTTAAGGGCTGAAAACGGCGTAACAATATATTTGGCATTCGGATCAAAAGTGTTCATAATTTTCTCATTTCAATAAAATCTACAAGTTCGGCATAGGATTTGCGGAACATTACTTGGCGACCGCCGATGACAACCTCATCTTCTGGTATTTCGTAAACAGCAAGGTAAAATCCTTTAGAAGATAATTCTTCACGCTCTTCACGAGTGAACCAGCGCATCATATCATACTCACTGGCAAAAGCAAAATGGTGGAGGTTAACAAACCAACCTGGAATATAATCATCAGAGCCTTCATAATCAGGCCGTTTCCACTTGGTTTTAATTGCTTTATTAGAATTTTCTACCAACAACTTATCTTGACCTGGTAGCGGAATATTTTTATTAACGGCATGGTGGTGTCTAAAATTAGGTCTGTCGAAACCTACTTCCAATAACCAACCTTCACTCCATGGGTCCGTCGTACTTCTATACGGAGTCATTTGAGTACAGAGGTCTCGTCGTATTGTTATAACATCTTCATAATCTAGGATACTGAACGATGACTCCACTCGATAAATTTTCATTTTGTTCTCCTCATGTTGATAGGGTAGATAATATCATGTCATGAGGAGAAGTAAACACTTTTATCGATTTTTTATACTTAATGGGTCAGGATTCTCAGGGACATCTTCCAGGCTCAAGGCGTATCGTTGGGCATATTTAAGCATCAAGATATCCTTAGCACAGTCATGGATGGAGTCATGAGCAACAAAGCCGTTCAATGTTCCGTTAGGCAGAGGACACATGCTCAATCCACGAGTCAATGAATATGCTTCAATAGCCGTACGGATGTCACGTTGGTTCCAGAATTTAACCGGTTCTAATTTGCTGGTATCGATTTCATTCTCAGGGACACCTTCAGAACGATAAGCATCGCGAATAAGGTCGACTAAGATAGGAAAGTCAAATGACATTCCACGACACCACATCTGTGATTTCCATTGGTCCACTTCGTTTTTACGGCAGTATTCCAGGAAATTACCAAGGCCGATAGAAGTGCTCACATCAATTTCAGATGGCGCCAGGTTTTTACGTGCTTCAGGCCCTTGCTCTTTCCACCACTGTAACGTGCTTTTAGAAAACAGGCGTCTATCACGTTGAGAAGCGAGGTCAAATTTAATACGAAGGCCTCGTTGAGTAAGCTCTTCAAACGTTTCTACAACCTCTGGATTAGGGTCATAAGCAATTACAGCGAGGTCGATAACCGCAGCATTTTGGGTTGTGGCAAAGGTTTCGAAGTCAATAATTATATCTTTCATTTAACATACCTCATAAGGTCACGGATTTGACCGACGGTGTAGTCTTCAATATAAACCGAAGAGATATTGTCGTCCATCAGTTTTTGTATTGCAATAAAATCACTTTCAATCTCTTTAAGAGAACGCAAGACCTTATGAGCCTTGCCAAGGATATTGGTATCGTCTTGGTTGACCTTAATAATATATTCGGTTTCAAATTTCAACTTATAAAATTGGTCTTTAGTTACTTTAATCATATTTTCCTCAAACGTAATAAGCATCGGTACGAGCACGAGTAATACTAACATAAGCTAGCTGTGAAGCTAAACTCACATCGGCCATATGCATACACGGCGTATAGATGAAACTGTTCTGGACTGTGAGGCCCTGAGATTTATGAACAGTGCTCACCGGAAGAGCTCGAACCTTAGTAAACATTCTCTTAGCTTTCCAAAAATCAGCCCACTTAGGTTTCTTACCCGTTCCACGCATGGCTTTGTATTCAGTAGCAACCTTAGCCAAGAAATAATGGAACTTCTCAACTGAAGCCTCATCGATAACCTTTAAATGCTCTACGTAATACTCATCATCTTCATCGATAGATTCTACTTGCAGGTCCCAGTAATTAATCATTTGTCGAGGGCCTACATCCTTAGCAGACAAGAACAATGAGGTATGGTTCACATCCAGAATACGAACCATTTGTCCGTTATTAAAAATGGTTTCAGAGAATTTCTTACCGTCGTATTCAAGTTCCTTCATAAAAGGCTCTTGCATCACTAGGATTTCACCCTTGATATAAGGTGCATCGGTTTCATAAAGCTTTTTACGAATAATGCTATTCAGCTTTTCAACTGATTTATTTGTATAAGCAAACATCCTATTTTCAAATAAGGCATCCGCGTCTTTTACAATGGAAAAATAATTCATCATAAAATCTTTTAAAGCGGTTTGAGATTTAAAGCCATGGACACCATGCCCTTCGAATACACAATCTCTAAACCATCCGCCATTACGGATTTCAGTAGCAACCTCAATGATAGGAGCATTGCTACGCATTACTTCGGTCAAATGTAATTGCTTAATTTTTGGATGAGTAAAGAACGGAGACAACTGTGGACTACCATCACTTCCAGGTTCCACTGGCTGTAGCTGAGCTCTGTCGCCAATCCCTAATACAGTACACCATGGTGGCACGGAAGATTCGATAATCTTAAACAGCTTACCATCAATCATCGAGCCTTCATCAACAACCAGAACGTTACATTTGCTCAAGTCAGGAGCTTCGCGCTGTTCAAAGATATCCTGGTCTTCGTATGTAGTAGGGTTAATCTTTAGAATTCTGTGGATTGTTGATGCTTCTTGACCTGCGAGTTTCGACAACACCTTTTTGGCAGCATGGGTGGGTGCAGTCAAAATAACTCCGAGTTCACCATTCTTGACTAGATGGTCAAGAATAAATTTGGTAAGGGTTGTTTTACCCGTACCAGCGGGGCCATTCAATGTAATCCATTCACCCTTACGTCGTTTAATAGCTTCAATGATTTCTTTAAAAGCCGTCCTCTGGCCAATGTTCAAGTCTTCAAATGTAATCATGCCAATTTTACTCGCTTAACATATAAAGTGTCTAAAACTAATTTAAGTTCTCGAGCCCGTTCTTCAGTAGGATATACGGTTTTTGTTTCCCGCTTATCAAACCACCATTTTCTAGGTGTGTACACTGTTTCAATGTGTCCTTTACTTAAATATCGTTTTGTAGTGTATGAATACCCAGCGCATTCGAAATCAGCAGCGGCTTTTGTGGAATATAAGGTCACCTTTCCGTCATATTCCAATGGAATTTCATAACCATCTTTGTCCTTGTGAACCAATACATATGCGTAATACATCACGTTAACCTCTAATCAGTGAAAAAATTGAAGCATTCAGCGGAAGACCTTTTTTCAACTTCAATTTGTCAATAAAAGAAAGGTGTTCTAAACGCTCCAGACCTTGAATAATTTTATCATACATATCGTAACGCGTTTCTGCTTCAGACAATTTAAACTTCACGCGCCAATCAGGCCCACCAATTAAAGATTTAAGACCCTTTTCCATCATACCAATCGAAGCGTTAGAACCGTGGATACGAGCTTTAACCGCGATAACAGAAGGGGTCTTATCAGTAGCTCCTGATTTAATAAGGTCCTTAAGACGTTTTTCACGCTTTTTAAGACCTCTTTGGGTATCTTTAATATTTTTAACGATTTTACGAATTTTATAATAATTATCTGGGGTAACTTTAAAACTATTAGGCATTTTAGAACTACCTGAAATACGGGACGCTAAACGAGTCTGTACACGTTTCAATTCATCTAAAGACAAATCAGCGCGCAACCAGTTGTACTTAACTTTAACTGGGATTACATTACCTTCGATATAACCTATATCGTTGTTAAAGCGTTCAAACGAAATCTTATCACTATCCGAATTCTCATCAAAGCGCTCGCCTGAATATGCACACACTTTTTGTTCAAGAAGTCTACGAACGTATTTGCTAGATAGGTTAAAGTCCTTACCCCGTTTTTTGGCAGAGGCTTTAGTGTGTTCGCGACGTTTGTAAACTTTTAAATCAAATTCAGTGGTCATAATATTTTTCTCATCTTACGGACGATTAGTTGATAGGTTCTATAGTATCACGTTGCTCGATAAAGTAAACACTTTTTTGCTTTAAATTTTCGACGGTATAATGAATCAAGGACTTTGCCTTTCAATTAAACCTGGCGGTTCAGTAAGAAAGAACGGAAAGATTCCAAATGGTGTAATTATTCCATTTAGGATTTCTCTCAATAGAGTCTACGCGCAGCGTAGTTCCCGCAGGGAACATCATCTCATCTTCATCATTTATTAATTGTAAGTTTGCTACACGGGTAGATTCAGGAAATGCGCCTGGGAACTCTTCAGGGGGCGCGGCACATAACATTTTAAAGATTTCTTCCTGATAATTGTACACAAATGGTGCATCATTAATACAAAAGATATTAAATGTGCCGTAGAAGTTATAAGATGCGAAATTCCTTGCCACGTTGAAGTCTTTAGAGAAGCTCATCACGCGGTCGAATTCAATTACCGCACCTACACACATTGTGGACTCTAGATACTTCATAGTCTTTTTAGATATGCCGCGATAGAGCTTATCAGGCACTACAGAAGTCAGGTTCTTACGGATGATTTTGTTCAGAGTTTCCTGGATACAATCTGGTTTATTTTCCATGCACTGCCAGAGGGTACTCTGTTCTAAATCAGAATACACCTCATCAATTTCTATCTGAGTATTCTCACGGAAATCATCGCATTTGGCATTGTTGATAAATTCTGCTAATTTATGGCTTGGATATAACATATTATTCTCCTCAGTTGATAGAAAGATAGTACCACAAGCCTCCTTGCCTGTAAACTAAAAATCCAACATTTTTAAATGAATTGTTTTGTACTCGATTTCGTACGGGTCCCTTTTGATGGTTTCGATTTCAACAATCTCAAATCGTGATAGGCTAGAGACCATGAACTCACATTCAGTTTCGACCATATCGTAGAGGTCTATACGGGTTTCATCTATTTCAAGCTCATCCACATTCCCTGCAAGAACAAGGTCGATAGCATGGTTATAGTAGTCAAAAATGAATGGAGCATTCCTGAGACTTAAAATGGTTTTGGTTCCGTATTCCCATGCCCCTGCGAACTGACGAGCCTGAGAGTATTGCGTACTAAAAGAAGTAACACGACCCGGTGACCACTGACACCCAACAGAAAGAACTTCAAGTTGCTCAAGTTCCATAGGGGTAATCCCACGATAAAGCTCTACCGGAACCGCTGAAGTAACATGCTTACGAACTAGCTTATCAAGGTCGTAATGGAAGTTAGGGTCTTTTTTAGCATCTAGACATTTTTCTAAAAGATTCTGTTCGTGTTTTGAGAATTTGGAATTGATTCGGTCTTGATAAAGACATTTTTGTTCGATGTTCATATGACCTCCAGTGATTTAGAGGTCATTATAACATGAAGGGAGGAGGTGTAAAACTTTATTTTACCCAAGGAGCCCATGGAGGAGGGTCTAAGTAATAAGAAGCTAGGTCACTAAGAACATCTTTAGGCAACTTAAAACCATGCTTCTGTATAATCATATCAAGTTCGTTGACGAGGTCAACAGGCGGCTCCTGAGTTGTTTCAGGCTCAGGGTCCGGAATGACAAACATATCAAATAAGTCCATTAGTAACCACCGATAGGACCGTAACCGTACATACGAGCTCGCGCCTTAGCATCACAAATAGCGTCTTCAGTCATGGTAAAGCGCAGTCCAATATCAAAGTGTTTCCAAATCTGACGTTCGACTTCAGTAAGGTCTTCGGTGGTGGAAATCAGATAAGTACGTCCTTTAAGACGCTCATTTGCCATTTTATCTCTATCCTTATAGAAAATATCCATGGTTCCTTCGGCGTATGGGTCTGCCGGATAACGATAACCCTTGATATGTAATGCTTCAGCCAGGCTAAAAGGACAACCCTCAGCAACATCAACATTTTTATTATGATATGCCTTCATTAGAATATTTTCTGGCGGCTTAATATCTTTTAATCGTGTTTCTAACTGGGTTATAGAATTCGTACCATTATCGACAAGGATAAGACACGCCGCAGCATCATAAGGACGTGTTTGTCCGGCAGAATCACGAACAAAGAATTCTAGTTCATAGACTTTCATTATGTTTTCCTCTTCTTAGTTTACCTACTAAAGGGCCATCCGGAATTTTATTTTCTTGGATGTATTTCTCGTTTTCTTCCATCATTTTACTACCGATTTTAAGAAGCAAATCCAATGCCTCTTTAGCACGTTCTTCGGCCTCTTTAATAGTCATGATTTATCCCCATAGATATCACGCATAATTCTAAGAGCTTCGCGTTCCAATTTCTTTTCGCGTTCTTCACGGATACCTTTAAGAATCCATTCTTCGGAGTCGCGTTTCATTTCCACATTGGCTTGGTCTAACCATCCGTCATCAAGATAATCGCCTGGACGGTCTAGCCAATCTTTAAGCCATGATAAAGGTTTCATTAATCACACGAGCCGGACGATGAGCCACAGCTTCCTGAGTCAGAATAAGACGAATCACCAGTCCACGAACTAACAGCCGCCGCAACCATAATAGGAGTGGTATCAATATGGCTTGTGCGACGAGCTTCTAGATGTTCTTTTAACTTTTTAGAATTCAAAGGAAGAGCGCCCAGCCCCACATTACCAGCTTTTTCAGGTCGACGGGTAACTTCTTCCATCATACCATCACCCACGTAAACATATTCCTTTGGGCCTGAGATAGGAACCACCCCTTCACCAGGTTTGGTCTTGAAAAAATTCTTAAGCCAACGAATCATAGGAAACCTCGTTTAAATTCAACTTTATCGATATCATCAGTCTCGTGACGGATTTCGGCATTAAATTCGATAGAACCGTCTTCATGCATCATAAATGAATGGACAATAACTTCGGTATACCAAGGCGTATAGAAGTACTTTTTCAATACGTGATTAGCGATAATTTCATCCAAAGTTTTATTTGGTTTAATCCAACGATTTAACATATTGTTCTCCTCTTGAGTAAGTAAGAATATCTTACCACAGTTTTTAGTGGATGTAAACCGTAGAAACAAAAAAAAGGAATCCCGAAGGATTCCTTAAATTATTTAACCACTTACTGGTGTAGGCGTGAACATTGCTGCGTTCTTGGTCTTCCAGTCAGCAGCATCAGTCACTACGGTTGAGTAGGCTGCAACGGCTGAAGGGAAAGTCTGATAATGAGAGTCTGCAATACGGTGCTCGTTTGAATAAATCTCAAACGGGACCGAAACCTCAGTACCTTTAACTTCTTTGCCTTCACCAGCTGGATGTGTGAAGGTTTTGATATTAACGAAACCACCCATAATAAACTCCTTTGTTGTTTAATTACAGGTGTATTTATAACTTAATAACCTCGGTCTTGACGAGCAAAGTTCTCAGCGTTTTTCAGGTAATACAACTTAAAGATTTCTTCAGCAGTCAGTCCAAGGCCTTGGAACATATTCAGAACAAAGTGCAGAATATCAATCATTTCGAATTTAATTTCGAGCTGGTCTTCAGGAGACAAATCGTTAATCAGGGTTTCACGACGTTCAGCATGTTGAGCTTTCCAAGGCTTCCATACAGCGCTCGCATCTTTTTCGCCATTGCTCATGCCACCAAGAGAAGTCAGAAGTTCGCGGAATTCATCATCAATATAATCTTTCTGATTGCGCAACCAATCAACAACTTCACCTGCAGTAGCCAAGTCATCAGGATGACGGTTATATTCAGGTTTATCTTTAGCCAAACGGACCTGTAATGATTTCTGCATATCAAGCATAACCTGCAGAGGGTCTTTATCTTCGTGAATCAGAGCATTAAAATAAGCTTTCTCAGCTTTATCAACACCAGCAATAAGTTGTGAACATTCATTAAAGTGTGCCATTATATTTTTCCTTTTTCAATTCATTAATAAGTTAGATAATTATAAACTGTTAAATTAAAGCGAATAAATAATAATTTAACAGGAGGATAACATGGGTAGTATTTTTTACCAAATCTGGAAATTGGCCGAAAAGAAAGACAAGAAAATGATGTTAGGTTTTCTTGCGCTAGACGTATTCCTTTGGAATCTTCTGGTAGTCCCTGTAGCCGCTAGTCAGGGTGTAATTTTACCAGCGGTTACAATGGAGCATGTGTTAAGCATAGTTGGATTCTTTAGCGGAATTCCTGCCTAAATCTTGGAATATTTTGAAAGTCTCATTTTTGCCATTAGACCTTGTGCGATATTAGCTTTCATATATGCCAGTACATCATTTATATCGGCTTTATCTTTCATAACCATATCATTTATATCTTTAGAAGGCCACGGAGCCTTGTCCCAGAATAGAACCCTTTCGCCGGCATCAACTAATCGTTGCATACGCTTAATTGTGTCAGGATGGCGGGGTTCATTGTCCATTACCCAGGCACGTGTTTCTTTACACGGAACCATAGCCAAGTCCAACGATCCGCCAGTAATTGCTATTGCATTCGGTACGAATAATGAATCGATAGGACCTTCCATTACCCACACCAATTGACGTTCATCAACTGTATCCATTCCATATATTTTTGTAGCTTGGTCATGAGCTTTTATTGTAATATATTTTTGTGGAGCATCTTTACGTAAGGCTCGACCCTGAAAACTTTCAATTTGTTTATTCTTATTGAAAATTGGAATAACCAAACGAGGCTCAGGCATTTCTTTAGAATAGGTCCCTGGATTCACAGAGTTAACTAATGCAGGCCATTCTTTAGTAAACCACAGCCGATTCCATTTGTTTTCAGGAATGCAACGTAGTGTCACATATTTGATAATAGGATGGTCCTTTGGCATTCTATCTAATCGTTCACAGAAATTAAGCTTTTCGATGACAGGCATCTTAGCTTTAATTTTTTCAGATATCTCCACCTTAGGTGCAGCTTGTCTCCCGAACGATTGCTCTTTATGTTTCTCAAGAATATATTCGCGATATAAATCAGGCTCATATTCGTATAGATACTTCTTAATTCCTGCTGAATAATCACAGTTAAAACAGTGCAGCATTACAGAGCCGTCATTAGCCGGATAGGCCCAAAAACGCGCTTTGTTCTCATCTTTTAGGGAGTCGCCACATACACGGCAACGACAGTTTAATTTAAAATCACTACCAGTTACTTGTCTGAATTTAGGTTGGTAATTCAAGGCACGTACAGCAAATTCTCTATCGACATATGACATTATTTTTCCTTGGGCTCTAAATTAATAGAGCCATTATATCATTCGTTTTCAGATTTTTCTTTACGCTTTTTAGATGGGATTTGTTCAGGCCCTTTGTTGACGACAGCGCCTGAGGTAGTTCCGGAGGCAATAGCAGTAGGATTTCCGCCTGCATCACCTGCGACCATATCTTCGTTCATAACTTCTTTAAAAGATTTCATAGGCTCCTGGCCTTATTTATATTACGAAAATAGCTTTATCACCATTTGCATCAGTGACTTCATAGGTATCTTCGTGGTAAAGTGGAATAATCCAAGTTACGCCATCACCAGCAATAATATGGATAGCTTCTTGGTCTTTTGATACTATTTCATATTCTTCGAATAATTCGAATACAGAAATCTTAGAGCCCGTACACATTGCACTCATATTGTTCCCTTCTTTTAATCAGTTGGCGATGAGCCTTTTTAAGTTTACGAAGCTGGCGCTTAGTTGGCCGCGCAACATAAGATTGGGTAGTTACTCGTCCAAAAACACCGTACTTAGGTGAAGGAGAATCGATAAAGACTTCCCACTGACAAGAGTAACTATACACTGCTTTAGAGAATTGAGTTAAGACAAACATATTAACCTCGATTCATAAAAGCATTAAAAATTTGGTCATCTATTGAATAAACCGGAGCTTCCAGAATTTTCAACAGACTGTTTTTGATATACTTGCTAGGGATATCCATATTAACGCCGTCATTCAATTCGTTGTCCGGGAGGATATCTTTAAATTCGAATCCATCAAACTCGACCTTGTCAGGAATACCTTCAGCGAAAAAATAAACCAATTGGTGCATTGTATTGCACGAAAATAATTTAGACCTCACCGCAATAAGTTCTTGCCAATGGTTTAATTCTCTGTTAAGAAGTTTATGAGCCATTGTGATTCGATCATCACTATCAACAAGAAAATAACCTAGGTATTGGTGGTCGTCGCTCCAAAACATCCTGTATGCTTGTGCATTTGGATTTTTACAACAAAGTTTTTTGATAACTAAATTTCTGTTAATCTTATTCACCTGTCACCTCTTTAACGATATTTTTGTTATCGAAATTGGCATCGCAATACAAAACATAGTTATATTGCATAACGCCACCTGAAGCTAATTGGTCTGACACTTCTTTAGCCATATCAGGGCGGTCGCGTTTAGTGATGTTCATGATATCAGCATAAATCTGATGTTCAACCGATTCTTGGTCTGCAGTCATAGACCATTCACAAAGGTCTTTATCCAATCCAGCCGTAACTGGAGCCGTGCCACATGATGCTACTGTAAGGATTGCTGCGATTAATAACTTTTTCATTTTTAACTCCTCGTTAGTTGATAGGTCTATAGTATCACTACCATAGACCGTTGTAAACTTTATTTTAACGAATCTTCCAAATAAATCTTACGGAATTTACGTTTTGTCTGACGAATCTGACGCTTAGTAGGCTTCACAGGAAATTCGAAGAACTCTACGTATTCTTGTTCATAATCGTTGTGGCCCACTGAAAGAACCAGTTCCCAGTTGCTTACAGTGCGGTGGATAAACATATTATGCTTACCGAAAGATTTATTCCAAAAAGAGCTAGGAGTTGGTTTCATTAGTACGATATTCATTTATTCCTCGCCTTCATGTTTATGAGCAATTTCTTCGAATTCGCTGTCACAGTCTAAACAGGTTGCGTTGTCCCAAGCATCAAATACTGCCTGGTCTTCACAGACCGAACAACCACATACTACACATTCAAATTCTTCCATTTAGATTTCCTCAATACGGGCATCATGTTCATAAACTTCTACATCGTCGACATACGCCTTAACCAAAATATTATTGACTTCAGCGAATTGGGTAGTCACCCACACGATATCGTTTTCACGCACTGAAGCTTCTTTGGTAGCGGTATCGCCGTTGGTGAAATGGCCGACAAATTTTACTTTAATTGATTCAGACATTTAGATTTCCTCACAGAAGGCCCATTCAGCATGATAAACCGTAGCGCCTTTAGTATCATTTAAACAAACCACATCTACCGGAGCAATTACACGATAAAGACGAGGTTCTCCTCCCACTGAACGAGCTGCACGTCCAGCATAAATCTTAGCCAAACCGATATCTTCAGTAAAGAACACACGATTCAGGTTTTTCTTACGACCAGTTTCAGACAGAACTCCTGTTTCCTCAGGAGGACAAAGCATATTACCGATATTAGCAACACTACAACTTCCGTGGTAATACACTTTATATTCTGCTTTACAGTCGATGGTTTTCATTTTGTTCTCCAAGTTGATAGGTCTATAGTATCACGCCTACAGGAGATGTAAACCCTTAAAACAAAAAAGGAGCCGAAGCTCCTTAAAATTTGATAGATGCTGCTAAATCATCCAAATCACTTCTATTAACACGCGTCTGTCGATTGACCTCGGCTTGACGATTCATCTCACCTGTAGCCTCACGAACAGTGTTCACTGGACCCGGATTGGAATCATCTTCAACTTCGTACCAACGTTGATTTCCTTTCTTAACACCAATCTTAAATTTGTTGTAGTAGCTCTTATCGCCATAACGAGATTTAAGCTGCTTAACCATCTGCATACCCATCTGGGCAAACTCTTCTGTCTCGACCACACCCAACATGAAGTCGGCAGTATGTGCAATACCAAAGGATTCAGCAATATCAGCCATATCGATTTCGGCGGCAACGTTCGCACCACGAGTAGTCTGGGCTGCAGTCCACAACAATAATTTCTTCTCTACTGCAAGTCCACGTAGTTCTTCGGCTACCATCTTAATCAATCCATAACTGTTTTCAGAGAAAACTTTCGTACGAGATGATGCACAGATGGCCAAGTAGTCGACGATAACGACCTGTGGGACAAAGTTTTGTTTGAGCTTGTATTCGTTTAATAATGCTCGGAATGTATCGGCATTAGCACCACCGGTAGGATACTGTTTAATCTTTAAACGACCTAAAGTAGCAGTTGAACGCCATTTATCCATCTTAGCTTTATATTCAGGCCAAGAGACGTGACCATCATCGATATCATCCAGTGATACATCCAGAAGGTTGGCATCGATACGCTTAGCACATACTTCCTCTGCCATCTCCATGGAGATATAAAGAACATCGTATCCGGATTGAAGGTAATCAGCAGCCAATGAACACAGCCCAAGAGACTTACCTACGTTTGTTCCTGCCAACAATACGTTTTCAGTACCAAACTCAGCACCGCCCTTGGTAATCTTATTCAGAATATTAAGACGGAATGGAACCTTACGTGCTTTATCGGAATAACTTTTGAATCGTTCTTCATAGTCATCCATCCAGTCATGACCTAATTCAGAATCGAAACAAATCGATAATGCATCACGCATGATATCTGGAATAGCACCAATACCTGGAAGTTTTCTATTTTGTTGCTCAACCGGAAGGTCGGCATTAGTTTGGATTTCAATGATTTTTGAAGTTGCATTATACATCGCTGCTTTCTGAACGTATTTCTCCGTCTCTTTAACCAACCATTCTTGGTCTTCAGGTCCAGCATTCAGTGAGCTTAAAAGCTCTTTAGCGCCTTGATGTTCAACTTCTGAAAGCGTACTGTTATCTAATGCAATGCTCAATGCGTTCTTAGAAGGCACTGCATTATATTCATTGACGTGTTTTTTAATTTCTTTGAAAAGGGTCTTTGCAGGACCCTGGTCAAAATATGAATCATTCATATAAGGCCAGACCTTAGTGAAATAATCACTATTGCCTAGCAGTTGAGCCAAAATAGTTTCTACCACTTCCACCACCTCTTAGATTTAATTTTATCCAGTTCTTCTTGTATTTGCATTGTAACACATTTTTCTACATGAAGCGCTAGCTCTTCTTTTCGGTCTTCGGAAGGTGTTCCGAAATCAACCGACACTTTTCCATCTTTCTCAATAACAATATTCATCACATAAACGATGTGAGCAGTGCCATCGGGTAAAGTAAGCATAATTTCCTGCTTAACAGAACCCATTGACTTACGGATTATATCTAATGATTTCTCATAATAACGAGGGTCACTAGGACCCTCTTCGGTATCTTTAACAAAATTATCTAAATCAGATAAATCAGTCATGGTCGCTCACAAAATTCATGTTTTCTAAATCGCTTTCGATGTCAGCGGCGCTTTGGGTATTTCCGCCTAATTTAACAGCAACGTTCTTAGAGACACGAGAGTTAATAAGGTCGTTCACTGCATCGTCAACTTCTTTAATAGAATTAATTGCACCAAGCTTATACTTATTCTCGATTGCTTCACGGAACGGGGCATGTTTAAACAGAGGTCCCCAGAACTCAACACAATCGGTAGCTTTGGCACGCCATGCTTTTTCTTCTTGAACCATTTCACCCGTGGTTTCGTCAAGGAATGCACGATTATACCAACCAGCTTTAGGTTTCACGACAAAGCCGATATCAGTAGCCATTTCAAGCAATCCACTGAACGGGTCGATACCGCCTTCAAAGTTAACGGTGATAGGGAACGTTGACTTCTCTTTAACCGTACGAGATTTCTCAGCCTTCAGTGTGAAGTCATAACCAGTGAGCTCAGTACCATCTTTAACCTGACGTTTAGAGATAAAGAACACGGTAGAAGCAGAGTACAGAATACCAGTACCACCACCCATAATCTCTTTAGGATACATTCCACCAATTTCCATAGCCGTGTGGTTAATTGCTACACAAGGGATATCTTTGATGGTCAGATAAGGTGTTACGATACGGAACAGAGATTTCAGTGACTTAGCACGAGTCATATCACCTACAACTTTCTCGTTCAAAGCATCTTCGGTTTCTTTCTTAGAAGCAGTGTTACCAATGGAGTCGATAAAGATAATAACCTTTTCGCCGCGAGTAATTTCTTCTAACTGGTTGGTCATATCAACTTTAAGCTGTTCGACTGACTGGATTGGTGTATGAACCACACGTTCCAGGTCAACACCCATCGAACGGAAATAAGATTCTGAAGCACCAAACTCAGAGTCATAGAACAAACAAATTGCGTCTGGATATTTCTTCATATATGCCGCAACCATGGTAAGTCCAAACAACGTTTTAAAGTGTTTAGATGGAGCAGCAAAGATTGTCAAACCTGATTGTAAGCCTGCATTCAATGCACCGCCTAATGCAATATTAAGCATAGGGATACGAGTAGGAACTTCGTCACGACCATTAAACAATTTAGATTTGGTCAGGTCGGCAGTCATTTTAGAAGTAGAAGCTTTAATCAAACGGGATTTTAAATCGGACATTATATTTTTCCATAGGCACCATTATATTTTACTCACGTTTTAAGATAGGGTAATTATATCACTTCACATTTACAGCGTTATTTTATTCCTCGGTTGATAGCCTTATCGACTATCTTCCGGACTTCTCGTTTCTCGAGCCAGCATAATAATAACAAGGCTCCGAAAGAGAATAATAACAAACCTATAAAAAGCAATAAAGGACCTAGCATACTACGTCCTCATAACTCGGCATTTCGTACTCAGAATGGATATGGGCACCGAAATAAATGAATTCAGCTAGACCAGGATGGAATACTAAACCAGGATTCTCATGATAAATGATATGAGGTCTTGATTTCAGAATCTGATAATATTCAACCTTACTCGGTTTGAATTTAATAATCTCTACATCAGGACGATAGTCTTCACGCTTAAATGAATCATTCGGATCGGTGATGTAAAGACGAGAACCTTCAGCCGCAGCTTGGTCTACAACTCTTTCGAATTGATAGCATTTATCAGAGATACGGAATGGATGGAAAATACCATCAATTTTAATAGGCGCTAGACCTTCAGAGTAACGCTCAATTATTGCAGGATTAATTACCTTTTGGTCTACAAAAATCTTATCAGAGGACGCACCTCGTGACACCAGGACGTCTTTCTGGCATTGGTTAAGGACTGTAGTATAAATCGAACGTTCAACCGAAGACACATCGATATCAATGAACTCATCAATATAATAACGAGGAACTTCAGGGTCCATTGTAATGTTAAAGTTGAATTGTACTGTCTGAGCACCATCATAACCTGTGATATCGGTTACTAATCCTGAGCAGTCATAGTATTCGATTAGCGAATCAACAACGAACTCATTTTCAGACCAAAAATGTTTACGGGTTTCATAAGCATTTTCTTTATACCAAAGCGGTACAAAATTCAGTTCAGGAAACAATTCAATACATTCTTTGATATCGCTCGAATTTCTAGGATAAGCCAGATAATCACCTGGGCAAGCACGGTTTAAATGGAGTTGAAAATTACCGTCCTTAAGGACGGCATATTCACCTGTTTCGTAACTACGCATACTGAAAATAGGAACGATAAACAGACTCATTTCAGGAATCCTCGAACGTAGTCAAAATCACGTTCAAATACATGTGCACTAACCATAGTATGGGAATACGTACCCAGACCAACACCACACTGTTCAGCAATAAAGGCCATCAGTTTACCCTGCAGATAGAAATCCAGCTGCATAACGATAGCACAGTTCTGTGAACGCATATGAGTGTGTGCATACAGACGTCCATCACGAATATAATATGTTACCGAATCGGTACACGGATATTCTAAGGATTCGTCAGAATCAAGGAGGGCTTGGTCTTGTTCTTGGAGAATCTGGAACACAACTCTTCGCGAGTTAGGCTTTTCTTTAAGCTCTTTAAGTAGGGCTGGGAGTTGGGCCACAATTCGAGGTCCATAGAAAGTGTTGAAGTTTGCAGGCAATACGTCACTTTTCGGCTTATCAATGAACTTAGCAACATTAGGATATTCCTTAAATGCTTCGGCGGCATCAGTACCACCAGAAATCATAAATTTCCAGAAAGATTCGGCATAATCATAGTTGATACGATTAATGCGGGGATCGGTGAATTTGTAAGTGCTTGCATCCAGTACTTCTACCGAAGCAGAACCAATTTCATAACAACGGCCGATACGAGAATCAACTGCAAACTGTGGAGCTTCCAGGATTTCTTCGTTCATTTGCTTAAACGCGTTTTCAAAACTAACAGCGGTAATGTGTTTCATTTATTCACCTTATTTTCAATATATTCATTCAGACGTTTTAATTCTACCATATCGACGTTAAGCAAGTTATTATGTCCGTCATGGTTTAAAACTTTAAAAACATTTTTAAAACAGTCTTCATATTTCTGAATAGTTAAGTTGAACTCATCTTTAGTCAGTTTAATGAGGTCATCTTCAAAGTCTTTATCCAACGGATTACGGGTTAAAATAATCTCAATGATATTGAATTCTTTTTTGAAATCAATCCAATCTGCTAGTTCCACATAAGGGTCCATTTCACCACGAAGGAATCCTGAGTAAACTATATTACTTGGATAACCACGGTCGAGGATGTAAACGAAATTAGGGTCTAAAAACTTATACAACGTCTCGACTAAAGCCTTGTCATTATCAGTCCCTAATGAAATGCATTTGCCATTAATCTTTTTAGGAAAATCAATAAGACGATATTTCTTATCAGATAAAAGTGATTCAATTAAAGTAGACTTCCCGGAATTATCCGGGCCGTCGATAACAATGATTTTTGGTTTCACGGATGATATGCCTTATAGGTTTCAAGAGTTCCTTCACGAACCATTTCTTTAAAGTGGTCAGGACGGATTGCTCGGTCATCGATGATAAAAGTATAACTCGGCTTGTGTGTAAGCAGATTATGATATTTCAATCCAATCTTTTCAAGGTTCTTAACCAATGCAGGAACTACTTCAACCAAGATTCGACCGGGTCCACATGAAGTCATGCCACGAGCAGTGAACAGTGTAATCTCATAACCTTCGTCATAAAGCTTATTAATCATGGACACCATTTCGGTGTCCGGTTTAAAGTTTTCATAATCACGGTCGTGGTTCCAAACCGTGATTGTGTTATCGATATCAAAACACAGATGCATTAAATTTTCTTCCATTGTTTGTGGAGTTCAGTAGAACCTGTAGGTTTATATTTTACACCAGTTTCTTGGTCAAGCAAAACCCACTTATCAGGACAACGAGTGATAATTTGAGCCGTGATAGGGTCACGAACTTCATCGACAAATTCACCTGTGATAAGCTTACGCTTACGAGGATGCCGCTTAAGCAGCACACTCAGTTGGTACAACCCGTTGTAATAAGCACCCAGAGCTTTCAGAGGGTTATTTTTAAAGTAACCTGCCAATGCCATCCAGATAACAGCAATCCAGAGCTTGTGCTTAAATGTACACATCGGAATATCGTCTAAAGGCATAACCTTTTCAATATCAACGAATACACGAGTTCCGTTACGAGTTAAGCCGCCCCATAGAGGGTCAGAGTTAAATTTGTCATAACCATCGATAGAATAAAGCACTTTAGCTTCGTCATAAATCGCAGGGCCTTTAGAACTATTACCAAAATAACCACGTGGGTCGATGATTTTAATATCACCTTCGTCCGACAACATAATATTACTGTAGTGCGGGTCGCCATGAATAAGTTGGTACGGTTCTTTATGTTCAGACAGAATTTCTAGTGCATGGCGAAGAAGTTTTTCAGGGTCGCCTACCTTAAAGTCATTGACATGGGTAATGCCCTGTGGAGCAAAGCCTTCAATCAATCCGGCAATAGAAGCATTACGAATAAGGACCTTGTCCAATACTTCTTTCTTAACATCGGAATACCATTGCTCATCGGATGGATTATCGATAGTTCCACCGAATGAACGTAATGCACTAATGACCTTATAAACCATGAGGACTTTAGTTTCTTTAGACATAAACCGATAGGCATCTGCCATAGTACGACCAAAGATACGTTCCATTTTAATGAATTCACCTGGAGCAAAGTCTACAATGCTCGGAACAAATTCAGAATCAATAGAATTATACCAATTGATTTCTTTAGATTGGATTTCTTTACCTAATTCGTTGGTAGGTACTTTAATAGCCAGATTCTCAGTGAACTCTAATTTATTAAATTCACGGTTAATTTCAGATTCTTCATGGGCCTTAGCCAGTTTCAGTTTGTCACCGACATCAACTACAAAGTCTAGCTTACGTTCGGTCAAATGGACCATTGAATCCAGGTTGTCGGCCAGGTCTTCGCCATAATACAGACCGTTAAAACCTGTCCAATTAGCCACCTGATACAAGCCAACTACGCCACCACCGGTACCAATTTCACGCAAGTACGGTTCTTCAAATGTAAAACGACAGTCAGTCCCGTAGGTATAGCAATAGTCGTTATCCCACTCAACTTTATAACCTTCAGGAATAATATCACACCAGTTAAACAAGACATTGTGCCCGATGATATCTTCGGCAATGCAATCAATAGCATGAGCTGAACCATTAGCCACATCTACGTTACGAATAGTGAATTTAGGCTTATCACTATTAATCATGTTAATGGATTTAATATAGCCTTTAACGAGGTCGTTAAATTTGCTGTGAATAACCAGAATAATTTCATCCGATTGGTTACTATACAAATCATACAAATGTTTTAATACAGTATGTTGTTTGTAGTTAACCAATACCTTCGGGATTTCGTTAGTAATTGGATACAACCGTGAGCCAAGACCTGCGCCTAAAATAACAACCTTTTTCATTATCTGTTCCTCAAGTGAATGTAGGTACATTATACACTATTTTTAATAAATTGGTATTGCTTAAATCTTATCTTTACCGATTTCAATACACTGTTCTATTGCCGCCGGTACTTTGGTCTTGAGCTTATTGATTTGTTTCTTATAATCACGGGCTTTATCGAAGCTCTCGGTTTCGAGCATTTCGTAATAACGAGCCTCATGGATAGAAATCTGTAGATTGATATGGTTTACGCACATCGCATACAGTTTCTGCTTTTTGTACAAATCATCTTGGCGCTTCATTTCTGCCTGGTGTTTGGCTAGTACCGCTTCACGCTTAGACTCTTGTTCACGTTGGAATTCGATTTCCCTTTGAGCATATTTTGCACAGTTATTACCGCATTGATTATTAGCTCGGGTATACACAAGTCCAGAACCTGCACGGAATTTCATTTCGCCATCGAATTGTTTCTGTTCAGCTGCGATACGAGCTTTACCAACTTCATCGGCTGAAACTGCATCACCATATTGGGCCGCGCAACCTGATAGGAGTATACTCATTGCGATAATTAACTTTTTCATAATATCCTCAATTAAAACAGTTATACTTAATTTGTGCTATAAGAATAATCCATCCGATGATTAGTGTCGGAATCATTGGCGGAATTGCCACTGCCCAATAAACGGTAAAGGCAGCCATTATAAGAAATAAAATAATTATTTTCATTGCTTAACGATAATGATTTGTGCGTTTGATTTACGTTCAGCGACGATAGCCCAGATTAAAGCCACTACCCAACCAATCATCGTCCAACCCAACAGGAGATTAAGGAAGAAAATTCCTACATTACTACGAGTGCCTCGCAGAAGAGCTAAAATCCATGGTAAAAAGTAACCGATGAACATAATAACCAGAGAACCAAATCCTAAAACACCAGCACTAACGATTAAAGCTTCCATTGTAATTTCCTCTAAGTAGTTGATAGGAAGGATACTACCACGTTCCTTGTGGTATGTAAACACTTAAAAGTCGAACATATCAAATAATGTTGCTTTTTTCTCGTAGTCGATTTTAGCGGACTCAGTAAAACCAGTCAGAGGCTTGATAAAGGTCTTTTGGAACAGTACGTTGTAGTCCATCCAACGGAGGACTTGGTCACGAATCTGAACTGGAAGTTCAATACCTGACGGCCATGCCATACAGGCTTCACCAAACGGGTTGCCTTCTTTAAGTGGCAGTACATATACCTTTTCACCATCAACGATACGAGGCATAGTCAAATCACCTGCAGAAGCACGCATGTAAGCTAAGCAACCTTTGATATGGTACGGGCATTTAGAACCAGGGAATCCGCCTTCGTTATATTTCTCAATGTTGTTAGCACTGGATACTGCTGCAATGCTTACATAGTTTAGTTCGTTAAATTCCTTATTAAACTGTTTGAAATATTCTTGCAAAGAGGCCTCGCCTTCCTGAAGCATACGACGGATACATTCTTTCAGAGCTTTCTGAACCGCTTTAGGCGTACTTGATTTCTGAGTTTCAAGGCCCATGATTTTCAAGTGTGGTTCGGCATAACGAGTACCTTCCATGTCCCAAACGTTCAGTGCATAACGTTTCTTGCCTGTCCAGAATCCACCAAGACCTTTAGAACCAAGTGGAGGACCTGCGATAGCTTCTCGGTCCATGAACATCAAGTGTTGTTTGTTGTTCATGTACTCGCACATCTCACGGAAGCCTGCATCAATAGCCGGTTCCATACGTTCACGTGCAAATTTATCTAAGAAGTCGACCCAGTGGTTAGTGTCACGGAATTTATCTTCACCTACTTTATTGATGATTGCATCTGCCTTAACATAAATGGAGTCAGTATCACCATAGAGCACGAACTTCTGGTTTTCAGTCTTACACACGCTATTCAGATATTCGTTAACCTTACGTTCAATCCATTGGAGGGCCATTTGACCAAACAGTGTGATTGCAGTTGCGTTCCTGAGGTCGTAGTAACGGAACCATACGTTACCAAGTGCACCATAAAGGGAGTTGATAAGCAACTTACGGTTAATCTGAGCCGTATTACCTGCAACTTCAGTGAGCTCGGCTTTCTTCAACATTTCTCTTAAAGAAGGCGCTGACAGTGCTTTAATCTGGGCTTTGATTTCGTCAGAGAAGTCAAAACGATAATCGATATCCAGTGGACTATCAACCGAGAGATTAGGATTTTCTAATGCTTCTTTAATTAACTCACCATTACGTTGGGCTGCAAGCATATAACCTTTATGTTCTTTACGTTGTAAGAACACCTTAGTGATTTCTGTCGGAATCACACCTTCACGGTCTTTATAGTACATCATGCCGTTAGGAGAGCAACTGTAGGTGTCGCTAGGACGCGGAGCTGTTCCGGCAATATATTCATGTATAGGTGCGTTAGCGAATGTCCCTGCGATGGTCTCTGGGCTTATATTCACTTGTCGAATGATACTCGGGTACAGAGATGTAAGGTCGAAACTCATTACATATTTGTAAGCGTTAGGAATAGGTTCCTTAACGAAAGCACCAGGATAAGGTTGGACCACGTGTGAACGACCCTGCGGAATGACCTTGCCTTGTTCTTTAAGGCTATTAAAGATAATAGCATCCCAAGTCTTAATTGGACTGAACACCGACTGAATCTGCATCTTAGCATAATAACCCATGTCCAAACTCAAAAGAATGAACTGGCGTTTCATATCAATCTGCACTACACGATATACGTCGATAATGTTATAGGAAATATATCGTTGGTGGTTAGTCTCACGTAACTTGGAGATTGGACCATCATATTTCAACTTACCTACTTTCAATTCATATTCAGAAACATAATCCAGAGAATAAGAAGGCTGGTTGGTAAAGCTGAATTTTTTATACAGGTCGATATAATCTAGAACAGAGATACCGAACAATGTAATAATTTCACGAGCACCGTACATGTTCTCGATAACTTTAACACGAGTCTTACGATGCGGGCTTAATCGCTTAGCAGTGTTCTCACCAAACAGATTTTTCAGACGGTTATAAACGTATGGTACGTCAAACGACTCAACGTTCCATCCAGTCAAAATCACAGGAGTTTTCTGTTGCCAGAAATTCAGATACTCAAGCATCATTTCTTCTTCGGAATTAAACGGAAGATAAACGATTTTGTCAATGATTTCTTGTGGAACTTCGTCACCACCTTCTTCTTGGAGTTTCTCAGCGATTTTAATCGACCACTCTTCGACGGTACCATAAGGCGAAACTAAAAGGTCGAATACATAGAATTTATCGTCAATCGAGTCGTAGTGGGTAATGGCATCGATAGGATGTTTAGCCTGAGCTGGTTCAGGGAATCCATCAGGAGATGTTACCTCGATGTCGAAGTTAGCAATACGAATCTTAGAAGAATCATACCTGATTTCTTTACGATAGGTATCAGACAAATAGGCTAATTTATAGTCGTCCATACCCAGGGCTTCGAGACCCATATCGTCCATACGTTTCATCCATTGGGATGCATCGCGCATAGAGTCGAATTCTTTCTTAACACAACCCTTACCATAGATATCAATGTATTTTACGGCTTGCTCTGGATTGGCATGCATAAACATTGTGGGCTTGTAAGGAACTTCACGACTACGTTCGTTACCATTTTTATCGATGTAACGTTCGAGAATATTATCACCGATTTGTTCGACTGTCAAATAGAATTCTTGCATTTCATTTCCTTTATAGACGAGTGATTGTCTTTTGTTTGTTGATGAATCATTATACTCCAAAAGGGACCGAAGTCCCTTTGCTTAAATTTCTATTGTCTGACGTTTAATAGTTGAATTACCATCTTCGTCTTTAGTTTTAATCATAGCCTGGAAGACTTGCTGGCCAGGATGTAGTAACTTTTGGAGGTCCTTTTGAAATTCTATTTGGAGCTCTTCGGAAAGGTCAAAAACAGTTTGAGTTGTGGAAAGCCCGTACACCTCTTTAAGTCGTTCACACGTTTCAATTTCATGAATCATATTAATTACCGATTGTGTATTTGGACAATAGTTCCCAGTCATTTTTCTGCTTAAAGGAAATGACACGGAAGTTATTGGTGATTTCAAACAGTTCAGATTCATCTACAATATCAATCAGTCCCCACTCCTTAAGAAGCTGGGCAATAGAATCCCGACGTTGGTAGTCTTCACCATCAATATCAACTTGGCGGCCATCCATACGCAACATCTCTTTAAAGTGGACGATATAATATAGCCCTTGCTTTTGCAGAATGTGGCAGGATTGATATAGTTTCTTTTCTTTATTATTAGCAATACCCATACGAGTTAGGGTCTCTTTCACTTTCAAGAAGTCTTCAGGTTGTTTCAGAGTAATTTCAATCATTTTAATTTACCATTCCAATGCTTTCTTTTTCAAGTCTTTTTGTTCTTTAACATTTTTAGTTACGGATTTCAGGAATTCGTCCGTAACCAACCCTTTCATCTTCTTAAGCACTGCCGGAAGATGGCCTTTAATTTTATAAGTCTCGAGATAACGATAAGCGTCATCATTATTAATTGAATGGTATTTCATCAATAAACGAGTAATAAAAACTACACTAACTTCATCATCATGGGCCTTAGCCCATTTACCAAATCTCTTACCCTTAGGAACGGCGTGTAAAAGATAGTTAAAATGACTTTGGTCATCAAGTTTCAAACAGTTAACCATTGCAGCTTGCATAATGCAATCCACATGTTGGCTCAAACTATTATCGAGCCAAAATTGATTATAGTTTTCCGATTGAGCTAGGTTACGTTGGTTCTTACCATATGTGATATCGTTCATAATAGCGAACAGTTCGTTTTCAGCCTTTTCTTTAAATGAATCGGCCAAGGCTTGAATAGCAGCATCGTTACGTTGTTTCCAAGCAACTTCATGTTCGTTCAGTTCAACGTCATCATCAAAAAGACTTATAGCCATTGGAGCTCCAGAGCAAGTTGGATGAACAGATAAGTCATGTGAATTTCTGGGTTAGCCGCAATACCGTGGTATTGGTTATTTTCACCGACAATTTCGTACATTCTAACAATGCTTGGCCCAGGCAATTTACCATAGAGTTCGTTAGCCAGTGTCATAATAAAGTTGGAATAGTCATTGACGTGGCGTGGAGCTAATGCACGGAGTTCTTTAAAGTTTTTATCTTTCAGTGCAGCCACTACTTCATCTATAGGCGAATTGGTATTCATTACAATACTCAAAATGCCTGTATCGATTTTACCACTGGATGAGTAACGGTCTAGTTGGTTAACTGTTTTTCGGAAGTCAGGAAAGTTTTGCTTAACTAAAGCAGCAATAACTTTAAGGTCTTCGACTTCGATATTTTCGTTTTTACAGATTGCTACAGCACGATGAATCATTTCTTTCATCATGGATGTTTGGTCAGCCGGAGTGGCTTCACCAAATTTAATAACGCGACAACGGGATTGAAGTGGGCCAATAATACCATCAATATTGTTTGCTGTAATAATTACAGAACAGTTTGAGGAATAGGCTTCTAAGAACGAACGAAGGTGACGTTGAGCTTCAGCAACACCAGCACGGTCGAATTCGTCGATAACAATTACCTTACGCTTACCTTCGATAGATTTGGAAGATGCAAAACGAGTAAGTTCATTACGAACGAAATCAATACGACAGTCAGAACCGTTAACAAACAGCATATCTGAATTTGTATCAGCACACAATGCTTTAGCTACGGTAGTTTTGCCTGTGCCTGGTGAAGCAGAGACTAGGATAATGTTAGGGATTAGGCCCTTATTAACAATGGCTTGGAGAGTTTCTTTATCATGTGCAGGCAGAATACATTCAGATAAAGTACCCGGACGATATTTCTGTTCCCACATGAATTCATTATTATTTACTGTAAGCATATTAATTTCCTCAGGTTTGTTTTTACATTATACTCCAAGGGAGGAATCTCCTCCCCATGCTTTAGAACGAGTGGCTTGAGCCTGCTTCCATAGCTAATACGTAAGAAGCTTGTGAACCTTCAAACTTGGCTGCGAAACGAGCGTCTTGACCTTCACCACGAGCCCATAGCAATACATGGTAATCAGCCGGCATCATTTTCATATTAGTTTTGTTAATAATGAATTTGAATTCAGGGCCATCATGGTCCGCAACCACTAAGGAATACAATGGACGTGCCAGGTCCTTATCATCAACTTGTTTGTAACCGTTGATTACAATTTTACCATTGTCTACAGTGATAGCAAATGTATCAATACTCAGTCCAGAGGACACACGCATCAACTGTTGGTAATCTTCGGCTTTAAGGTCAAAAATAACTTCAGCCACCGGGAACGGAATAGCTTTGCTTGGGAATGCAATTGTACTTGGGTCGGCAATAGGCCACTTAATAGTTGAACGTTGGTCTTTAATAATTAAGGTGGTTTGGTCTTCACTTACCGAAACTTCAGCACTATCGGATACCAATGACAGAATACTTAAGAAGCCATTCAAATCATAAATTGCGGCTTCGATATCAAAGGTGTCATTTACAGTAGCTTCACCATAACTGGCACCCGTTACTGAACGAGTTAGAATAGTGTTACCAGGTTTAAGCATGATACCTGGGTTAATACCGGAGAAGTTTTTCAGAATGTTCAGAGTTTCTTTAGAGAATTTCATAATGTTTCCTTATCAAGTCAAAAATTAATTAAGCAATAACGATCATTTGTTTACGAATGGATTCAGGCAGAGATTCAATATACTCTGGAATCTGGGAAGCAACAATAGCACCGGCTTCAAGCAGTTGTTCGTCAAAATCTACGCAATAATCATCTTCGAGACGTTCAGAACCATCACGGTCGATAACCAGTTTAGCACCTGCGGCCAGAGAATCATTATAATGACGACGCATAATTTCTACCCACTTATCGGATACGTCGTTATCAATGATACCATAGAGCATGAACTTAGTTTCTTGTGGAAGAGACTGCAGACGACGTGCAGAGTTGGTATCAATATTCAGTACCCATGATTTACGAATACGGTTTTGATTGTGTGGGTTAGAGTCAGTACGAATGGTTTTAACTTGGATATCTTTAACAGTAATAGCGTTAGCAAACATAATATTTTCTCTCATTTGGTTGGTAGATGTATTATAAATCAATATTTTAAAGCACTTAATTTAATCAAAGTATTCATAAACGAACCAGGCAGGGTTCCTGTTCGACATGATTCTATCATACTCTGACTTAAAAGCATTTCGGAGATAATCTTCAGTAACAAGGTGTTCGTCACCAGAGAAGTTGTTAACTAAAACGTATCGCTTTAGTTCAGGAACGGCCAACAAATGCTGGCCTGTTATAAAATCACTCATTCCATCACCGTAAATCGTCCAACTTTCTTCATTTGAAGATGTTGGCCATAAGCTTGTGGGTCATGGTCTCGGTGAGAGATAATGAACACGTTCGTATCCTCAAGGCTATTCAAGATGGTTGCAATGGTCTTAACGCCTTCAGCGTCAGTAGCACTGTCAAATACCTCATCAAGAATTAACGTGCTGATATTAACACCTGATACCTTAGAAGCAATATCGCGCCATGTAAAAAGTAGTGCGATATCAATACGTGCTTTCTCACCCTGTGAAAATGAAGCATAGCTAAAGTCTTCACGTCCACGTGATTTAATCGTCTCATTGAACTCTTCGTCCAGTGTAAAGACGTAGTCGGCTTCCATAATCTTCAAATAAGAATTTATCTGCTTATTAAAGATAGGAATGTATTTCTTAATAATGGAACCTTTAATACCGGTATCCTTCAACATTTCTGTCAGAATTCCACGATGATATTTTTCCATTACTAAGGACGATTTGGTAGAGACGATTTTATCAAGCTCTGCTTGAAGCGTGGCAATCTCTTCGGCATTACTTACGAACTCTGCCGCAGCTTGGTCAATTAATACTTTAACCTTTTTAGCTTTCTCTACAGCAGTAATGGCTTGTTGCTTATGAGTAGCTATCTGAGATTTAATAGCCAGTGCTTTATTACGTTGTTCGGTTACTTGGTCCTTAATGAGCTTGAGTTCTTGGTACTGCTCATTAATCTTATCCAAAGATTTTTGAAGCTCAAAGTTCTTATCCTTAATTTTAGTAAGGATATTTCCATGCTCTTCCAATCCTTGCATACATGTAGGACAACTACCACCGGTTTCGTATAATTTCACAACCTTAGTAAAGGTTGCCATATCATTCTTGATTGCAAATCCTTTATTGCTCAGGTCACTCATAGAGTTGCTAGGGTCATCATCGACGATGACATTGAGTAATTCATCAGTCAGTTTTTCTATATTGCCCTTCGCAGTCCTGGCTTCCTTCACGAGCTCATCGTACATTGTTTGTAGACGTGCTGCATTCTCGCCGGATAATTTACGCTGACGTTCTTCGTTGTCATTATAAATTTTAATTTGCTGGGTAATAGAATCCTGTTTAACGTCGATTACCTGGATTTGGCTATTAGTCTCACGAATCAAAGATTTGTTCAACTTGTCCATATCCGCCAATACAGAAACCTCTAAGAGGTCTTCCACAAGCTTTCGGCGCGCAGGGGTCGACAAACCCATGAAAGGGGTATACCCTGCTGTACCAAGTACGACAATCTGTTTGAAACTGGCATATGACATTCCGATAAGCTGTTCAAATTCTGCTTGGAAGTCTTTACTGCTGGCAGATTCATCAAGACGTTCACCGCCACAAGAGATTTCAAAAATATTGGGTTTTTGCCCGCGCTTGATATAGTATTCTTTGCCATCATATTCCATCCACAGTTCGACCAAAAGGTCTTTCTTATTACTTGAGTTAATCAACTGCCCTTTCTTAACATCACGAAAAGGCTTACCGAACAGAGCAAATGTAACGGCTTCAAGGAACGTAGATTTACCAGCGCCATTTTTACCGGTGACTAAGGTCTTTTGGACCTTGTCAAGTTGGATTGTAATAGGTTGCTGGCCTACCGACATAATATTTTTATACGTTACTTTCTTTAACTTAAAAGTCTTCATCGTTATAAGCATCCTTGATGCATGATTCAGCCATATGAATTAATGTTTCTGGAGTATCATCTACCATTACATTAAAGCTAAATTCCACAGCCCAATCAGTAGCAACATAAACTTTAATAAGCTCGTTGGTATCACGAGTGCTCACGGCTTCAAACCAGAACTTAATGATGCTCGTTTGGTTATCGTCATCAATAACGATACAGTCGTGTTCTAGTTCAAGGCCTGATTTTTTGAATTCATCTAAAGTCATCGTGTAACCTCATTATAAAGTTGTGCAGCCATAGTCTTAAGGGCTTTAACATCGTCTTCAGTGTGGCCATCAGGAAGGGCATCGATATAATCATACATCATATCCAAGAGGGACTTAACTTCATCTTCCTCTTCAGAATCATCGATATCAACACTGTTATCTACCTTAGACACGATACGTAAAGAATGGACAACCTTTTCAAGCTCTGATTCGAACTTAGTAAGACCGTCATCAATTTTATCGACTATAACACGAACTGCGATATTTGTAAAATCTTTGTAATCGATAGTCGCATTTGGATAATGAATCTTACGGTGCCAACAGGTTTCATTAATGATGAAATCCATCTTATGGGTTTCTGTATCGAAAATCCAAAAGCCGCGAGGGTCGTTCTCATCTCCAGCAGTCAGGGTCCATGGCGTACCAATATACTTAACGTTTGCTGCATCAGAAATAGTGTGGAAATGGCCTGACCAAACTTGCTTATACTTCTTAAGGAAATCAGGTTCTAAACCATGAGATTTCATTCCTTTATAGAAATAGAAACCATTTAATTCCCAGTGACCTATACAGAAATCTGCTGTGGTATTTTTGATATGGTCCATGATATCGGTCGTGTTTTCTTCACACATCCATGGAATCAAATCAATTTCGGTGCCATCAAAGTTAACCGTAGTAGGTTTCTCAATAACCTTGATATGGTCATATTTACCCAGAACTTCTGAAGCTGCGTTCGGAGTCAAGGTATTTTTGTAGTGCATATCATGGTTGCCAACGATAGTATACATGGTAATGCCGTTGGCTTTAAGCAAATCGGAAATTTCGCGAGCGAATTCCATGCACTTGTGGGTAATTGCTTTACGAACGTCAAAGATATCACCGTACTGAATCCAGACAGTAATACCATTTGCTTTAGAATAATCAATAGCGTCTTGGATACCTTGACGTTGGATATTCTGTACCCACACATCATCGTTCTTAACTCCAAGGTGCCAGTCACCTGTGTTTAGTATTTTCATAAGCCAAGCGCCGTTATCGCAGTGCAAAATAAAATTATTGAAATGAACCCGTCAGGAGTGGAAAAGAATCCTATCCAACAAGCTCGTGTGAATGTATAGAATGCCATTAATAGCACGACATATCCTAAAAATAATTCCATATGTTCTCCTCAGTTTAGACTATTGTACTCCGATATGCATAAAGCAAAAAAGGAGCCTAAGCTCCTTTACCAACTAATACACCGTACAGAGGTTCGTGATTAGACCTGAACTTGATAGGCTTATAGGTAATAGTACCTTCATTTTCTGCTTTAATACGAGCGGCTTCAAATTGAAGCAACATCTCATTTTTGTCAGATTTAATCTTATCAAAATCCATCGAATTCGTCATTCATACAGCCTCTTAAACTTTTTCGTATTCGTCTTTCATTAGCCTGCAGTCCATGTTATCATCTCTGCCACCACTTCTTAAGTTGATGAGAATCTACCCAAACCTTGGCTACGGGCTCAATCTGAAAAATACCATCAGAATATTGGCCCATCATTTTATATTCGGTTTCGGACTGCTTAATACAGATATTACCGTATGAGCGAAGTCTAAAGGCGGCTCCAATAAGAAGCCGTTTAAAGGGTTTATTTACTAGAGCCATTGACGATTTCCCAAATTTGTTTGCGAGTAGATTCCCACATCAATTGAACAAGTTCATCAGTAACAGGTTGACGGTAAATACCACGTAATTTAATTAAAGCGTACTTATATGCTTCAAAGTTGTTTTCAAGTACAGCGCCTTGGGCATGGAGATTTAAACGACGGATTTCACGAGCATTCTTCTTAAGAATCTTAGCCGCTTGAGAATTAGCTTCTTTAATATTGTGCTCTTCTAAACGTTGCTGGGCTTCTTCAATTTGCTCATCAGTCAATTGAGAAATGTCATGGCTTTGCATATTAATCCTTTGGAGTCAATTCAATAGTGAAGTAGAAATTAGCGTTCTCAACATGATAACGATAATCTACGTTATTGTCAGGAGAAGTGAATTCAATATTCCTGACGTTAAGTGGGTCAATATCAATAGGAAGGCCTTTAACATCCCGTAATATCAATTTAATAAAATAAGGGAGTGCTTCAAAGTCTTCCATTCCATCCAAAAGTGGAGTGATATTAATCTGATGTTCCATATAAAAAATCCAGTTCACCAACTTTAGGTTCGGCACTCTTATCAGACCCTGGTGCTTTAGTTAAAGAGGTTTCATACTGAGTCATTTTGTCGTAGATATCTTGGATAAAGGTTTCATCTGCAATACCTACCATGTCGTCATCATTACTGTCATAGACGTTATGGACGAAGTAGCTATATTTCTTTGCCATTTCTTTACGTTCTTTTTTGATACGCTGAACGAAGGCATTAAAACAAGCCATAGTGATATATGCATGTGGGTTGTCGTATTTTGTTTCGTCGAAGTTGTGAAGACCTTTAATCGAAGCTTCGATTCCATCAGCAATCATTTCTTGCTTCCAAGATTGGGTATATCCTGAGAAGTTGAAACGTTTACTTAGTCCTTCAGCAATGAGCATAATAGCCAAGCCGATAACGTCGTTCTGACGAACTATTTTATTAGGATCGGTATTTTCTCTGAGCTCTGTTTTCCATTGGGTAATAGCTTTCAGAAGCTCCTTATTATTTACATAGTTATTTTTAGTCAGTTTAATTTCGGTCATTGTTACCTCAGATAACTCAAATCATAGGTCTATTATATCATAGTATTTGAAGACCCGTTTAAAGCATCAACGGAGTAAGCAATAAGCCTGAAATACTGTTTCAAGGATTTTTTTGAACTCTTCAAAGGAAGGAGCTCCTTCAAACCCTTGGCTTTGAATGTAAAGACAGAATTGTTGGTAAAGGACCAAATATTCTGATTGGTTATATTTGGAAATATGAGACTTCCACACTTCAGAAGTCTCTCCACAAATAAACTCAACATTCATATAACTATCTATTAAGAAAATCCCTAGTCCTTCGTAGGCGAGGGTAGTGGATACAGGGGTCATTGTAGGAATCGAGCTCCTTCTAGTGCGTCATCAAGATTATCAAACTCATCGACGTAATCAACACCGCCAACTTCGTCCTTCGCATACAACCAATACTGGTGGAATTCATATTCAATAATAAAGTGGTCGCCTTCAATTTGAAGAGTCCCATCGCCATTAAATTGAACTGCATAACCGGTAAAGCGGACATCATTCAGGAGTTCTTCTTTCATAGTAATCATTTCCAAGTTTTTATCGTAATTAGAGAGTTTTATTTTAATCATTTAAATAATCCTCAAATTCATTTAATGTCATGCCTTCATCCCAAGCTGTTTTAGGATTAGGCATTTTCATATAAGTGGTCTCAGAGCTTATAGGAAATATCCTGAAATCACGATGGATTACACTTAGCCTCTTAACCGCTTTTATAATAGTTTCAATATTATCCATCATGGGTGTACGTTGGAAACCGGCTAAAGCTTTAAGAACTATTATAACCGATACATCTTCAGGCAAATTACTCATTTCGCCGCCTTAACAATTTTAAGGTCAACGAATTTTTTCTTACGTTGGTTTTTCATACGACGGATAGTTTTATCCGAGATTTCACCAGGGGCCCAAGCTTTAGATTCAACACCAAAGGCAGCGACATCGAATTCATCGAGGATATATTGGACCAGGATTTCACGAATACCATTCTTACCAATTTTCTGGTCTTTGGAGTGCATGATTGGTAACAGTTCGGCAACCCATTGGTCAAGAACCTGAGGAGTTACAAAACCTGTTTTCATCAGTTCGTTTACTTTATCGAAAGCGAAAGAGTTCAGTACGTTTTTAATAGCTTGTGACATAATAATTTCCTCAGTTTTAAAGTTATAATCCGTAGGACCATTATACTCTGGTCCCAAGAGTTTGTAAACTATTTTTGTGCTTTAGCGCCTTTCCAACCTTCGAACATCATTGCTGCGGAAATTAACAAAGCGCCTGAACAAGCTGAATATTTGTGGTTCCAAAACCAGTTCAGAAAAACTTCGTCATCAATACCTTGGGCTATCATATTTTCAAAGAACTGACGACGGGCTTCAGAAATTTGCTGTGATAATTTAGATTCAGGATTCATTTAAATTTTCCAATTGCCATTTTCATCAATGAATTTAACCCAGTCATTTACTGACCACTTGGTTGTATCGCCTTTTGGAGCAACATTTAAGGTATATAACCCTTGCTTAAAAAGCATTCGTTTGATATTCATATTTTCCTCAGCTGTAACGATAACATTCGTTTGATTTACGTTTTGCAACTTGATGAGAAGTATTGTAATCAGGTTCATCATCGTTGTAAACATCTTTTTTCAGCTTTCTCACTTCTTTACGAAGCTGGCGATTCATTTCATTCTTAACTTCGGAATCAACACCGCGCATACGTTTCCACTTGTCAGAACGGAAGATATTTTCTTCAACCAAATCCTGACTTACGCCGTCCGGTGCTTTACGGCGTCCGGAATAATAAAAATCTTTTACAGACAATTCTTTACGACGGATAGTTTTACCCATAGTTACCTCAGCAGTTTGTATCCAATAAGATTTTTAATGTATTGGACATCTTTGACATCCAAATCTAACTTAATATCTTTCAGGCGTTCGGCCAGAGTAAGAAATGTTACGCGTTTCCAATTCTTAACAGGACAGCAATAAGTTTTCGGGCCGTTAGCGATTTCAATATTTTTATCAGTGATGGTGAGAAAAATCAGGCGCTCATCATCCAGATTAAGGGTAATGATATTTTCCATTGAGTGTAATTTCAGGCTCATAATTTAATTTCCTTAGCTATCGAACAAAACAAACTACGGTCACATACCATCAATGGAATATTTCTATGGTCCAGTACACGATACCATACGTCTGAATCGCTAGCAGCAATTACACGAACCGCACGCCCATTTACCAAATAATACTGGTCGGCTTTAATTTCTTTATCTTGGATAGTCATAATGTTCTCCTCATGTGTTGATAGGATAGACTATAACACGTGAGGAGAGGAAGTAAACACTAATCTTCAATTAAATCTTGGTCATAACCAAGTTCAATCAAAAGTGATTTGAAGGCAGGAATATTTTCTATTTTCTTATTATCGACAAAGATGACAGGATAGCGTATCGCTAAGCTCTTGAAGCCGGCGCGTTTAGCCAATGATACTATAAGAGGCTTGTCATATACCGCGCCTGACGGCGTCTGGTTAATCACAGGATAGAAAGTATGTGGGATAGAAAGGGAATTTAGGAGCGATAGAACTGCAATGCACCCTGGACAGCGCATAACTGTCTCAGGAATGCCGTAGATTTCGATTTTAGTTAACTTTTGGTCCACAGGAAATAACTCCTTGGTAGTCCCAGGTTTTTAGAACTTCGTCCTCATTAGTTCCATACGGGACGTAAATCTTGATAAGGAACCCGGTATCATCAAAAGAGAAGTAGACAGTAGGTTTGATACCATGAATCTCTGAAAGAGTATAGATGTCCTTGAGGTCTTCTTCCTTACCGACAAAGAATTCCGGGTTCAGGTCACAGTCATGGAAGTACCAATCATCACCGAACTTGTCCCATGCGGTCCAATTAGTAGCTACATATTCTTCAAAACGTTTCATTCTTTCACCTTCATCATTTTAGAAATAACACCATGAACAGACTGGATTCGTTTTTCGAACTCAGACCCTTCAAGACCTTTTTCAGTACTCAGGGCACCGATAATAACAAACAGTAATCCAAACGGGATGACCAGGATTAAAAGGCACACGATAAACAGGGCAAATGTAATATTGGCCAGGATATCGGAAACAGCATTACGAAATTTGTTCATTAAAGAACCCACATGTTAGTTACAACAAATAACCATTGAGCAGGATACTCAACACCCATAATACGCACTGCATCGTTCAGAGATTCGGCTAAAGCATAAAATGTGTAGCCATAAAAATTAATCATTTAAGCGATTTCCTCAGTTGTTTTTTAAACGAATCGACCATTTGTTTCTTAGTAGCAGATTCATTATAAGTCATTCCATGTGAAAGCATTTCAGCAATCATTTCTTCCTTACCCAACCTGCTGAACTCTTTGGTTTTATCAGGAACGAAATTAGGATGAATATTGTTTTCAGTATAATCAGCTTTCAGATAGACCAGCAAATTCTCTAACCATTCGAGGTAGTCAACGTTTTGACCTTTAAGACCAGAACGGTTGAACTTATGCTTCATTTGTCCTTCTGCAGCATTGCACAGGTTACATAGTAAACCACGAACCTTACCGGCTTTTGGCCCGTTTAACTCGTGGTCGTGGTCAAGGTGGTTACTTTGAACATCAGGGTTTAATTCACGTTTACAAATCAAACACTTACCACATTGTGCATCATAAAGTTTTTGTTTTTCTTCTTTGTATAATTTGCCGGTCAACAACATAATAAACCCTTACCATTATTAGATAAGGGTATTTATTAATATCCTAATAGTTTAGCAGTGCAACTTAGCACTAACAACAATCCGAATAAAACAACTCCTACCCAAAATACCGTAATAAGAGCATCCATATCAGACCCCATAGAACGAACGATGCAAACGTTTAAATTGTCGAATCATCTTTTTAGTAGGACGGGTATATAATCCTATACAGGTGGCCATAAACTGGTCGGTAGGGCTTCCTTTGATAAGAAGTTTCCAGACCTTACCACCATTCAACTTTTCGGTATAGACTAATACAGTTTTCATGCGACCTCAAATTCATTATCATCGTTGGTCCAAAAACACCAGAATGAAGCTTTAGTATCTTCAAACATTTCTTTAGTGTATTCGTATACCTTACCATTGAATTCGATAGCAGTTACGCCGATGATTTCAGGGTCGCCCCATGGAGACATTTCCACCTTAAGGATTTTAACTTCGGCGCCTTCACAGAGCTCACCTGACTCAAAACCACGATTACCATTTAATTCAGGCCAGTCAACATAATGGTCGACATCTTCTTCAGTAATACGAACAGTTTTACCTTCAAATTCAAATAAATTCATCAGAAGGCCTCATCGGAAAAGCGAAGTTGAGCTTCAAGCCAATGAATATAATCGGCCGCAGCTTTAATCAAATCGGATTCTAGGTCAGGTAAAGAACCTGAATCCGACAACTCGTAAAGCGAATGTTCAATCAGACGGCCTTTATGACGGCCAACTTCAATTTTGGTACTCATATCCAAACTCCATATCGATTAAATCATTGTTTGAAGGTTCATTATACTCTATTTCGGAATCGTTGTAAACAGGTTCCTCTGGCTCGACAGTTTCCCATCGAGCGGTATACCATGGCTTAACGGTCCCACCACCAACTACTTACTTCAAAATCAGGTTCACCGTGTTCCCAGTACCAAGGGCCGACTGGATGCCAATCGCCATGTTCATCTTCTTCAAATTCTTCAGATTCAAGCCCAACGTATTGCCATTGGACTTCATAAGCAGTGCCACCGATTACAACAGTGTTCTCGCCATATGGGTGAGCTACAGCAAAGTCTATACCTTCTGCTTTAGCCAACCAAACCATATATTCGTATAGTTTATATTCCAGGTCATCTTCGGTGCCATCACCTAGAAAAATGGTTTGTTCGTTTAATTCAATCATAACTCCACCATAAATTCAAATAGCTGGTCACGTACACAGGTATCAGTCCAACCCCATTCGTTGGCTTCTTCTTTTAACCAATCCGGGAGATTTGCCAATACGGTTTCTTTACTAGGCGCAGGAGTATCAAACTCACTTGCGCAGGTTTCATAAGCTATATCAAATTCAGTCATTTGAAGTTCCAGAATGAAGCACCAACCAGAAATAAAGGCCAACAAATCATAGACGTCAGCCACCAACAAAAATCACCGGAATCATCTAATTTAGCTAGGGTCTTAGCATAACCAATACCGATGATAAGATATAAAACAACCAACATTAATTCAATCATTTGAAATAAGCTCGCAGTTGGTCAAAGCCACCAATAGAAGTTCCGTCCGGAGCAAATACCTGAGGCATAGTCAAACCTACCTGAGATTCGCGACCAAGAGCAGTCAAGAGTTCAGCAATCTTCTCATCATCAAATACGCCTTTTTCAGGCATCACGTTAATGAATTCGTAAGGTTGTTTCTTAACATCAAGCAGACGTTTGGCATTATCACAGAAAACACAGCGGTGAATATTTGAATCGTAACCATAAACTTTAAACATTTTTAAATTCCTAATATTTGTTTGAATGCTTCAGAACGGTCGAGTTCTGTTCCATATTTTTCCATGTGCTCATATTTTAAATCATATACATCAGATAGTATATTATTATACGAGCGAGTTAAAGCAGATTTCAATACTGAATAACTGTCTGGGAATTTACCATGCTCTTTATAATAAGCTAGAGTAAGTTCGCGGACTGCCTTATCGGCAGCCTCTACATATTCTTTACGCTTTGCCATTTTCGTCTCGCTCAAATTTGTGTTTACAATGACGGCATTTGTAACGAAGATTACTAGTCTGCCAATGGACCAATTGGACCTGTTCTGTACCACACTCAGGACAGTTTGGTACATTCTTAGAAGCTTGCTCGCGGCGTGCGACCATAGCCATTACAGCATCCCAATTAACAGCATCACTATATTCATCACAGCCATGAATTTTACCAACCAATTCAACTTCAACATCCTCGGCTTTAATAAATTTCAATAAACCGGTATTGGTTGTTGAAGCAATATCTTCAGCTAAACGTTGTTTCATTTCAGCAGCTCCAGAGCCTGTTCAAGACGGTCTAAACGATTGGTAGACTCTTCCCAAAGTTTCTTGGCAGCAGTATATTGTCCGGTCAGTTTTTTGTTGATAGCCAGGGCATCTTTATACGCTTTTTCTAAGGCAACGATTTCTGGTAACTTGGATTTAGTAATTGGTGTAGGGGCCATGATAGGGCTGTTCAAGTCGTTAATCAAGTCTTCTAATGTTGCAGGCTCTTTATCAGTATTCACAATTTCCTCACATTTTTCTTGGTAAATTTCAGCATCAGTTTTTGGAACAGTACATTTGATTTCGCGAACTGTTACTAAGACTTCATATCCTTTCCAGCCTAAGTGGTGTTTAACTTCTTGGGTCTCATATTTCTCTACGGTATCCATCAGAGCTAAAGCTTGTTCGATAGTATTCAAGGTATCGTAAGCAATATCTTGATACTTTACAACTTCCGCATCATCTTTAGGTTTCCTATTAGGTGACCAAATAACAGAAATAATAGCTTTTCCTTTATAACTATTTGTTTTAATCATGCAATTAGCCATCGGGTGAATAGTACGACAATCACCGGAAACTATAGTTTTAGAGGCCGCTTTGAGAATTAATGCAGAGTTAGCCTTGAATTCGGTAACCCAACGTTGCGGAAATAAACTACTAGGGTCCATACCTTTAATTTTGATATAACTTTTTATGGTATCACCAAACCATTTGTAGCTAACAGCATGGCTAGAACCCGGATGTTTCTCTTTGCCAAACTCTGAAAGGATGTCCTTATTGACCAGTCGCGAAAGCAGTCGAGAACCTTTAAATGTTTTAATGATATCATGAATGCACAAACGGCCTGCAATCTTTTCGATTTCAGCTTTGAAACAGCGCGATAATGCATCATCAATTTGGTCGACCCATTTATTGATATTAGAAACTATTACCACATATGGGGTTAATGGAGGGGTATTGGCAGTGATATAAGTAGTAAAGGCATTAATGTATTCAGTACGAGTCATGATATTCTCCTCAAGTTGATAGAAAGATTATACTCCATCCGTCCTTGGATGTAAACATTATTTTAGAGCTAATACTGCCGAGCGGAGCTTGTCACGCTGGAGTTCCATGTTCTTGATGCGAATCAGTACGTCTTGAATACTCTTTTTCTCATCTTCGATCTGACCGTTTAAACGGTGGATTGATTCCTGGAGGTGGTCCTCATGATACTTCTCGATAGGTTTCATCGTAGGGTTAGTAACAACCAAAGAATTCTCGGGTTTAATTTTCCAATGATACGGTTCAGAATTGAATGGACTAGGCACGGCTGTGGTTTTGAATTTGTCATAGGCTGCATACTGGCCTACACTGTCACATGATACTGCAGAGATACGACGTTCCATTTGTGGGTCCTTTTGTTGGGATTGATAAGGGGCATAAGACAAAAGATATTCACGAGTTAGTTTAACATTAAAATACACTGCATCAGGCCGTCCGGAACAATCAGCATATTCATCGGTTGTAACTTTATATGATTCTACTGCCTTAATACGAGTCATTGCTTCTCTGAATAAGGTTTCGAATGCTTCACGAAGGGCCTTATTACCTTTTGAGGTAGGACGGAAACGAACTTGGATACCGTCAGACAGAATATTAATGACTAGGTTACGAGCCGTAAAATTAATATTCTTGATATTGACAGGAACCGTAGAAATACGTCCTGCAGTAGCCAAGAGGTCTTTGATATTAGCTCGCAATGTTGCTCCAAACAGATGGGCTGGGCAACGGCAATAATCGTTCAAAGAACTAATATAAGTCCCTTTACGTCCTACACCATAAGTATAATTACCATTACAAATATGGCCGAAGTCGGCCAGCCGATCGATAGCGATACGACGTGTGGTATCAAAATCATATCGGGAATATTCTTTACGTGTTTTAATGTTCATATTAAAGTCCAAATAATTTTTCATAGAGTTTAGCTAAAGGCCAAGTCACAATAGAAACTATTCCAAATAAAACAAGCACAGGCCAAATAAAGGTAGCGAATACTGCTTCACCACCTGAGTTAATTTCCATATGATTACGACCAATAAGGACAGTAATGAATCCTATCACAAGGTATCCAAAAATAAAACTGATAATTATAGCCATATTAATCCTTAAGAAGATTTAGGATATCGATATATTTTTGACGTTCAGCCTTAGCTTTAGCATTCAGACCAGAGAGTCGGAAAATCTCATCATCTTGTTGTTGGATTGTAACATTCAAGCAAGTAAGCAAATTGCTAAAATACTCAATCTGGGCTTGATGCTTCTCATTGCTGCGCACTGGCACAGGTTCTGGTTTAGGAGCTTCTGAATGACTTTTAACTTCATTACCGGGCTTAACAAGTTTAATACGCCAGCCTGTACTGGTATTAACATTATCGAAGGTAAGAATACCGCTACGTTCGAGTTCGGACAAAGCTAATCGAAGATGGAATTTCCAATTGTCATATTGACAACCACTAAAAGTTGAAGTAAGATACTCGTTTTCGTTACCTGGTTGGTTGACAATATTAAAGATAATCCAATCGCCCGAACCATTAGTCTTAAATGGCATTTGCTTATCTTTACCTAAAGCCAGACGAGCACCCAGTGCTAGTAAACGACGTTGGTTAGTACGAAGATCTTTAACAACTTCATCAAATGACATCGCCGGGATTAAACGACCATAGAGGTCGTAGCCTTTGTTATAATTTCTAAGAATAATTCTGGCGTTAGCACGAGTCAACATACCGGCCCTGTGAAGAGATTTCATGACTCTGTCTTCTAACGTAAACAAACCTTTAGTCTTGTCAAAGATTTTAGTGAATTCATCTACAGAAATACAAACTTCAAACTTTTCCCACATCATGGCCAAAACCTTTTCAACCACTTCTTTATTCAGTGGAATACGACCAAATTTAATAACTTTTTTAACTTCAGAACGAATTTGATTAATTGCCTGTGACATAATAATTTCCTCAGTAAGTAATTAAGAACCTAGAACCATTATACCATCCTTGGTATAAAGCGTTTATGCGAGAACCGTCTTTAAACGCTCTTCAAATTTCTGAAGCAGAGCTTGGCGTTCAGCTCGTTGTGATTTGTACTGCTCGATACGACCTGAAGTGAGGGCGTACTGTTCGTTTACTGATTCCCGCATGAATTCAGGAATCTCTTTACAAGCTTTGATTTCGTCAAACTTATCAATAACTGCTTGTTGTTCGGCAATCAGATTATCGAAATAAGCGATATCAGATTTAACGTTTGCCAGGTCAGATTCAGTAGGCATTAAACGTTTGTTACGTTCAGCTTGATAAGCTTGATTGTTTTCACGACTCCAGTAAAGAATACGTTTTTTGTTAGTGTTTTTATAGAGCTCTACAATACCAACTGAATCGATGATAGCAATCCAGTTCCAACGGCTTTTGTAAATCTCTCCTCCAGATACGGTAATCTCATTACCACAAGCAACGTCGTTAAAGAACTTGCTTTGTTTTTCAGATTTGAAATTACCGTTGTTGAAATTAATCAGTGAAAAAATATCTTTAGCGTTCATGATAACCTCCAGTAGTTGATAGGTCTATAGTATCATTTCTACTGGAGATGTAAACAACTAATAGAAACTTTTTTCACCTGATTGACCACTAAACCAAGCGGATTGGTTGTTCTCTTTCCGTTGGTGTTTAATACGAATAAGGTATTCATTCCTGATGGCGCAGAGTTCACCTCGGAAGTCGCCTGCCAACTTTACCTGCTTACGGTCTAGATTTATTAAGGCCTGAGTCTTAGCGGCCAAGGCCAGTCTCTTGTAGTCTCCTTCTTCACAATCGGTTTTATAAACCTTTTCGGCGAATTTGTATTTAAATTCATTATCGTAGTCCTCGACGGACTGTTTCATGGCATTAGAGTACTTCAACTCTGCTTTTATAAGGTCGTAACTAAATTGTTCGAACATAATTTCACCTTTATTTCAGAAGGGTAACTTCAGCGATTTCGTTCCAGTCATTTTTATCGGTGGCAATGAAGTCCGCTAGATAAAGAGCTGTACGTAATGATACGTTACGAAGACGAGATACATTAGCCTTCATCCATGCTAAAGCTTGATAGGTCTCAGCATCAGACAGACCTCGGTTTTGCATCATATCAGTGGACAGGATAACGTCTTCAACACGAACCATAATCTCTTCGTTAGAGTGAACTCCGAGGTCTAAGTAAACTGAACGAGATACTAAAGCCTGGAGGTGTGGAGCAAGTTTAGTTCCACGTTCTAATTCACGGTCAATATCAACGTTGGTGATGAACACGATGGTGCCTTCGTATTCGAATTCTTTATCGATATTTTTATCATCGAGGTAAGAACTTGAAGTGCTCCAGCACACCTTACGTTTTTCACCGGTATCCAATGCTGCTTTTAACAGGTTCAGGATATCCATATCAGAGAATACATCAACATCATCGATAAGAAGAACACTATTAGGGCCGCGGTTATTCCAAAGCTGCTCGTAAAGACCGATTCCACTAATCTTTCCGTTGATTGATTTATATTCGATAGTTTCATTTTCATGGGCATTCTGTAATGCTTTATCCAAAGAATACGTTTTACCAATACCTGCGGCACCAGAGATGATAAGGGAACGAATTTTACCATCGATGATTCCGTTAGTCATCATGTTCATTACTTTAAAACGTTTGTTGATGCGATGTTTCATTTCTTCAGCGGATTCAGTAACCACTACAGGAGCTTCAGCACCTTCCATTTCAACGTCACATTTGAACACCCATACACCACGTTCAACACCATCAATCTGTACGAATACCTTGCCATCACCGAGGTGAGCTTCGGATTCATGAATTTTATTAGGGAACCAGGTTTTACCTGAACTCATGAACGTACCAGAGATTTCATTACCGCGATAGATACCTTTGTTGATTTTGATAGTTAACATTATATTCTCCATTTCACTCAGTAGATTTGATAGGTCTATAATAACACGTTTAAAGCATATGTACACACTTATTTTGAGAAGAACTCAATAATAAAATCTACTGCTTTTTGCTGATCTGCTTTAGACCAAGTTTCATGGCGTACATGCATTTTAATGCTTGGTGGGAAATTAATATAACCTTCAATGTTTTCGAAATTAAAGGTTAAGTAATCAACTTTAACCAGGGTTTTGATATCAGTTAAAACCGCTTTAACTACCACACCGTTGATTTCGATTGAATCTTCACGAATAACATTACCGGCGAAAGGTGCTTTAATATTCATTTTGTATCTCCGTTTTAAGTTGTTTCAGTTCATTTATTTGATAGGTCTATAGTATCATGCTCTACGAGGTTGTAAACACCTTTTTGCACTAAACCCAAAAAAGGAACCCGAAGGTTCCTAAATTGCGCTCCAAAAATTATAGAAGCGGATATCATTTATAGCCCAGTTAACAAATCGTCTTGTCTGTTTAGGCGTAGGTTTGCATGCGTACTTGATATTGACTCGACGTCCGGTTTCTTTACAGACGGCTTCAAGATACCAACGTCGAGTTTTATGAGGTCTTCCATACGATAGAAAGACGTTAATTTCTTCTTTAGCGGTAATAAGCGTTGTGGTTGTCAAGGTACACCTCTTCAACGAACTTGTCCCAGAACTTCATATCTACCTTCTCAGGCATACCGTTCTTATGAGCCTGGATAGCCAGGACTTCGACTTCATCAACAATATTTTCCAACAGCCCTTGGACCACTTTAAAAGGCATATCACCTGCTTTTATTGCTTTAATAATAGAAGCATTTTTAAGCGGATAAACCAGGTCACCTGTTTGATAGATTTCCTTCAACTGATAACCAGCACGATAAGCATGGCTCAGAGCTTTCCAGTCAATACCTTCATTGGCTTCAGCCTTACGAGCACGTTCACCATATTCCGCATCGAGCTTATTCAGAGATTGCTTGAGCTCGATTAATGACAGAGTGGTTTGGTATTTACGTCCGAGAACAGTATAAAACGTTTGAGGACCTGTTTTCTCATGGTTATGGAATACCCATTCACAGAATTCGTTTTCAGGGAGCCGATGTTTGATATCTTCCACCTTAGAGCGACGTTGCTTAGTCGAACCATCTTCTTGATAATCGACCCACTGTTCAGGAATCTGGTTAACAATAGCCAGTACACCACGCAGAGCAGCCAGACGAGAACCTTTAACACCATATTTAGAAGCTTGCTTACGGACGTACCCTAAATAGGCTTTCATGTTGGTTGTATAGAACCGTGAACGGTTATCCTGGATAAATTTCCATACATCAGGTAAATCAGATTTAACCACCAGTTCAGGTGGAGTATGAATCATGTCCAGAGCAACGGTTTCGCCTTCAGCCGCTAGTTTAAAGAAATATTTCAGGCTATAAAGCTCGTGGTCAACATCATCTTTAGTGTTTTTGGAAGCGGTGTTATTCGTATTCAGGTTGGTATGGTTCATAGCCGTACCTAACAGAATATCACGCGGATGTGGAACAAAGATTTCTTTAAAATCGACATCAGATTCCGGAGTACTTGTTCCATAAAGGTGGCTACCGAAGTAGCCTTTCATAACTGTTCTCATTCTTTGTTCTCGAAGTGGATTACAGGGCAGACCTTAGATTTACGAGCTTTAATATATTGGATGACAACGTTTTCTTTAGTTTCTCGGCCTTCACGCTCAGCTTGAATACGTTGCCATTCCTTTTCTTCTCTACGGGCATCATACCATGCGTGTAAATTCATCGCACCGAATGCCAAACCAATGGATAGCGCAATAATAAGAGCTATCGTAATCAACCCTAAAACAAACCCTAGACTCAACAGAACAGGGGTACTTAATACAAAGAAATGCTCTAATACACCAGCGCCTGCAACAGTTAATCCAAAAAGCGTACTACCTGCAACAACAGCACAAGCAAAACAGGCCCAAACCATTTTCCAGAAGTAAGCACATAAAGAGTGCGGTCGAGAATGACGGTCATAAAAACGGTCGTGTAATTTAACGTGCCAAGAGTTTGTATTGATAATCATAATATTTCCTTAAGAGTTCATAGTTGGGATAACAGAGTTCAGATAAGAGACTAAAGCCTTGAGCTCGTCCTTAGTAAATACCACTTCATTTTCACCGTCATGTCTTTGGGTCAAGGATAGCAAATCACGACCCTGGTGTTGATACACGGACAATTCGGTGTCATAATCCAGTTCTTCTTCGTCACCCTCAAAGGTTTCACTAGAACGAATCACCGCATCTTGGCCAGGGACTTTCCATTCGACTTCTGGCTTACATTCTTCCTGGAACAGTTTAAAAATACATTTAAAGAAATTAGCAGAATCACTAATGCTTAGACATTCCCTATCCGTTTCCAAATTAAACCCGTTGTCATGGTTATAAATCTGGGCCCACATATCATCGTTAATATTAAATACACCTCTAAAACTACCATTAAGATATTGGTGTTTGTCCAAAACCTTTAAATCGTAAAGTGGTTTGATATCTTGGATAGTCAGTACGATTTTATCGTCTTCTTGTGAAAGCACAATTGCATTATCAACTACTTCAGCGGTCAGGTCACCAAACAACCCAGATGTTTCAATAATCATTTTCCGTTCCTCATTTCACATTTTGTTTAATAAAATTTAACAACTCTTTAAGAGCTTCATCTTCTTCTTTAGAAAGCCTGCTGCATTCACTAGCTGGGTAATCGTTGCAAAACGCAGTTTCAAATCTGGCCACTGCTCCAGAATATATCTCGATAAGCTCTTCAAGCTTTAAGTGCTTTTCTTCGGTTTTCATAAATCACCGGTTGTGTTTTAAAATACTATAAAGCTCTTCGACTTGGCTTGCGTTCAGACAAATCATATCATTTTCTTGTTGGAGCGTAATTCCACCTTTTTCTTCCCAATCTTTAACAAAGATATCATCGTCAGATTCTTCAACATCTGCCAAAAGAACAATAATACCATCTTCAGAACAACCACTCGGATCGTATAACATTACAGTTTCCTCGCTAACCATGAAAAGAATAAACCAATTAAAACAGGCCCTACAGCCATTGTTAGCCAAGCCCAAGGTTCAAGATAGTAAATCATATCATGCTCCTATGCCACCAGCCATTATGCTTTCAATTCTTCTAAATAATCAACCAAAGCCTGTTTTGATTTAGCCAAATCTCGTTTACACCGTTCTATTCCGGAATATGAATAACCTTCACACATCTCAACCGCAAGGTCGTTAGAATCTCTTTCAATTTCAATAGCCAATTTAAGAATTTTTGCACACTGTTCAGTAGTTAACATAATATCACCAGTATTTGTTGATAGTAGAAATTAATTCTTGGGCTTGGGTGGTTTTCAGTTTACACCCACAACCCTTTAATGTGTCTTTAAGGAGCCACGGTTCCTTGAGCTCGTCCTTTTCCAGACGAATTCTGTATCCTCGATAATCGGCAAAGATACTTCGGTCGTCGAATATCTTAATCTCAAGGATACGACCGTTGATTTCATATTCTAATGAAACCGTAGTACTTGTAAGTTTCATACTGTTTTCCTCATTAGTTGATAGGTCTATAGTATCATGTTCCTAGAGGATGTAAACACCTAAACGAAAAAAGGTCCCACCGAAGTGAGACCTTTGATTATTCTAACGTCAGCAAATACTTAGTCTGGTAAAAGACGCCAGTGATATCGTCCAAAGTCGACTGGATGGCCTTAGGAAGAGTGCCATAGATTTTATCAGTTGCTTTAAGAAGCTCATCAAGGAAATCTACAGGGTCCTTAGGCAAGTCTGAAGCAGACGGTAATGATGCTTTATATTCTTTGCCACTGAATCCAAGATATTGCTCACTAAATTGGTCCAGAGGTCCTTGAACTTCTACATAATAGAAGTCATACGCTTTGTGTCTTGCATAGCTTTTGGTTTCTAAATGGGCTGACTTAAAATAGGCTAAAGAAACCAGTAGCCAACCAATATAAGAATCCACTTCAGACCCTCGACCGGGTACGAAATCATTGAATTTCATCTTCTACCTTCATTAGTTTTGCATAACGCTCTCCGATGGCACGACCTTCAATTGAGCACGCTTCTATAGTCCGACAACTTGAATTCTTCCAGGAAGCCGTAACATAGGCCCAATAATCTTCGGAGGCTTTTACGCTGGGTCTACTCATTTGCGCATAAACAGGCATCGCACTACTAGCAAACGCGTCCATCAATTTATCATTGGTATCATTTGCTAGTGAAACTGAAGGGCCTAAACATCCCGCCATAAGGATACAAGCCGCTGTACGGAAAATATCCATACAAATGTCCTTTGTTGTTTTATACTATTTGCCTTTCGGCCTTAACCGATAGCGATTACCAAAAGCTAAAGCTCTACGGTTAGTATTATTATTTATAGCTTTTTAAGCTTACGACAATAAGAATAGAACACGTCGTTAAAATTATATTCAACCCAATTCCTCTGTATAGGCGAGGTAATGGAAAGCATATAATGCGCTTTAATTAAATCCATCCCATTTTTATTAGGGCATTCTTTATTATTAGCATTATACGTCGCTGCTACAACCTCTATCTCTCTTTTGTAAGCCACATCATCCATGATAGGCGAAAGAACAATATAAGAAATAGCCACAGCGAACGCTAGAATTAAAATCTTTGAATTTAGGTCCATAGTACCCTCAACTCGTTATTTCTATCCAGTGCTTCCTGCACAATGACACGTAAGAATCGTTGCCACCTATAGAAACTTGGTCACCGTCCTTAATTGCGATACCATCTTGGATACGAGCCGTCATAGTAGCTTTACGTCCACAATGGCACACACCTTTGTACTCAACGAGTTTATCTGCTGTAGCGAGTAATTCAGCAGAACCAGGAAACAGTTTACCCTGAAAATCAGTTCTTAGCCCATAGCACATAACTGGAACATTATAATTGTCTACTATCTTTGCCAGTTGTTTTATCTGTATTGGTTCTAAGAACTGTGCTTCATCCACAAACACGCAGTGGATATCTTTTTGAGATTCAGCCCAACGATAGAACTCGTATAGGTCCATATCTGGAGTCACTGCATTAGCCTCTTGGCTAATCCCTATACGAGACGAAATGCTATGGCTTGATTCTCTATTGTCTATCGCAGGCTTTAAAAGAAGTACGCCCATACCACGTTCTTTGTAGTTATGAGCGGCTGTTAGCAATGAAGCGGTCTTCCCGGAATTCATTGCTGCGTAGTGAAAATAAAGTTGGGCCATATTACCTTCTTAAAGACTATTTACATAAGCTATTAATTCATTTTCTTTCTCATCAAATCGATTGGCAAATTCTTCCTGATGTTCGGCATCTATTGGACCGTATTCATCATAAAAGGCGTTTGCTTCTGTATGCTCATCCAAAAGCTCATGGATAAGCTCAAACAATTTATCTTTCTGTTCTTTACTCAGACTCATAGCCATTGCACCTTTAAGCAATATTCTTCTACATGATGTTTACGTTTATTTTTATCTATAAAAGTATATTCAACGTATTCACCGATATACCATTTATCGGTGTTGTGTTGACTTTTTATAGGACATTTGGTTACTCGGGTTTCGGTCCAGCGTCGAATAATTTCCGCTTTGTTTTTAGGGTCAAACGGATGTGGGTAATGGGCTTTCATAATCTACCACCACTAAATTAATATCAGGAGTAAACAAATTAATCAATTGATAAACCTTGTCCCAATCACCACCAGCAATACCACAACCGATGCGAGGAATATAAATTCTGGGTTTAAACAAAAGACCCTTTGCGGTACGGTTTAATTCTATCATACAGTTTACTAAAGCACCATAATCAAGATTAGGGCCAGGTTCGTATTGCGTATAAAGATTATAGCAAATTTGGCCATTATTACCTGTGGCTTGGGTAAACGTGCCAAGTTTTTCTACCCCACCTAAATAAGTGGTTTTATCGATAGCGAGAATAGGCGGATAAGCCTTAGCCAATTGTCCGGCTACACCTGAACCCATTGTATGGAAACAATTGCACCCGTGTGCAACATTATTACCTTGAAGAAACAGGGCGACTATATCGCCCTTAATATAATCAATAATCATTTAGAGTTTAATCCTCGGTTGTATGAGTCAACGAGTCTGTCTACCATAGACGCACACATTTCTTTGTACTTTTTATCAGATGGAACACATTCAGTAACGTTTAGACGTTGCTCGTACCTTTTAGAAAGAGTTTTCTCTTTCATTCTGCGATGCTCTACGTCGTTCTGTCCATCTTTAAAAGCCGCTGTGATTTTTGAACTGAATTCGATAACGCATTCAGTATTACTTGGATGACAATAATCTTTTGCTGTGCGGGTAGCATACTCAACAATTGAATTATTGCTATCATCAACTTGTGACGCTAATACTCCCGGAGCGATCAACATAAGCGCTATAGTCATCTGCTTAATCATTTAATATACCGCCTCAAACATCTTTTTAGATTTTAGGTAATTGGCCTTTTCTAGAACTTCAGAAGCATACTTACTGCCTGCTTTGACGTTCCAGCCCGCATTATAAGAAGCAATCGCTTTTCTCAGGTCACCTTTGTGAACATCAATCCAATAAGACAGCTCAATGTAGGCCCAAGAGGCACTGTTCTGTCGTTTTTGGACCATACGAATTATTTCTTTGTCTGACATCTTCCAACCTACCTGTTGAACACGACTTCTTAACGTAGGCAAGTAATTTTGGAACATGCCATAAGCATGGTGCTTATCTTTATTTAAACCTTGATTAATTCCGGCGGATGATTCCTGCCATAGTAATCCGGCCATGATATATCCTAATCCTTTTTGATTAGGGTTTTCTTTGAACTTTCCCGACTTTTGGTATTGTTCACCGAAAGCATACGCGTAATGTAAATTATCGAGTTGTTCATTACTGAAAGTAGGCTCTACGCTATGGGCAGACATACTAACTGTCAATAGTAAAGTGGCTAATACTTTTTTCATGAGACCTCATTATTAAAGATAGATTACTTTAGTGCTGGTTTTACCTTCTAAACGTTTAGAGTTAACAAATGCCATACGACATTTAAGGGAATATCCTTTATCAGGATGTTTACGGTCTACTGTCATACCTAGCCATAAGGTTTTATCGGTAATTTCGAGACGCAATGGACGATACACTTTACCAGGGACAATTTCGGATTCTACATCAGGCAGAGGTTCCTGGATTAAGAATTCGTGGATTTCTTTAACATGGTTATGGAGTTGCTTGAATAAAGCAAAAACGTATTTTTCGTCGATTTCACGTTGGATAGCACGGTCCAACAAGTGATTAGAGTACTTAATAAAGAAGGCTGGGACACCGCTCTTAATGGCGGCTTTTTTGATGGACGCATTCAGTTCACGGAATTCGGTTTCGAACTGACGACGTAATTTGTTGCGGCGGATGAATACTTCTGAATTAATTTCTGACATTTTGTAATCTCCTGTAGTTGATAGGTTTATAGTATCATGTCTACAGGAGATGTAAACTGCTTTATTCTTGGAATGGGGTAAGTTTTCCAGCAGCTGAACAAATTTCTACCAATACAGGATAAAACTCTTTCACTTGTTCAAGGCGTTGGGCTGCATACTGTACTTCACCTTCTTCGAGACAAGCCATTTGGTCGTCAAGCAAGTATTTGTGGTAGCCGGTACAGGCTTCACCAATGATACGCTGGAAATCTTGTAAACTTTCAATTTTCATCAGTATTTTTCCTCGGGCTGGAAAACGGAACGACACGCCCACATGCTTGCTTCTTTCAAGCGTTCGATTGCCGTACGAATCTGGGCTAGGCGTTCATGGGTGAGGTTGAATTCTTCATCACTCATTTTGTCAACACCCGAGCATGTAAAGGCTTCAACATATTCTTCTTCCAAGGCTTTAAAGATTAACCCTAATCGAACTTCAGCATCTTTAATCGCGTTCACTTTACTGATTTTGTCGTCGGTATGTGGTTTGTAACCCTTAATATCTTCAATCATTTCACTTCCTCATCAGATGCAATATCGTATTCAACTAAATGAATCCCGTCATATCCACCACGAACAGAGATATATGTGCTAGGATAAACGGTTTCTTTACCATTCCAGCGTCCGCCATCCCAACATTCCAAAAAGCCTTGTTCGCCCTGTCCGTGGAACCAGTCAACAAACATCTTCAGAGCTTCATCAGAGCCTTCAATTGTCAATTTAGACATATTTCTTCCAGTCAGAAATCATATGAATCTCTTGGTCATAAGTTAAGAGACTGCGAGTAATAATACCCTTACAAGGCCCTGAGATGAACTCGAGGGTAAAGTAAGGAACCTGTTTCATTAATCGGATGCTTGGGGCATGACATCTAAAACGAGAGCCCTTAAAGGGCCCTGTCATGAACACGTATTCTAGTGGGTAAAAATAAGCATATTCAAAATTCGCGGTAAGGTCCTCTCTTCGAACCTTACGTGAGAAATAACAGAACTCAAAAAGTTCTTCATCAGTCATCATTGCATTCCTATCACAAAGAACAGAGGTAAAGGTTTGTCGCCTTGGCACATAAATTTATTAATCATTACCTGATAAGCTTCATAGAACTTATCCATTGCCGGAAGGCGCATCGGCTCTTCAATAATAATCAATAATCGGGTAACAGATAGCCCACGGTACTTATGGAAATGATCTTCATCTAAAAATGAACGAACAGTATCGTAGACGATAAAACCGGGTTGGTCAACATTAAGATGCGGTTGTGCCTTAGAAACCCGCTTTATTATATTACAGATTTCCCGCGAGCGATGCGAAGAACTTGACATAACAATCACATCATTACCCTTGGAAACCCAATCAGCTGCGAACTGAGCAAGGGCACTTGTTTTACCTGTTTGGCGTCCGCCATCAAGTCGAAGAGTACCAAACTCTTGCATTCTTGAAGCAGGTTCATACCAGGTATATTGGTCTGAGTCTAAACGTTCAATGGCGCGTTCAGCGAAGGCGTGCATTAAGGTTAGATAAATGGGAGTTAAAAATTTCATAGTAGTCTCTTAGTGGTGGGGCCGTTCCTTGGCACATAATTCGTCCATGTATCCGTATGTAAACCCTTTACCGCACTTGGGCTCGACCTTATTACAGGTAGGGAAAGGTCCATCACTCAGAGGACGCGACGTTCATGAGGAGAGGGCCGGCTTGCCTTTATTAGAAAGAACCAGAACCTTTAATTGTGTTCTGGCGACCTTTATTTTCCAATTCGGAGTGGTCGATTTCATATGCTTGTGCTACGCCAAAGGCCTTTTTAACTTTAGCTAAAGAACCTTTAGATGTAACAATATTAAAAGTATTACCTTTGGTAAAATCAACAAAATCCACTTGTACACCCTGTTTACCGAGGCTTGCTACAATAGCATCAACATATTCTTGGTCTAAATTGCCTTGAACTCCAATTTGAAATGCTTTAGGAGCTTTGGCTTCTGTAATAAATTCTTGATAAGTTTTCATATTATTCCTTAAGTTGATAGAAGTATTCTATCACGGATTTAATTAAGCGTAAATAGCCTTGCCATAATGTTTGTACCAGGTAGGACGCTGTGCAATTTTTTCGTCCAAACGGGCCTGAGATATAGCAATAGAAGCTTCGTGTGGAGTATAGTCACCACGGAATTCCTGAGGAATATCACTAATGTCTTGGACCGTAGTGTCCTTGATATTAAAACCACGTTTTAAACATTCGGCTATAAGCTCGATTTGACGTTTACGTAAAAATTCAAGCTTATCATAAAAGAAAGTAACATGGCCGGTACCAAGGATAAAAGTAGAGCTAATTTTAAAATCACGAACACGTTTACCATTAGCAACATGCTTACGAACTGCACCGAAAACACGTGGTAATTCGCGATATTCAGCCATTAAGTGTTGGTCGGCCAATTCAGATACTAAGGTAAGGTTAATACGAGTCATTTTAGTGTTCTCCATGTTTGTGTGAGAACACTATATCACAGCTATTGTAAAAGTAAACTGTTATTTACCTTTAATTGCTTTAGCTGCTTCGGTAGCCGCTTGCTGAAGGTCATCCATAGACATACCAAACTTAGAAGCAAAGTTATCAATTTTCTTTTCGACAGAATTCAAAGGCTTGGCCTGTTTACCTTCATTAGCGCCCGGGAGAGCGAGAATACGCTCTTTGTCAATATAAAGGCTTACAAGTTTCTTACGGTCTTTATCTGGCAAATCATGAAATGAATGGGCCTTTTTATTTACAGCGGCTTCTAATTTACCTGCGGTTACGCGGGCTTCAGTGATAAATTCATTATAAGTTTTCATATGCTTTCCAAGTACCTGTTTTAAATGTTGAAATCACGCGCTTAGCACGATTAGGAGTTTGTTTATACCAACGGGATTGAGCCAGGTTAACTGCCGCATCGTCCCAACGTTTCTGTTGGAGCATACGTAAAGAGTTAGTGAACCCAGCTACACCTGCTTCACCCATCTGGAAGACCATGTTAATTAAAGCACAACGACGAACTTCGTCCAGTACATCATAAACAGGTTTCAATTTAGGATTACGCAGAATAGCTCTACGAGCATTTTCAACCGATCGGTTAAAGAGTTGTTCAGCTTCAGCCATAGTAATACGACCGTTGCAAACCCGGCCCATAAGCTTATCAAGTTCGGCACGAGCAACATCTTTTGAAGGGTTTTTGGTAATCAACTGGCCAATCCCAATAGTCCAATAACCTTCGGTGTCTTTATAAAGATTTAAATCAAGACCTTCGTCTTGACGTAACATATCAAAAATATCCATAATACCTCCTGAGTATAGGAGGTATTTATATCAAAAGAGCGAATCTAAAACCTTAAACATCGACTTACCCATGACATATTCCCATTGTGGACGTTTAATCAAGGCAAACGCATCGAATTCAGGAATCGTGCGACCGTCAGGGAACGTATGGTAAGCCGTACATTTGCAATTCTTGAACTGCTCGTGTTCCACAGGCACCGTATATAAGAACAGATGTAGATTCTTATTGCTTGAATATTTGAACTCACCTAGGTCTTTCAGGAACGCAGGATCGTATGCTGTGAATCCAATCTCTTCTTCGGTTTCACGCATTGCCGCTTGAATAGGCTCTTCGCCTGGTTCGACATGACCTTTAGGAATGTCCCATTTATGACGCATATTCTCTGGATTACGAGAGCCTGTTACACGCCCCATGACCAGTTCTTTATCAACAGTCATGAACAAAATACCTGCCGATAATTCCTTAGCTTTCTTACTCATTGTCTCGGTCCCATGATTGTTTAAAGATATCTCGTATAATAATTTCAACACACGTTTCTGTTGACGGACTTTCACTATCAGATATTTGGACCATATAATCAGAAATAGGTCGGAACATATCCAAGTCGCTTTCTAAATCTTCTTTGATTTTTTCTTCTGACGTTCCGGTATCATAGGAATACAGATAAGAATCACATGACTCAGATTTAATATAAATTGCAATACTCATTTACGGCATTCCTCAATAAAAGAGTTTAATGTATTTTTCTTGGAGATATCATCATATACCTTTTTAACTTTAGAAATACGAAAAGGTACTTCGATAACCGAGGTCCATAAAAATGACGCAATAAGACCCGAGATAGCCGCAGACATCGCTGAAGCGAATACACAAATAGGCAGGTCATTATCTGTTGTCAGGAAAAACCAAAGGAGTGGAAAAAATAATATTCCCATCCAAACATAGAACCTAGAACTCACTAATTTGTCATATTCGTCACTCCATGCGCGAAAGCCGTATTTTTTACTATAACAAATCAACGGGTCCGGAGTCTGCTCTTTATGTGGTTCAGGTTGCCAACCGTTTACGATATAACCCATTTTATATTCCTCAATTAAAAGCTGTTTCATTTCAGCAGTACAACCTGACCAATCTATTGTACTGGCTGAAATTCCTTCATCACCGTCATCGAGATTTCGCCAGGACTTTTTAATAATCATATTCTCACCTCTTGGGATAATAATTCCGGCATTTTCCGACCGACGGATGAAGTTTACATCAATGCCCATACACCCGGGTTCATAAAGGGCCATTACCAGCCCTCCATAGGGAATTCCAGATAAACTTGAGCATTAACACGGATTTCATTAGTAATCTTTTTAACACGGTCGGTATTACGAGAGACACGACCAAACCAGCGCCAACCGTTACTTACTGCACGAGAACCTGTATGCCATGTCTGCCAATCAAATTGGAGCAACGTGCGGTCAGGAGCATCCCACTTGGTTAATTCATTGGACTCAATTTTTTCCAGAACTTCTTTATGCCACTGGCGATAGATAAGTTCGCCTTCAGGAATCTGGCTAAATTGCGCAGTTCCGGTTGCAAAATGGGTAGGACACACATCAGCGTTAACAAGACCAAGAATATGTTCAGAATGGTAACGAGGATTATCATAATCAGGCTGCCCTGCGGTAATAAAGTGTTGGCCAACCGGAATATCCGGACGTGGTACATCATCATGGTGATAACCTGGGATAGCAGGGTACCAGCCAGGCATCAGCATATGAACACGAGAATCAAATACAACCCGGTCAGTGTTCCAATCATCCGGTAGGTTCATGATGAAGCTGCGAGTAATAGGGCCACCATTATCAAAAGCGAAGGCCAACGAGCTGTTGAAGAACATAGGTTCGTTTTTGATTTTATCATTAGAAATTTTACCAGCGAAACCACCTACTGCACGAGCTTTAGAATTAAAAGTTTTTGGACCGTTCATAATATTTTCCTCACTTACTTTTTGTTGAAAAAGTACATTTTACCTTTAGGGGATAAGGATACACGAAGTGCGTTACCGATACCAACTGAACATTTAACCAGGTCAGCAGATTTCAATTCACCGAATGCTTGACGAAGGTCACCGTCACGAGTGTTAACCATCAGGCATTTAGCACCAGCTGCACGAACTTCGTTTAACATGTTGATTGCTTGGTTAGAAAGTTTCATTTTATTCTCCATTTCACTCTGTTGTTTTGATAGGTCTATAGTATCATGCCTATAGACCTTGTAAACAATTTTATGCAATTATTTTTCGAAAGGACGAATTAAATGATGGTTATCTTGGAATCGTTTGATGTAGTCGTTTTCACCTAAAGTCTTGTACATATTAACCACAGCTTGGTAGTTTTCCCAGGCGTACTCACGGAACCAACCTGAAGTGATTGAGGTACACACTTTCTCAAGAGCCATATAGAAACTTAATGATGGTGAAATATTGAAGTCATTAGGAACCTGTGAACGTTCTAGTGCCAGGACACAAGTTTCTTCATATACACCAGCCAGTTTAATAGCTTCAGGCAAAGCCTCGAACTTCTCACGAGAGGTCATGACTTCAGAACCTTCCTTCATATAAAAGGTATATGCCGGGCGCCCTGCCAATGCCACGGCTTCATGGATAGAGTCGTGGTCTAGCGTATAAATGGTATCGTTAAAGAACGATGATTTGTTTACATCCAATTTAGGGTGGGAATAGCTCAACGTTTCTTTTTGACGCTGCAGCATAATTTCCTGGAGTTCTTCATTCAGGGTGATACCTTTATTACGAAGGTATTTGATGTGGGACATAGTTTTCAAGAAGAAAGGATTATTCTTCAGGAAACGATGAGAGGTTTTGATAGCCAGACAGATATCAGGCGTAGCCCAATAGAAACCTGTAAGACGGTCCTTTTTAATACGATTTTCAGCATATTTCAGGAGACGATAACTTGAGGTGAAATCTTCGTCTTGGAGCTCACCAGTGATTTCACGTACGTTAGTCAGAGCACGGACGATATAAGCTTCGAAATAGGTTTCTTTACCATTATGCATACATTTGAAAGCCTGAACATCAGGATTGTCAACGTGTACATGGGCGCCGAACATCCGAGCTTTAAAGTGGTTCCATGAGCCTTGGTCGGCAATGAAATCCCAATCAGAATTTTCGATATACTTATTTTCAATCAGACCAGCGTGGTGCAGTGCGCGAGAACCAATAACTAGCATCATAATATTTTCCTCAGTAAACTTAAATTTCGGCAACGTAAGTGTTATGCAATTCCCACATATCATTGGAATTACTCTCAACGATAGGAATTATCTCATTAGAAATTTCTTCTGCATAAGGGTCATTGATACAGTGAGCATCTTCAAAACGAACACCGTAATCAGACTTCTTATAAGCAAAGCCATAAATCTTTTTAAACTTGGCACGAGTAATGCGTACCGGTTCATTAGACTTATCGGACATCGGAGCGTAATACCACATATGTTCTCCTCATGTTTGTGTAGGGTAATAGTAACACGTATTTTTAGAGTTGTACATCACTTCTGCAATATTCTAAAAATAATTTATCGTTGTCTACCGTATCCCAACGACGCCAAGATGGATTCCAGACCAGAGCGTTGTCACCACAATCATTGAGCTTAAAATGGTCGTAGTACATAGCTATACGTCTAGTTTCGTCACCAGAGAACCCCAGTATAGGCTCGCCATGGGTGTGATACATATGATGGTGCATTGAGAGGTCGCATTTGTAAAACATCTCACGTTTACCACGAACGAACAAGAAGGCTTGCCCATTCATATAGAATTCTTTATCTGTTTTCAAAAGATATTTGAATACTGAATCTTTATGCATAAGTCCTCCTACCACATCCATGTGGTTAAATTATTTTCCTAACGAAACACGAGTAGGTTTTTTACCAAAATAGTCTTCGTAAGAACCATCTAAACGGCCTGCTTTAGACCGACAATACGAATCATACTTTTTGTAATAAGTCATCTCGGTATTATAACGTGGGTGTCTATCAGCCATAATAATACTTAGTGGCCAACCTTTGGCATAATCGCGAAGACCGTTTATTTTACGAATGTATCGTTTTTTCAATTTTAGCATGAGCTTGGGTACCAGATTTTACCATCGGACCGAGCAACGAAGGTGCGACCAGCTTCTTCACCATAACAAGAGCTATTCAGCCAATCTTCGAGACGAACTTCACCGTCATAATCATCGAGCTCAACACCAAAATCCTGAGCAGAAGCCATATCTTTTACTTTCTTATACAGTGCAGCCAGTTCAAGTGCCGCTTTTTCTAATTCATTAATATCAGTCATTTTTATCACCTTAGCAAGACATAGAGGAGCTAAACCAGAAACCTTCACCTTCAGGAATACCGTAGTCATCACGGACCCATTCGTAATCATCATATTCCGGACTAGAAGCTGGAATATATTCTTCGCCACCAGCGTGGAAGTGCTGACCTGTTTCGTCAGCCACAGACTGGCCTTTACGTACTAATTCACGGATTTGTTTTTCAATTTCATCAATAGTCATTTTATTTCCTTAGCATTCGTAAGAGGAGGACACCCAAGAGGTACCACTAATAGTAATACAACCGTTATAAAGCGTGATATGTCGTTCTAGGTCACGAACACCATCGATATAGATATCGGCTTCTTCGCGTTCTTCTTTACAAATCTGGATAACGTTTTCAATAGCTGCGGCTGCAGTACGGATTGCACAATCTAATTCACGAGACATAATAATTCCTTAACATTCAGAAGAAGAGGACACCCAACCACCATTTTCCAGGTCAGTTGTATAGTCATGAGTATTAACAATAGCCCATTCAGGATGACCATCTTCTTCCCAGTGGGCCAGGTCAGCTTTCAGGGCGCCAGGAGAATAATAGTCACCGCCCATACCGCGAGCAGGGTATATATTAAAATGAGTCTCATATTTGTCTGCAATTTCCTCAGCACGACGAATAGCTTCATGGATTTCTTTTACTGCGGCCAGAAGCTCCGGGTTGTTATGGTTATCATTCATCATAGCGTTTCCTTAGCACATTGCTGAAGAGGAGACCCAAGCACCAACTGTAACGACGCCGTTTTCAACTTCACCGCCGTTGTTTTCAATTTCATCTTTAAACCACTGGGAGCATTCATAACCGACAGGATAATATGTACGGCCTGAACCATAATCACCGGTACCGAATTGGATACCATACTTATCGGCAATAGCTTCACATTCATGTTCGATGGTATTCACTTTATTCAGAAGAGCATAGATAGCCTTTTCTGCAGATTTCTCATCGTTGTGTTCTGGGATTTCGATTTCAATTTTATTCATGATTTACATTCCTTAATAAAGATTTCAAGGTCATTACGTTTAGTTTGTTTTACATGCTCATTATAATTAGCCATCTCTAAAGCATATCTCTTACGGATGGGAGCATTCAAAGCGTTTGTATGGCAAATATCATACACAACAGGGATAAAATAAGCCACGACAGCCGGAGCGATTATCATATAAAAACCCATCTCAATAGGCGTGACTCCTTCGATTGCCGCCATAACCGTGGTCATTACCAGACCAACCAAACCTCCTAGCATACCGGTGACAATTCCCATAAATAAGGAAATAGCAATATCATATTCAGCCAATTGATAAACATGTGATGAAAGACTAGGCCGTTCCATTTTGAACCTCTTTAGCGTATTCGCGACATTCAGCAATAAAACGATTAAGCTTCCGTTGTTGTTTTCGAATCTCTGATGTATACTCATTAGCCAAAATAATAAGCTCATCTTTATCGTAATTTTTAATATCCGAATAACTCGGGCGGCGGTCGACCATACCAAAGTGGTCACCATTTTCTAACATCAAATAGCATACTAAATGGTAATCATCGTCAGCATCAACAAGCTGTTTACAATCACTTGGTTCATTTAAAGCGTATACTGAATAGCATAATCCAGCGAATTCCACTCGTTGAATACCCAGATTTACGTCAATAATTTCTAAAGCTTCTGCAAAAGAAAGGTCTTCAGCTAAAGCGAAGATAAAGGGCAATTTGGTAGTGTGTCCATGGCTACTTGTTCGACTTAAGAAATCATTGGAATAACCTAGGTCTTGGCGAATTCTATAAAGAACTGCATTAGTTTCATGGGAAAGACCGCTATGTTTAAACCAATCAATATTTGATATCAGGTCATCATATAAACTCATAATATTCTCCTCTCCTCCAAATAGGGAGACCGAAGTCTCCCGGTAACATTACTTAAGTGAATTAATGTAGTCGTCGATATCAGCAGAAGTCGTATCCATTCCAACCTGTGGGCCTTTAAACGTTTCTACACGCAGCAGGGTATCTTCAATATCAATCTTAGTCAGTGCAGCGATTTCAACAACATCATCGGCAGTAGCAATACCAAGGGCAGCCATATTACGAGTTTCACGGATGTACTCGAGCTTAACAGCCAGTTCCTGACGAGAGTCATCAAGTTCCTTGACCTTCAGTTTAATTTCATTACGCATTTCGATATAATCATCGGCTTTCTTACGAAGCTGAGTAGCCGTACGACGATAAAGGAGGCCGAGTTTAGCATGTACCTGGACATCAGCGCCTTCGGCAATCAGTTTACGAATTTCACGTTCTTTAGAAGCAGCAAGCTGGTCTTTTTCATTAGCCAACGCCCGAATACGTTTTTCTTCATTCACAGACTTAACATGAGCAGTCTGGAGTTCAGTGATTTTATCAATCAGGGTAGAAGCAGCTTTAGTATACTGGTCTTCGATTGACAGGTTCTGAGCCATTGCAGTACCCAGTTTAGAACGGATGAATTCAACGATTTTCTTTAAAGTGTTCATAGTATTTCCTTCAGTTGGTTAAGATTTATAATCCATGAGGACATTATACCCTGTCCTCTGAGGGATGTAAACATTTTATTTCATTTTTGCGAGGCAGATTTCATTGGCTTCCCATTGAGCTTGCTTAATAATAGCTTTGGATACAGGAGCCCTTTGGCCATAAGTTTTTGACGTTGAGAGAACAATATATTTGTTTGTCTCATTATGCCAGCCCCATGATTTTTCGCCATGGGTACCTTTAACTACAGCTGACACCTCAACAGAGCAACCACCATCAGAAATCTTGGTTTCGACAATCCATTCATTTCTCTCGACCGCTTCAAGTTCTAATCTAGTTTTTTCTTCATACATGGCAGCCCAATCAGTTTTTGCCAAGTTGAAAGTAAGAGCTTTCTCTAATTCTTTGGCAGCTTTTTGTTGTTCAGGCGTTAATGAATTGTACAACTCTTGCATTTCTTTATCTTCGATATTCATTATGTTCTCCTCAAATTATGGGCTCATAATATCTTAATCATGAGCCCATGTAAACAATTATTTCATATTATTGAAATACTCTTCCGCATCAAAATCGTTATCATGATAAACTTTGGTAGACAATTTAACATAACCTTCGGCGGCAAACATATTAACCACAACCTTTACGGTATACCACTGGCCATCATCATTACCCATTACTGCATACGTTTCAAATATAGGATGGTCGTCACCTATAACCTTAATATCGTTAACAGTAGCACCAAATTCTTCAGGAACGCATTTCATAAAGAAATTAAACAATTCACCATAATTATCCATTTTACTCTCCTTCACTCTGTTGTTTTGATAGGTCTATAGTATCATGTTTAAAGGAGGTGTAAACAACTTTTTTAAACTTTTAGAAACAAAAAAGGCCCAACCTTTCGGAAGGGCCTAGAATCAGTTCTTGTAGAACCGGAATGGGTTTATGTGGAAGGCTAACATAGCTTTATTTTAAAAGTTTCATATATTTCTCTAAGTTAACCAAAAAACCCCAGACGGGGCTTTCGTTATTTGATTTGTTTAGCAGACCAGATACGGTCTTTGATGATTTTCTGAATATCTTCAACATACTCTAAGTCGTGAGCATGCGGATTATCTTTGAAGCTATGTGCCCGTGCCAGTTTCTGGCCTTCTGTTTTGATTACTAAAAGCTCTTTAAGAATTGCTTCATACTTAGAAATAATTCCTTTGGCGATATTTTTTTCTTGAGCGGCTTTAGGGTCCGCTTTTGGCGCAGGTGCTTTACCTGTAGCTTTCTGGAACAATTCACCTGATGCAGCTAGGCTTTTAAAAACTCGGCTAACAGTATTAGCATTAGTAAAACCTTCGGCTTTAAAATCTTTAATAAAACGGAAACGTTCTTCATCAGAGGCGTCTTTGTAAGAATATTTACCTGCTTGAATTGCTGCAATCGCAGCGGCTTTTACATCTGAACTAGATTGTTCAGTCAAAAATTCATTGTAAGTTTTCATTATTATTTCCTAAGTTAATTAACTTATCTATTTATTATGCCAAAAAGCCCCAACCTTTCGGAAGGGGCTATGCCTTGCGGCAACCTTGTCGGGGTTCCACCTGCTAGGCAAGTGTTCGGTGCGCCGTTTCAGCTGTGATAGTAAAGAACCAGAACACAGTACAACTGTGGGAGGAACTATACTCCAGAGAACTTCAGTCCGACGACTTACCGGTAGCGACCCGGTTTCTTGTTTGTTGCGCCGGTGAATGCTGGCAATCAGTCTTCATACGACGGCTTGACTATATAATAGTCTTCATTTGGTATCCCGCCCTGGGATCGAACCAGGACCGCAAACTTAGAAGGATCGTATGCTATCCATTACACCAGCGGGACGTAATTTATTTAAAAGACAAGACAAATCGGAAATCTCATCTTTTTCTAAAACTATCAAATTTTCTAAAGCTTTCCATTTACAAAGGTCTCTATCTCTTTTATATCCTTTGACTTCTATATAAAAATCATAAGTGGGTAAATAAAAATCAGGAAAATAGAGATGTTCTGAACCTTCCCATTCGTAAGGAATTGGCTTTATTTCATTAGTATATTTGATATTGTGTTCTTTTAAAAACTTAGCAACTTTTAATTCCCAAGTCCCTTTAAATTTAAATCCGTCAAACTCATATGTTTTTACTCGACCAGAAACATTAGAAGCAGAATATGAATCAGGATTATCAAGAACAGCTTGCCGCATTCTTTTAGAATGTGCTTCTTTGCGTTCATTAGACCATACATATCCTGTATTGGCTTTTCTAAGTTTTTCTCTGGTTTTATCAGAAACCTTTATTTCTTTACCTAGTTCTTTGGCTTTTGTAAATTGATTGACACCTTTAAGACCGAAACGAGGGTTATTAGGGCCGCTCATATCTAATCCATTTGGGTTAGATTTGCACCGTTTTTCATGTTGCTTTAGTGAATTTAAGTTTTTACATTCTTTAGAACAATATTGGCAAAGCATAATTTTCTCCATGAATTTTATATAGATATTTATTCATGGAGAAGTTGACTGCTCTACCTAATCAAAGTTGGTGACCCAGACCAGATTTGAACTGGTAACCTTTCCCTTATGAGGGGACTGCTGCTAACCATTGAGCTACAGGGCCTTAATTCTTAACTAGACCAATTCCAACCTTCGGAAGGGCCATCATAGTGTACACAAATATCAGGCGAAATATTAAAATTGGTGTCATCCGAAGAAAAAACACCTAACTTTTTACCAAACTCGCTGAAACAGAATTGTTCACCGCCTGGTGACCAAACATCTTCAAATAAAACAGTGAATAACCATCCAGCAATTAAATCGGCATCAAATTCTGTTACGCCGGAACACATTTCATATAACTCGTCATCACAGACTGTAGCCACAATATGGGCCGAGTGTTCTTTAGATTTTAACCAAATACGGATTAAATTCCCGTCAAAACAATTATAGTTAATTTCAGATGGTTGGCAGTTATAAAATACTTCTGTAGCGATTTCTGGATTTTCCCAGGTTTCGCTGTTAAAATCGATAAGAATTGGAGTAATCATATTTTCCTCATTAGTTGATTAATTCTATTATGAAAGATTCTTTGAGGGAAGAACCTTTGGTAATAGAGGGTATTAATGATAGAGTAATAATATCACATAATTCTTAAAGCATATTAATGTAATCAAGTTTAATAGAAGCAATCTTCAAAGGATTTTTAAAGATGTCGTATTCGACCAATCCATTTTCAGTTGCGGTATAAAAAGTAAAGTTAACAGAATTATAACGATGGCTGTTAACTTTGAGCTTAACATCGCTTGAACTACGTCCTATATTAACCTGTTGAACATCAAGAACAGCATCTTTGCCATAATTGCGAATCAACAACTCAGCTGCAACCTGATCGGATTTATAGCCATTCTCTGGATTAGTAACCTTAACGTATAGCATTTAACCCTCGTCTACAATTGTGTGGGTATTGGCATTAACAATCTGCCACCAGTCAAAACGATTAGAACCGTAACAAGGCTTATTCTCGTTATCTTTAATGATATTACGTAGTTCATCTTCAGTAGCAGCTTTTGCGATTAAGTCAGTGTATCCACCACGTGGATAATAGTTGTCACCGGCGAACAAAAGGAAATTTACCTTTCCAGAAGGAATATATGCTTCCTTAGGATACTTGTTTCCTGCATGGTCTACCACTTCAATATAACGATAAGGGATATCAGTACTTTCAACCCATTGCCAAGCTGCAGCAGGAGAGTCAAAAGCATCAACACCTAAACGGTTATCTTCATCTTTAGACGGGTTATTTTCATAATCCGCATATACATAATATTCAACGTTCATTATTCACCTTTAGAGATTTTATCCATTACGAAAGAGATTGAACCAATTAAAAATGCCACTACTAAAGAGATTATATTCTCGGAAGTTGAAAGCATATCGAGCATGAATCCTGCAAACATACTAAAGCCAAAAGCAGTAACGGCTGCCAGTGCAGTAACATTTCTAATTAATTCACAACGTTTCATTTTATTCTCCAATCACTCATTTGTTTTGATAGGGCTATAGTACCATCACTAGAGCCCGTTGTAAACAATTATTTTAAATAAATTGCATACTTTTTATAACCAGCCGTTTCGTGACGCAGCCCTTTTTCATTAGCAAAACGTTCAATATTGTTAATTTGATTCTGGTCGAGTTCTGAAGTATCAAATACAAAAAAGTTTCGCTTATTGCCTAAAGTTACATGATTAGTCAAATCGATGTTATAGAGATGATTTATATTATCAATCATAGTCTTAACAGATTTGTTAATTTTTACTTCTTCATTAAGAATAGATTCAGCGATAAATTCTTGATATGTTTTCATTTTTATTCAGCGCCAGCGGCTTTCAAAAGTTTTTTAAGATTAGCGGTGCCTTGAGCAGAAAATGTGACCTTGCCGTCTTTTTCGCCGATGCTCCCGGTCAATTTAGCGAGCTTATCACTAGGGACTTTTTTAAAATCAGCCAATGAACCGTCAAAGGTTTTTGTAACAACCGGCAGTTGGTCTTCGTGTTTTTTAGCTTCGGTAATAAATTCTTGATAAGTTTTCATTTTGATTTCCGTTTGGTTAGTTTGTTTTGATAGGTCTATAGTATCATGCCTATAGACCTTGTAAACACCTTTTTTAAATTATTTTAGCCATGAAGAATTTTCAGAGACCCAGCTATCTATATCTGATTGAGGGCCAAAGAAGTAGGCAACCCCATTAGATAACTCTCCTGAAAGCCAATTTATACCTTTCAGGCTTTCTTTAAATTCTTCAGGAGTACAGGAAACCTCTATTGCCACCGAAGAGGCGGATTCCATTGCTTCTGTTAAGAATTCATTGTAGGTTTTCATTTTAAATCCTCGGCCCAGTCGAGCTTCAAGGGTTCTTTATATTCTCTGTCTAAAACAACAGGAATCTGGACATCTCCACTAAAGCTAAGTGGTCCTACATTATAAGACAGGGTGATATGAGGGGTATAATCATCAAAATCGTGCGTAGCACCTAAGGTACGAGCATACTGATGGCGGCATTTAAGATACTCTGAATTGAGAACCAATACCAGGACAGGAGAATCACCATGTTTCCACACTTCAAGATGTCCGGTCGAAGCAACTTCAAAACTTCCGGATGCAACGGTGTATGGAACGTTGACTCTTGAATAGCAGATTGTAGAATGGAATTTTTCACGAGGAACTGGATTAGGAACCTTTAAAGTGCGCTGAAGGTTTTCCAGCGCATCTAAAGTTAATTCAGAGAATTTTGCAGCAACGTATAGACCTTGAGCAAAATCTTCAGTTTTCATTATTCTTCGTCAGAAGCTTCTGGAATCAGGGCCTGAACGGCATCGATGATATCATCGATTTTAATCTGCTCACCTTCAATACCAACCGCGTGGCAGATTTTACCAAGGGCTTCCTGAAGGATACGAGATTCCTGCTGAGCTTGAGCAACGGCGTCCTGGGTATCAAGAATACGGGATTTCAGAAGAACGATTTCGGATTGCAGTTTCTGTTCGGTAGTTTGTTCAGACATTTTTATTTCCTAATAATTTATCAATAGTAGTGTATAGTTCAGAAAGAGTGCCGTTATTTTCAACAACAACGTCACCAGGTAAAATTGGTAGACCCGCTTCAGTGATGTGCGAGTCTTGTACTTGACCGGTTTCAGCGCGAACTACATGAATAATCGTAGCACCCATCGCTCTGAGCGAATCAATTTCGTGTGTTTGACGAACATCAGGTACGACATAGTATTTCGCATCAGAGTATATTTTATCAAAATAGTCTAAAGCGAACAACTTAACCCAATACATCTTATCAAATTGGTTAACAATAATATCGGTCCCAAGGGTCTGCATGAGACGACGTACTGACCAATTGTTATTTTTATTTATTACTTCAAACAGTTGGTCTTTTGTTTCTTCAGACAGATACTGGACTGGGGTAAGACCATAATGATATGCGGTAAGAACATCAATTCCCGGAATAGGAAGGATATTATTCAGTTTGACAATAGCATTTTCAAAGATATCAATCACATCATATGGTTTTAAAGGAAGGATTTCTTCGCGGTCGTAACCGATACCTTCAAAACAGTTAAAATCGAGTTTAGGCATATAACTACGGTCGAATACAGGGTCATCAGAGATGTATTCATAGGCTTCAGCCAGATACTTTTTAATAGGACCCGCGAGCTGAAATTTTACCGAATCCATATTTTCGATTACATAGTTAGCAACGGTATCCTTACCGCTACGTTTGATTCCTACAATTGATATTAGTTTCATTATTTTCTCATAGATGGATGCATAGACATACGAGCCACACGTTGTTCGGCATACGAATCAATTTGTGGACGACCTGTAACTATTGTACCATCTATTTCTACAGCAAACGATTTGAAGTTGAATGTTGCTGTAGCGATTATCGCAGGGTCGGAATCCTCTTTATATGAGTACTGGATTTCGGATAGGTCGGATGGCCAACCACCGTAGTAATGAATGCTCATTACGATTTTCTGTTTGTTATTATCAAGAATATGGAGCGTAATTGCTTCAGGTAAGCCTTTAGGATGCCAAGCTTCGGATTCGTGGGTTACGTAGTTGTTTAATGACAACATCCACTTATAAACATCAAGCCATGATTTCAATTCACGGTCTACAAGAAAGTTCACGACCAATGGGTCGAATTCTACTGTAGAACCTGGCAGCTTAGCACGATGTATACCCTGGGTCGATCCTGGGACGTCTGAGATCGGAATATGGATACCAGGTAGTGTTACATCTTGTACGTTCAATTTGAATGACTGGGTCATTCCTGAGTCACTAACCTCTAAGATAAAGTTGGTGGTGTTAGTTTGGTTAAATAAACCGTTCATAGGGTTCCTATATTGCTTAAGTCCCAGACAGTGTATAATGGTCCTAGGTCTGTTCCATTCAATAACTGGCTGGGATAATAGATTATTATGAGTTCTTCCATACTTTCTGAGCTGAATAACGCTTGCCTTTAGACATGAACTGTTGGAGAGGCATCATGACCACATTAGCCCAATCAGATGGTTTTATCTCTACTAAAGGTCCTTTAATATTTCCAGGGATATAAGCCTTAATCATAACGTCTGCACCAGCGAATCCTTTTACCTTACTCCAATCGATTTTTAATTTAGTCGAGTTGGTAATGGTAGGCGTACTCGCGTATTGCTTCAGCAATTCTTCTAGAAATTGTTGGCGTGCTTTAGGTGGGATATAGTGTAAGTTCAGACCATACATTAAATTATGCTTACCTAACCCAAGATAAATGATTAAAGGATATTTGTCCCAGTACGGTAGGGTATCCTTGTGTTTAGCGTCATAGATATAAGCATAAAGCTTTCCAGGTTGTGGTTTAGATACCTGGTGTCCACGAATTCCTTTCTTTAATGTTTCTGTAAACCATTTAGCGGATTTATTGTTTACAGCAGCGCCTTCGTTAGCAATCTTATCACGAATACTCTTTCTAAAACTGTTTACCAAAATTAATTGACGTTCGGCTTTGGTTAATTTATTGCCAGGTTTCTTCTGAAGCTTTTCAACCTGTACAGCGGTTTTAATTCGACTCGAGTATCGAGACATCGCAGATGTAAAGCTAGAATACTTAATGCCTTTATCTTCAGCGAATTTCTTAGCCGAGACACCTTTAGCCTTAGCTTTGGCATATTCAACACCTAAAGCTATCCATTGTTGTTCTGAACGGGTAGGCTTAGAACCTTTTGTGGTTTCAGTAGCCTCATTGATGTAGGAAAATATACTCATCCTTTCCATCCTAATTTTTTCAGTGAATGTTCGGTAATCAATCTAAAGGTGATACCCATTTTATCTGCTGTAGCTTTAGCTGCTTTCCACTTATCGGTATTAACAGACCAAGTATAGTGTTCGTTGATATATCTCTTTTTAGCGGCCGTAGTCATTTTAACAGGCACCGCAGGAGCATGGGTTTCTTTAAAAGGTTTGACTTCAAAAAAGAATTGTTGACCTGTATCAAATTTAACCCAGAAGTCCATAAAATAACGTCTTTTCTTTCCTTCAGCATTGCAAAAGTATGGGATAACCACCTCTTCTGAATTCCACTGGACTACATTAGGATGGTTGTCAAGCCAACGCATAAACCATGCTTCCCAAGAGGAACGATATTGGATTTTCTTCCAGTCACCTTTATATTTTTGTAAGTTTGTAGGTTTAAATTTCCCTGAGTAAGCCATAGTCGCCTCCTTATAAATATTAATATTATTTATACTCGGAGGCCCTATGCTCTTCTCATTTTTCGATCCTATCGATTACGAATCAAAAACAGTCAAGCCGGATTCGGGCTCATTAACCAATGCCGATGTATTGAGCGTGCCGATGACTGATATATTTAGAAATTATAAAGAATATTTTGATAAAGTGGCTAAAAATTATACACTAAAAACTTATTATATCAATGGGGCTCCTCGTCCGGAAGAATTGGCCCATCAACTTTATGGCAATGTTCAATTATACTGGGTTTTATTGATGTGCAATAATATATACGACCCCTATTACGGCTGGATTACAGGTCAAGAAGCGGCCTATCAAGCAGCTATCCAAAGATATTCTACTGCAGGTGGTAATCAAGTTCTTTATCATGTTAATGAAAAGGGTGAGAAATTCTGGAATCTTGTTAACACTCCAGAAAACCCGTACACTTGGTATGATAAAGGCGATACAGAAAAACGTTATCCTCAATATGAGGGCCCTTTGGCCGCAGTAGATATTTACGAGGATGCTATTCGTAAAAATGAATATAAGCGCGAAATAAAGATTGTAGACCCTAATGATATTGAGTCCTTTATTTCTGCCCTTATTCGCGAAATGGAGAAAGCCCTCTAATGATTAACATGTCTGATAATGTAAGTTGGTTCGTCGGTGTGGTTGAAGACCGAATGGACCCTCTCAAACAAGGTCGCGTGCGTGTACGCGTATGGGGTATGCATCCCTATGAAAAGGTACAGGGCCCTGTAAAAGGCCTTCGTACAGAAGATTTACCATGGATGTCAGTATTAATGCCTACATCTTCAGCCTCTGTTTCTGGTATCCAAACCGCTATGACAGGTATGGTCCCGGGTACACAAGTTTATGGCCACTTTCTTGATAAGTGGAAATTAAACGGGCTTGTCCTTGGTACATACGGTTCCGCTTCAAAACAAAAAGCAAACCCTAATGAAGGTTTTAGTGACCCAACAGGCCAATACCCACTTTATTTAGGTAATGATGCTGCTGCACTAAACCGAGGTGGTGAAGTTGGATATGATGCGACTTCTAACGTAATACAAGATGCAAACACTGATGTAGGTATTAATCCTGATGGTTTAGATTTAAGTCAAGTCAAGCCTGACGATAATCCTAATTTCACAATAGAAAACATGCTTCATCGTGATGAGGGTCTTCGTCTTAAAGTATATTGGGACACCGAAGGGTATCCTACTATAGGTATAGGCCACCTTATTACACCACAACCTATTAGAGATATGAATCAGATAAACAAAATATTATCTAATCAAATAGGCCGTGAAGTTAAAGGTAACCCTGGTGCAATATCAATGGACGAGGCTTCTAAATTATTCCAAGAGGACCTTAAAAAAGTTCAAAATGATATAGGTAGGCACAGTGTTGTAGGTCCTGTTTACAATAAAGAAAACCGTTCAAGACAAATGGCCCTTGAAAACATGGCTTTCCAAATGGGATTAGGTGGGTTGGCTAAATTCCGTGGTATGCTCGGTGCAATGTTAGTAGGCGATTATAAAAAGGCATTTGAAGAAGCTAGAAATTCGGTATGGTTTAACCAAACTAAAGGGCGTGCATCAAGGGTATCAATGATTATCCTTACCGGTAATATGGAATCATACGGCATAATGGCTCCTAAAGAACGAGAATTTAAAGGGCGTTCGTATAGGATGATTCAAACTTTTGCTGCTCCTACAAATTCAGACCCGGCCGATCCGTGGACTCCAGAAGACACAAGGATTCTTTTTAAAGAGCCTGATTCTAGTTATAAAGGCGAATACCCATATGTCCAAACCATGCAAACTGAAGGTGGACATATTCAAGAATTCGATAACACCCCAGGGCAAGAACGTTATCGTTTAATCCACCCAACTGGTAGTTATGAAGAAGTTGCTCCCGACGGACGTAAAACTTCTAAGACTGTAGCTGATGGGTATTATATGACCCAAGGTGATTCAAATACTTATGTTGGTGGTAATAATAAAGTCAATATAGGTGGTGATGAAACCTATTATAATATGGCAAACGTGCGCCGTCAAACTGATGGGTCCGAAAGCATCCATATTCGCGGTAATGAAACCAAAACTGTAGAAGGTGATGGGACCCTTATTGTTAAAGGGAACGTTACGGTTATTGTTGAAGGCAATGCCGATATAACTGTTAAAGGTGATGCAAAAACATTAGTTGAAGGCAACCATGATTACACAGTAAATGGAAACGTTAAATGGTCTGTAAACGGAAACGTTGATATGACTGTTGCCGGTAATTGGTCTGAAACTATGTCGACCATGAGTTCTATAGCATCAGGTCAATACACTATTGATGGTTCGAGGATTGACATTGGCTAATATTTTACCTATGAGCACAGATTTAGGAGACTCCATGGAAGGAGCCTCAATCGATGTTACGTTTACTGCTCAATTAGAAACAAACGAAACATTAGTTGAAATAAATATAACAGAATATGAGCCTACAGAAGGCATTATTGTCGATGGGGCCCGTTTATATGGAACCTACGAATCAGTATTTGGATTCTCCGAGGATGCATTAAAATACCGATTAAACGATGAATTTAAAACTGCTGGTTCATGGAAAGATTTACCAGAGGACGAGAGCACTCAATTATACCTCTGGAAAGCCCCTAGCAATCTCCAGAAGACTTTTTCTTATACTGTCACATTAATCTATGACTTTCAGGAAGAGACGTCAGGAGGTGATACAGGGAGCTCAGGAGGGAGTAATTCTAGAGCTGGTAACGAAACAGACCCTCCTCCAGCACCAGTAAGAAAAACCCTTACTAAGGTTTATACCAAGGTTATAGTGGGTAATTGGAGCAAATGGGCTCACCAATTAAGAGAATACGTATATGCGAGGCCGTAAATGTCAGGCTTAAGTTACAACCAATGCGTAACGGCAGGTCATGAAGCGTGGCCTCCTACAGTAATAAATGCCACCCAAGGTAAAGTATTTACGGGTGGTATTCCTGTATTAGTTGCAGGGGACCCTATTACAGAACACACAGAAATTAAAAAACCATATGAAACCCACGGTGGGGTAACCCAACCTAGAACATCAAAGGTATATGTTACAGGCAAAAAGGCTGTCCAGATGGCGGACCCTATTTCATGCGGAGATACAGTCGCACAAGCCTCATCCAAAGTATTCATAAAATAGGAATTAAAATGGCTACTCCTACGAATTACCAATTAACAAGAACCGTTAACGCTATCCCAAAAGTATTTGTGGGAGCTACGTTTGAAGAAATTAAAAAGAATATTATAGACTGGCTTTCTAGCCAGGACGAATTTAAGGATTATGATTTCGTTGGTTCTCGAATGAATATCCTTATTGATATGCTTGCTTATAATACCCTTTATATGCAACAATTTGCTAACACAGCTTTATACGAATCTTTTATAGGAACTGCAAACCTTCGTTCTTCGGTTGTCCAGGCTGCACAGGATAACGGATATCTTCCTAGTTCTAAATCAGCGGCAAAAACTACCGTAATGCTTACGTGTACTCAGGCCCTTAATGAAAAGAATATTCGTATTCCAAGAGGTACTAAATTCTTAGCGTATGCCCGTGATACATCCGCCGATCCATATTCTTTTGTGACAACAGATAACGTTATTGCCGTGCGTGATGTTAATAACCAATATTGGCCTATTGTTTCTCTGGCTCAAGGACGTATTATTCGTACCGAACTTAAATACGACCCTAAAACTCCTATTCTTATTCGCGACCCGGATATCGATAGACAAGAAGTTAAACTTTATGTTGATGGCGCAGAATGGATTAACTGGACCAATAAATCGATGGTTCATGCTGGTAGCACCTCTACCATTTACTATATGCGCGAAACCGTAGATGGTAATACTGAATTCTTCTTTGGTGAGGGTGAAGCCGAGAAATCTGTTGCAGGTGGAGTATTAGAAGCTAATTATATTGGTGGTCTAAAACCTGTTAAAGATTCTACCATTGTTATAGAATACCTTCGTACAGACGGTGAAGTTGCAAACGGTGCGGTTGACTTCAGTTATGCTGACTCCTTGGCTTATATTACTGTAGAAAAAATTACTGAAAACTATAACGACGACCCTGATTATGTAGGTGCCGATGGCGGTGGTGACCCTGAAGATATTGAACGTATTCGTGAATTGGCTGTAGTTAAGCGCGAAGCCCAGATGCGTGCTGTAACAGGAACCGACTACGATACATTCGTGTCCGAACGTTTTGGTTCTATTGTACAAGCAGTACAAACCTTTACAGACCCAAATAAGCCAGGTTATGCTTTTGTCACCATTAAACCTAAATCAGGGCTATATTTGACCGCAGTCCAGCGTGAAGATATCCAAGACTACCTAAAAGAATTTAACTTGGCCCCTATTACCGCTTCTGTTATTTCTCCCGATTATTTGTTCTTAAAGCATAAAATTAAGGTTTCGTATGCCTTGAATAAATTACAGGAATCTGAACAGTGGTTATCGGCTCAAATTCTTTCTCAGATAGACCGTTATTATATTAACGAAGTAGAAATTTTTAACCATGGATTCGCTAAGTCAAAAATGCTGACTTATATTGATAATGCAGACCATAGTATTTTAGGCTCCTCTGCTACCATAACAATGGTTCGTGAGGTATTGAACTTTTTCAAAACCCCTGAATCAGGTATTAAATACTATAATCAATACACTAACCGTTCTGTGGTTTCTAGTGAATTTGAGTTTGTCCCTACTACCGTTTCTGAAGACAATCCGGCATATAATGTCAGAATTGCCGCTACAGATAAAGACGAACGTGGTGATGGTAAAATTGTTATTGGGCCTTTCCGTCCAGGAGATGTAATTGAAAACCAATATATTAAACCATATACAGGAAACGACTTTGATAAAATGCCTGCTCCTGCAGACCAATCCGTTTATTACGTTATAGGTGAAATTGATTATTATTCAGATTTCATTTTCTGGGACATTGCGGCTATCGGTTTAACGTCCGATCGTTTTGAAGTTCAATCTATAGAACTTTATGCGGGGCCTGACCAAGACAACATCTTTACAAAAGACGGTTCGTTAATCGTATTTGAAGATGACCTCCGCCCTCAATACACGACCATTGAATTAGAACCTATTACAATATAAGCCTCTTAGGAGGCTTTGAGGAGATTTAATGTCTGTGCAAGCGCCTTCCGTTACTAGTTTGAGAATTGATAAACTCTCGGCTAACCATGTAAGTATTCTTTGGGATGACGTAGGCGCCAATTTCTATTATTTCGTAGAACTGGCCCAAACCAAGGATGCGGGTGAATCTATACCCGATGATAAGTTATTTTGGAGAAATTTAGGTTACACCCCGAACAATAACTGGTTCGAAGAAAGATTTATTTCTCCTGATTCGTTTTATAAAATGCGTGTCGCTGTAGCGGCTCAAGGATTTGAACAATCCGACTGGGTTTATACAGAAGAATTCGAGACATTTTCTACTAACGCATATACCTTCGAGCATATGCGCGAATTCACTTTATCTAATAAATTCATTGAAGAAAAATTTACTAAAAATAACCAGAGTTACGTAGATTTTAATAGTGACGCCATTATGGCCTCTATGATGACCGAAGATTTTACTTGGACTCCGGCATATTCACACCTTTCTTCAATTTCTAATTACGTATTAAAGGCTGACCGCTTCCATGAGATTCAAGGAAGTATCCAAGCCGTTTGTAAAGACCCTAATCGTTCTATTTTAATGGAGCTTGGTGGTGTACTTTACCTTTTAGAAAGATTCCAAAACACCGCTAAGGTATCTAATGATAAGGCCCAGAACTGGCATTATATCCGTTTGTTTAATGATAGGGTAGGTAATCCGGTTTCACGTACGGCTCATTATCAAACAGACACAACAACTTATGTTCTAGGTTATGACCGTATATTTTACGGACGTAAATCGAGTGATATTCGTTGGTCTGCTGATGATGTACGTTTTAGCTCACAAGACGTGACATTTGCCAAAATTGGTAGTGATATCGACCTGGACTTCGAAATCGAAATTTTCGGTTCTTATGCCCGTTTACCATTAGCTATTTCTACTATCACAGAAGCTATGTGTGCTTCGGACGATTTTATTTACGTTGCGGCCCGTGACCGAGTTTATAAAGCAAAAACTACTGATGCCCCTATTGATACCGACCCGGGTTCTCCTACTTATGGTGAAAAAATATTTGAAAGCGGATATTCGACTATAACCGGTAACCCTAAAGCAGTTTGTTATAAGTTAGATTCAATCCAAGGAAATACCTTTGCCTTAATTACGGGTGAAGTTAAAGAAGAAAGAATGGACCCTACTAAAGAAGAAAACGTGGTTGATTCTGAATCTAAAGGTGTTTATTGGCTGGATGTCGAAACCGATACGTGGACCCGAGTATTTGGTAATACTGAAGAAGAGAGACGTCGTATTGAGCACGGTTATACTAGCATGTCTACTGATGGCGAAGAAATATTCTTTAGCTCCAGTAACTTCAAATACGAAATAGAAGTTGATAACGAATTACCTTTAGAAACCCCTATTGTGGCCTCAGCGGTAAAATATGTTAAGGACGAACAGTGGATTCATGATAAACATTATCTGATGATGAGCTTTAGAGCTAACAGTAAGTCAGATTTTAAAGAATTCAAACCTGGTCGAATGGCTTATTATGCTGAACCATTCTTTAGTTGGTCTAGACGCGACGGGACCCGTTCTTGGATTACCACAAGTAATCATGCAATGGTTGTTTATAATGATGCCTTATACCAGAAAATTATTGATTTAAACAGTGGTTCTTCTCCTGAACGTATTATTCGCGAAATTTGGGATAAAGGCTTTTGTACCGTAACATGCCCGAACATTGAATTCAATGGATTTAAAAAATATTCTTCAGGTATAATGATTCACAAATCATCGGGTGAATTGGTTGGATATTTCGAGTTCGACTACCGAGTTCGAGATGAAGTTAGAATAATTTGGAAGCCTAAAGAAATAATGTTTACGGCTGAGCTTCAAAACCAAGAGCATGAAATTCCATGGACGCCTAAAGAAGAAACCGGCGAACAAGACCCAGATTTGCGTCCTTTATTGGTTAAAATGGTTCCTGATAGTTATTTGCTTCAAGATTCTAACTTTGAAAAATTCTGCGAATACTATCTTCAGTTTATTAGTGATGGCTCCGGCACCCATTATAATAATCTATTAAATCTTATTCGTAACCAATATCCTAGAGAAGAAGATGCATGGGAATACTTATGGTCTGAAATCTATAAACGCAATATCTATTTGTCTAAAGAAAAACGCGACGAAGTAGTTCGTTTCTTCCAAGCAAGACAATCGGATTTCTGGTCTACAAAAGGTACCGAAGCTTCATATAAATTCCTGTTTAAATTGCTTTATAACGAAGATGTTGAAATTGACATCGAGTCCAAGAACTCGATTGAATATGATATCATTGTAGAATCCGACAATATCAGTGAAGATATCGTAGGCCAAACGATTTATACCCCTACAGGAAGAAGTAATGTTACTTATATAGAACGAAATTACAAAGATGGTAAATTGCAATGGCGTTTAACCATCCACAATCTTTTAGGCCGTTTTATAGTCGGACAAGAGATTAAATCTGAACGCACCTCATTTAAAGGTATGATAGTGCAGGGTGTACGCGGTAAAGAATTGTTAAGTAACAATATCGATTATATTAACCGTAACCGTTCTTATTATGTTATGACTATTAAATCCAACCTCCCTACTTCTCGATATCGTAATGACGTGTTGAGATTTGTCCACCCTGTAGGATTTGGCTTTATAGGGATTACGTTGCTTTCTATGTTTGTTAACGTCGGATTGACATTAAAGCACACGGAAACCATTATTAATATACTTAAGAACTATAAGTGGGACTCAGGACTTCCATCCGAGTGGTACGATAGAGTTGCTGTAATCGGATTTGATGGTAATATAGAAAGAGACCCTAGAACAGGACTTCCGGTTTATAACGTTGGACCTAAAGCAGGCGAACCGTTCCCTATTCCTGATGACTATGATGCAGAAAATGATTTCTCTGTATTCCAAGGTCAATTACCTCATGAACGTATTAAAAAGCATAGTCCTTTATTTGACCAAAGTGCAGTAACATTTTCAAAATGGCGTGCTTTAGTTGATGACAGACTTAAAGCTGATATAGGAAACCCTAGAGACCCGCAAGACCCAACTCAGGTAAAAATTGATGATTAATTCAACAGTAATATACCGTTCTATTGTTACTTCTAAATTTAGAACGGAAAAAATGTACAACTTTTACAGAACAATCGGTGACGGCGAAGACCAGAACACGATGTATGTATCTTTCGGAAGAGCCCAACCATGGGCTCCTAACGAAAACGACCCAGGCTTTGCTCCACCTTATCCTGTAGATGATTCTGAGGGCGTAGAAGACGTCTGGACAAACATGATGGGTTGTGTTAAGGTTTATAAGAGTATGCTAGATTGTGTTGTTCCTCGCAAAGACTGGGGCGATACCTCTTATCCTAACCCTTTCACTTTCCAAATCGGTGAAATTGTAGTGGCGAATAGCCAACCACAAAACCGTACTGATGTAGGTGCAGGTTGGATGGTTTATCGTTGTGTAGACGTACCGGAATCCGGAGCATGTTCCATTTTATCTCTTGATAACAAAACCGAGTGTATTAAACTTGGTGGTAAATGGACTGCTAACGTTCCTTCAGTTAAAGCCCCGGCAGGACAAGGCGATACAGAAGGTATGGTTGATACTGGTGATGGATATCTTTGGGAATACCTTTATGAGATTCCACCTGATGTAAGTATCAACCGTTGCACCAACGAATATATTGTAGTACCATGGCCAGAAGAAATTGCTGAAGACCCTGAACGTTGGGGATACGAGAATAACCTTACTTGGCAACAAGACGATTATGGTTTAATTTATCGTATTAAAGCCAATACTATTCGTTTTAAAGCATTCTTAGATTCAGTTTACTTCCCTGAATTTAGTCTGCCTGGTAACAAAGGGTTTAGACAACTTTCAATAATTTCCAACCCTTTGGAAGCTAAAGCCCACCCATCCGATCCGATCATTAAAGCCGAAAAAGAGTACTATGATGTTATAGACCTCTCCCGCCACTCCGGTGAAATGATTTATATGGAAAACCGACCTCCGGTTATTCGTTCCATGGACCAGACCGAAGAAATTAACATTGTCTTCGAATTCTAAAAAGGGCCGCAAGGCCCTTTCGGGGGTATAAATACATTATATCAATAATGAGGCATACCTATGATTAAGCAAACTGGTAAATTACTAATTGACGTTGGTGAAATTGGTAATGCTAGCACCGGCGACATCTTATATGACGGTGGTGTTAAACTGAACACCGACTTAAATAACATCTACAATACTTTTGGTGACCAACGTAAAGCAGCCCTTACAGGCGAAACTACCGGTCAGAAATTACATGCCACTGGATACTATCAAAAATTTGGCGATACCGACCAAGCAGGTTCTGTTGACCTTGGCTCTTTGGTTGATATTGATGCCTCTACAGGTTCTATAGTTTTGACAACTGTAAAAGGAGCTGTGGGTGAAGGTATTGAAATAATTAACTCTAACGGAAGCATTTCAGCTACTAACTATCTTGAAATCCGTATATTGGATTCATTTTTAAATCACCCTACATCAACCCTAAGAATAGTAACTCCTTATACTCGAGTTCTGTTGTGGTGTGTAAGTGATATAAACGGTATAGCTGTATGGGATTATTCTATTGAGAGTATGTTTGGTGATAAGCGAGTACCATTAAATAGAACATATAATATTTCTAACGTACCTAGAGATATCCCAGTGGTTTTTTCAGGCCAATATTCTTTGGTTAAGCTTTTAGTTACGGCAGTAAATGCCAATGAAACCATTTATAAAGCTTCTGAATATCTTTTGTTTATGGATAACCAAGCTAAAAAAATATATTCTACGGAATACGCTGTTATCCGTCGTGGTCAGGCCACTGATGAAGACGAAATTTACAAACTCGATTTTAAATTTGATGCAACTAACTATATAGTGGCTACGGCATCATCTGAAATCCCTATGAGATTGGCAATTAAAGTCGTAGATACCCAAACTATTGGAGTCCCAGTATAATGAAACAAGAATTAAAAATCGGCCAGGCCGTTGACGATGGCTCCGGAGATTACCTGCGCGCAGGCGGTCTAAAAATCAATAATAACTTTAATGAGTTATATTATCAATTAGGTGATGGAGATAATCCACACGCTGCTGGTGCCTGGAAACAATATTCTACTGCAGACGGTCCTTTACTTAATGCCGTTATGGGTCATAGCTACACATTGAATACCCAAGGTGGAAGGATTAACGTTCAACTTCCTAAAGGCACCCCATCAGAATATAACTTTGTAATTCGTTTACGCGACGTTTATTCTTCTTGGCAAGCTAACCCTGTAACGATTATACCTGCTCCAGGTGATACAATTAAAGGTTCTGCTGTACAGGTTGAAATAGCACGTAACTTTGCTGACCTTGAACTTGTTTACTGTGCTCCAGGACGTTGGGAATATGTTGAGAACAAACAAGTTAACCGTATCCCAAATAACGACCTCGCTACTGTAGCAACTAAACAGTTTATTGCCACTGAAGGCCAAACTGATTTCTTGGATATTTTCCCAGGTCTAACCTATAATATTTCAAGTCTTAGCGTTATCCAACGTGGTAACACCTTGTTTTATGGTGTAGACGATATATTTGATGAAGCTACTTCTGAGTTTGGTAGCCCAGGTGCAAACCCAGGCGAATTGGTTGAATTGAACGGTAAAGATATCCGTTTGAAATATCCTTGTGAAGCTGGCGATACGGTAATTATTAAATCGTATAACGATGGATTGGCCCAATGGCGTAGTTCTTATAACCGTCGTGATATTACCATTTTAGATAAAACCCTGACCCATGAAACCACAGTTAATGGTTCTAAAGTAGTATTAGACCTTTCTACCGTACAGACTATTACATCGGCAGAATTAAACGTTTCTCCTACAAGCCCTATTAACCCTAATGCTTGCCAGGTGATGCTTAACAGTACTTTATTGCATCAAGCTGGTACTGCCGGATTCCCTGCTTTCTATTGTGAAGGTGTTGATACGGATGATGCAGGCCTTTGTGCAGATTCGGGTGGTGTATGGACCCAATCCAAATCTGATTATATTTTGAATATAGCAGATGATGACAAAATCGAGTCATTTGAATTTGGACGTAAACTGGAACATGGCGATATCCTTACTGTGATTTGGTATAATAACGATATCGGTACCACTATGACTATTGACGAGATTTTAGATACAACAAACGATATCTATATTTCTCAAGGTCCTTCGGTATCTTTGACTGGCCAGGTTCGTATTACTGATGTGGATAATCCGTTTTCTCCTAACTTTGAACCTGTAGCAGAATCTGAAGTTTCTATTAATACGGCCGCAGTGATGTTTGATTTGTTCCACCCTATCGGAACGATTTATGAGAACACCGTGAACCCTAATAACCCTGCAACTTATATGGGTATGGGTAGTTGGAAACGTCTGTCTGATAGTTTCCTTGTAGGTTGGTCTCCGGACGCTGATTCATTGTTCAATGCAAACAATAATGATTTAGATTCTTCAGGTATTCCTAAATCTACTGCCGGTGGAACAGGTGGTTCTCATAATATTTCCATTAAATATGAAAACGTTCCTGAACTTAATACAGATGACAAGGTATTAGTTGCTGATGATAACGGTCCTATTGTTATCGGTGGATGTTTGGTAGACCCGGATGCCCAAGGCCCTGCTTATACAAAATATCGTGAAGATAAAGCTACGATAAACAAGCAGCAATCTACAACGCCTATTCCTATTGATACTTTGCCTCCATATACAACCGTTTATCGCTGGGTGAGGATTGCGTAATGACTTTAACAGAAATGAAAAGCGGGTTAAAATCCCGCCTTGCTGACTTTTTAGAATTTTCTTTTACAACTAATCAACCTGCCGCAGTGGCAGGTCAACGTCCTATTGGTGGTCCATCAGCAAACCAAACTCAAAAAGGCGTTTATTATCCTACGGTCCAAAGTGCTATTGATGATATTGCTTTCCGTGCAGAACTTCCTGTTAATGCAGTTGTAACTACTACTGAAAACAGAGCGCCTGGTTTTATTCAACAATCGGATAAATTAACTTTCTCTGGCTCCATTTCTTCTGGTGGTGAATTAGGCGATACGGTTATTATTAAGGTATTCGGTTTGCCTGTTGAAGTTATTGTAGGTGATTCTTCGGTCCTGGTTGCTTCTAAAGTTAACGATGCTTTTATAAGCGCTATTGCCGATAGTTATATTTTGGCAGAAACGTCTATTGACCCTCTAGACCAATCTACTTTAAACATTAAATATAACGACTACCAAAACCATATTTTTGAGCCATTTAAACAAGCAGGATGCACCATTTCTCAGACTATAGTTCAAGAGCCTCGTGCAGGTTATGGATACTGGGAATATTTGGGTTCTACTACAGAATCTATGACAGGTGGAACCGTAAATGGAACAACAACCTTATATCACTATAAGCGAGTAAGTTAATGTCTACAAATACACTAAAACACATAAGTGATAAATCAGAATTTAAAACATTCGACCCTACCGGGTCGAATTTTGACCCCTCTATTACTAATGTCCAGGACGCATTGGCGTCTATTTCCGCTATAGGTGTTACAGGTAATATACCTTCGGCTTCTGAAACAGAACAGGGTATTATTAGATTAGCGACCCAACAAGAAGTTATTGATGGTACTGATACTTTCTCTGCGGTAACTCCGGCCACTTTAAAAGGTCGTTTAGATATTCCTACTCAAGCAACAGAAACTTATGTAGGCATCACCCGTTATGCCACTAATGATGAAGCCATTGCTGGAACAGAAACCCAGGCTGCAATCGTAGCATCGTCTTTGAAAGCTACTATAGATTATACATTCACCAATCGTTTAGCCACAGAGAACACTACAGGCGTACTCAAGATTTCAACCCTGCCGGCTGCTCTAGCAGGTACAGATGATACGACGGCAATGACACCTCTGAAAACCGCCCAGGCAATTGGTGCCGCTACATCCGCATTACCGACTTATGCCAGCGCTACCCAAACTGTTGAAGGTATTGTTAGAATCGCAACAAATGCCGAAGTGGCAAATGGTACATTGACCAATGGTGTGGCAATTTCTCCTTCCGGGTTAAAATCTTTAACTTCTACCCAAGGGCGAGCAGGTATTATTAGATTGGCTACTCCACAAGAAGCTTCGGCTGGGAGCGATTCTAATATAGCTTTATCTCCTTCAACTCTTCTTTCTCGTACTGGTACTACTGGAAGGTTGGGTGTTGTTAAATTATCGACTACGGTTGGTTCCGGTGATGGGAATACGGCATTGGCATATAATGCTAACGTTATTTCTACCACAGGCGGCACCATTAACGGTACTTTAAACGTTAATGGTAATTTGCGTCGCAATGGGCGTGATGTTGTTACTATCGACCAATTAAAAGATTCTGTCCCTATCGGTACTATTGTTATGTGGGGAGGCCAGATTAATAATATCCCTGCAGGTTGGGCTGTTTGTGATGGTGGTAACTCTGGTGAACAAGGATTCCGAAATGTAGTTGGTAGTAAATGGGGTTCAACTGGTGCTCGTCCCGACTTCCGAGGATTATATCCGCGTGGAGCAAACCAGACTAATGACGGCGGATTAAGAGAATGGGATGCCAACGTTAGAATTAGAGATGCCAAAGGTAATGATGCCAAAGGTAAACCAAGATTAGGCGTAGGCTGTGGTTCATATGGCCATGGTACTGTACAAGCCCAGCAACTTCGTTTCCATAAACACGCTGGCGGCTTTGGTGAACACGACAATGCGGGTGCATTTGGTAATACCGTTCGTTCTAACTTTGCCGGTACTCGTAAAGGACTGGACTGGGATAACCGTTCTTACTTTACAAACGAAGGATACGAAATTGATGGTTCAGGTTCACGAGATTCAAGAACTACCCTAAACAGTGAAGGGTTAATTGGTAACGAAAACCGTCCTTGGACTATGTCCATCCTATTCATTATTAAAGTTGCTTAAGGAAATAAAAATGATTGACAAACTGAGTATTAAAGAACTTCCGTTTGTCGATGGTGTACCTGATGCATCCCAAGAGCGTATCCGTTGGATACGCAATGGAGAATGTATTGAAGGAGCCACGACTAAATACGGTCACGACGGTAATTTGAACGCCCCTGCTTTAGGAGTACAAACCAACGTAGTTAGATTAGAAGAAAACAGTATAGCTTCTAAAGACAAAATTAACGAGCTTGTGGATAACGTTAATTTGATTAATGAAGCCCTAGATATTTCTACTGATACGGCGGTTATTCAGCAAATTGAAAAGAACCGTGTCGATATACTGGCTGTGGATGAAAAGGCTTCCGAAACTAAACAAGAATTAGGTGACTTAACCGTTAATTTTAATTTTTTAGAAGAAGATGTAGGTTATTATGACCCGTCTTTAGATGGCCCATATCTCACCGTCAGAGAAAATATAAATCTTCTCAAATCTGAAATTGGCCACTATGCAAACCAGGACATAAACAGCCAGCCGCTTCCTCCAGGTGAAACTTCTGAAGCCACCGGCATGAAACGTCGCATTATGGATAATACCAGTGCTATTGTCGACCATTCACAACGTATAGATACCCTTGAAAAGAATTACGAAGATTCTGATGTAGGGCAACTTGGTCTTAAGCTTAACGAAATTCGCGAAGAACTAGGTCCTCATATTGATACCGTAGGTAAACAACCAGCGTATACCAGGATTTCTGCTCTTGAAACTGCTGCTGAAAGCTTTAATGAATCAATAGATTCCATCAAGACCAGTATAGGTTTTGATAAAGGCTCTATTGATACAAGAGTAACCACACTAGAAACTAAAACTTCCACTTTGGAAAACACAGTTAATAATGGTTTGGTTCCTAGAGTTACTGCGGTAGAGACCACTATCGGTACTGCGGATACCCCTACTTCTATTAACGGTAGATTAGGTGGCTTACGTACTGATGTTAATGAGCTAAAAAATATAGTTGGTGATAGTTCGTCTGAAGGGCTTCGTTTCCAGGTTTCTGATATTGACCGTAAAATTGGTGCCGATGTAAGTCCGGCTGCAGGAACAATTAATAAACGTTTGAATGACCTTACAACTCAAGGTAATACTTCAGCCTCTACTATTCAGGACCTGCAGGCAGAGATTGGTAATAACCAAACCGGTATTAAGGGTTCTATTCTTAAAATTACCAACCAGATTGAAGGAACCAACCCTAACGGTAGTACTGTAGAAGAACGAGGGTTAATAAACTCTGTTAAAGGCCTTGAAGCCCAAATGCCTACTAAATTGGGTGAAGCTCCTGCTGACGGTAAATTGTACGGACGTAAAGATGCTGCATGGGAGGAAATCCTTGACGGCACCGCAGAAATTGATGCAGTCAAAGCTTCTTTATTGGTTACAGACGGTAAAGTATCAGCTTTAACGGCAAGAGTCGATTCCAATGACACTTCAATTTCTTCTCTTGATACACGTACCGGAGCTTTAAACACTTCAGTAGGAGAAATTAAAGCCGATATCGTTTTGTTAAAATCTAAAGACACCGAGCAAGATAGTCGTATCACAGCTTTAGAAGAAAGTGATGTTACCGTTAACGGAAAAATAACGGCACTTGAATCTAAAACCGATACCACTGATTCTGATGTTACTGCTTTGGCCTTAGATGTGAGTTCTATAGAATCACAATTAACTCCTATTAAAGCTGATATAACTAAGAACAAAGGCGATATCGTTACTTTAACCGGACGAGTAGCTGCTAATGAAGGTGAAATTACCGATATTAAATTGGACACCGCTAAAATAGCTCCTTTAACCACCAGAGTCACTACTGCTGAAGGTAAAATTGTCACCTTAGAAACAGGTTTAGCTGCTGTTAAAGTTGAATCTGATAAAGTTGCAGGAATTAATACCCGTTTAGGTACAGCTGAAGGTAAAATTACCACCTTAGAAACCGGTTTGGACGATGTTAAAGTTGAATCCGATAAAGTTGCAGGGATCGATACCCGTTTAGGTGTTGTTGAAGTTGAATCTGGTAAAGTGGCTGGAATCAATACCCGTTTAGGCGTTGTTGAAGGTGAAGTTAGTACTCTTGAAACCGGGTTGGCAGCAGTTAAAGTTGAATCCGATAAAGTTGCAGGAATCAATACCCGTTTAGGTACGGTAGAAGGTAAAGTTGGTACTCTTGAAACAGGTTTAGCGGCGGTTAAAGTTGAATCTGATAAAGTTGCTGATTTAGGAACCCGTTTAACTGCGGCTGAAGGTAAAATCACTGCACTAGAAACTGAGTTGGCTAAACGCCCTCCTGTTGCTCCTGCAGCTGATGGACTTCCGTATGTTCTGGTTGATAATGCATGGGTTCTATTGTCAGATTTTGTGACTTTAAACTCAGCACCATAATAAAAGGGCTTCGGCCCTTTTTTTGCTATAAATACGGTTATTAGAGGAATAAAATATGGCAAGTGAATCATTTAACCCTAAGCAACTCAAGGACGCTATTCTGCGCCGCCTGGGTGCGCCGATTACAAATATTGAAGTAACTACAGACCAAGTATACGATTGCATCCAGCGCGCCCTAGAGCTCTACGGCGAGTATCATTATAATGGGTATAACAAAGGTTATCAGGCTTTTTATATCGGTCATGATGATGAAGAAAAATTCCGTAATGGAGTGTTTGACCTTAAAGGACGTAATATATTTGCAGTAACACAAATTTTGAGAACCAACGTGGGTTCTTTAACATCTATGGACGGGCAAGCAACTTATCCGTGGTTTACTGATTTTGTATTAGGCCTAGCCGGAATTAATGGTGGGTTAGGGTCTTCATGTAATAGCTTCGGACCTAATGCCTTTGGTGCTGACCTTGGTTATTTTACACAATTAATGCAATATCGTTCTATGATGCAGGACCTTTTGGTTCCACTACCTGATTATTGGTATAACGATGCCACTGAACAGTTGAAGGTAATGGGTAACTTTGTTAAAGGCGATTTTATTGTAATTGAAGTTTATACTCGCTCTTTTAATGGAGTGGATTCTATGGTAGGAAATACTGTAGGATATGGTTATGCTTCAGCTTGTGGTGAAGATGCATGGAGCCCGGGTGCTGTTTGGGATAACCCGTCACGTCGTATTTCTGGTATGCGTGTAGGTGAGGACCTTGGTCTTCAAGATGGTGCATATAATAACCGTTGGGTTAAAGATTATGCTACGGCACTGGTTAAAGAAGTCAATGGTAATATTTTGGCCAAACACCAAGGCATGCAACTTGCAGGCGGAACCACCGTAGACGGTATTCGATTGATTGAAGAGGCTCGTTTAGAAAAAGAACGTCTTCGTGAAGAATTAGATTTACTCGACCCACCAACACCTATTTTAATTGGATAATTATGGCTACTTTCGATTCGAGTTTATTCGCTAAGCTAGAAGATAATACTGGCTATGCTAACACGAACGAAACTGAAATAATGAACCCTTTCGTCAACTTTTATAAGCATGAGAATACCCAAACATTGGCTGATGCTTTAGTTGCTGAGTCTATTCAAATGCGTGGTATTGAGCTTTATTATATACCACGTGAATACGTTAAACCTGACCAGCTATTTGGCGAAGACCTTCAGAACAAATTTACTAAAGCCTGGAAGTTTGCAGGATATTTGGATTCCTTTGAAGGTTATTCCGGTGACAATACTTATTTCAGTAAGTTCGGTATGATGGTTAATGATGAGGTAACAATCACAATTAACCCTAACCTTTTTAAACATCAATGCAATGGCACTGAACCTGTTTCAGGCGACTTGATTTATTTCCCAATGGACAACAGCCTATTCGAAATTAACTGGGTTCAACCTTATGACCCATTCTATCAAGTGGGTGCTAACGTCCAGCGTCGAATCACTGCTACCAAGTTCATTTACAACGGTGAAGAACTTCGTCCTGAATTACAGAGAAATGAAGGTATTAATATTCCCGAATTCAGTGAGCTTGATTTAATGCCTGTTAAGAATATCGACGGGTTGGCTGATATCTCCGACATTCAATACGAAGAGGTCAATGAGATTAATGCCGAAGCTGCAGAATTCGTACATCCTTATGTTGTAATTAATGGCCGAGGAGAGGATGCTCCTCCTACAGCATTTGATGATGCTTTTTTAGATGATTAAATAATACATGGCGCATGGTGCGCCATTTAGGAGGTTTGATGTTTGGACATTGGTATAATAGTTCGCTACGTCGCTATATTGTTTTGATGGGTGATTTATTTTCCCATGTTCAAGTAGCACGTCAAAGAGAAGATACAGGGCTTAAATTTATTAAGGTTCCTATTACGTATGCTTCTAAAGAAAGATTTATGGCAAATTTGGGTAAATGGACTGCTGTTCAAAATATTCCAAACCCTAATATGTCTCCTAAAGAACGAGCTGAACAAAAAGCTAAAGTGGAAACAGTTCTCCCACGTATGAACCTTCAAATGGTTGATATGCTTTATAACTCACAATACAAAACAGCTCTTCAGAACAGAACACAAATTCAATTTGAGAATGGTGACCCAAGAAAACGAGTTAGCCAATATTCTCCTACTCCGGTTAAAATGATTTTCGAACTGGGTATTTACACTAGAACCCAAGATGATATGTTCCAAATTGTGGAACAGATTATGCCTTATTTCCAACCTCACTTTAATACAACAATCACTGAACTCTATACAAACGAGATTAAATTTGACCGTGATATTCGTATTGTGTTCCAGTCTATTGCTATGGATGAACAACTTGAAGGTGATACCGCTTCACGTCGTCGTTTAGAATGGTCTATGATGTTTGAGGTTAATGGGTGGTTATATCCTCCTGTGAAAGAAATGGAAGGCGAAATTAAAACCATTTATCTTGATTTCTTTGCTAACTCAAAGGAACTCGCTCCTGAAGGTAATTTCGAATCGGTTGATAGCGAAGTGGTTCCGAGAGGTGTAGAACAAACAGAATGGGATGGAAGTTCCGTTCAAACATATTCACAAGATATTCCAGTGCCTGTCGAGCCAGCGCCTCCAGCACCAAGGAGAAACCCATGAGCGATTTAGATATCAATAAATTAATGGATATTACCGACCTCCCTGGCCTGACCGGGGAGGAAGTTACAGCCTATGAACCAATAGTATTAAAAGAAGTGGAAAGTAATCCACAGAACCGTACTCCTGATTTAGAAGACGACTATTCTGTGGTTCGTAGAAACCTCCATTTCCAACAGCAAATGTTAATGGATGCAGGTAAAATATTTTTAGAAGTTGCTAAGAACGCTGAATCACCGCGTCATATGGAAGTATTTGCCACATTAATGGGACAGATGACTACCACTAACAAAGAGCTTTTAAAACTTCATAAAGAAATGAAAGATATTACCGCTGAACAAATCGGTACTAAAGGTGGAGAGCCTAATCAAACTAATATCCAAAATGCCACTATTTTTATGGGTTCACCAACCGATTTAATGGATGAAGTGGGCGACGCTTATGAAGCCCAGGAAGAACGTGAGAAGGTAATTAATGGAACAACCAGTTAACGTATTAAGCGATGACCATCCACTAAACGAAGGCAAGACTATAGTCATTAAGCCACCGGGTTCGCTTGAACGTAAAACAGAAGAAGGTATCAATTGGATTAAATCCCAATGGGATGACAAATGGTACCCTGAAAAGTTTAGTGATTATTTACGTATCCATAAAATAGTTAAAATTCCTAATAACGGGGACCGTCCAAACGAATTCCAAACGTTTAAAGATAAAATGAATAAACGTACCCGTTATATGGGCCTTCCTAACCTTAAACGAGCAAATATAAAAACACAATGGTCTCGTGAAATGGTTAGTGAATGGAAGAAATGTCGTGATGACATTGTCTATTTTGCTGAAACTTATTGTGCAATTACACACATTGACTACGGTACAATTAAGGTCCAACTTCGTGATTATCAGCGTGATATGCTTAAAATCATGAGTAAGAACCGTATGACGACTTGTAACCTGTCTCGACAGTTAGGTAAAACAACCGTCGTTGCTATATTCCTTGCCCACTTTGTTTGCTTTAACAAAGATAAGGCAGTAGGTATTCTGGCGCATAAAGGCTCAATGTCAGCCGAAGTACTTGACCGTACCAAACAAGCTATTGAATTACTTCCGGATTTCTTACAGCCTGGTATCGTAGAATGGAACAAAGGCTCAATCGAGTTGGATAACGGTAGTTCTATTGGTGCTTATGCTTCATCTCCTGACGCCGTGCGTGGTAACTCCTTCGCAATGATTTATATTGACGAATGTGCGTTTATCCCTAACTTTCTGGATTCATGGCTTGCTATCCAACCAGTTATTTCATCTGGTCGTCGTTCAAAGATTATTATTACAACCACTCCAAATGGTTTGAACCACTTCTATGATATTTGGACTGCTGCTGTAGAAGGTAAATCGGGCTTTGCACCATATACGGCCATCTGGAACTCAGTTAAGGAACGTCTTTATAACGATGCAGATATATTTGACGATGGTTGGGAATGGTCCTCTCAGACAATCTCTGCGTCCTCTTTAGCGCAATTTAGACAGGAGCACTGTGCAGAGTTCCAAGGCACAAGTGGTACACTGATTAGTGGTATGAAATTGGCTATTATGGATTGGGTGGAAGTTACTCCTGAAAACGGATACTTTTATCGTTTCCATGAGCCAGACCCTACTCACAAATATATTGCTTCATTAGACTGCTCAGAAGGTCGTGGACAGGACTATCACGCTTTACACATTATTGACGTTACAACGGATGAATGGGAGCAGGTTGCTGTTTTGCATTCTAATGAAATATCCCATATGATTCTCCCTGACATAGTGTATAAATATCTAATGGAGTATAATGAGGCTCCTGTATACATTGAACTTAACAGCACAGGTGTTTCGGTTGCCAAATCTCTTTATATGGACCTTGAATACGAAAACGTTATTTGTGATTCGATGCAAGATTTAGGCATGAAACAAACCAGACGAACTAAACCCGTAGGCTGTTCTACATTAAAAGACCTTATTGAAAAGGACAAATTAAAACTTAATCATAAGCAAACAATAATGGAATTCCGTACCTTTAGTCAGAACAAGTTATCTTGGGCTGCAGAAGATGGTTTCCATGATGACCTTGTGATGAGTTTAGTGATTTTTGCCTGGCTAACGACCCAGCAAAAATTTGCCGACTTCATTGACCGAGACGAAATGCGATTAGCATCTGAAGTCTTTAGTCGTGAGTTGGAAGATATGAACGAAGAATATAATCCAGTCGTTTTCGTGGATGCTGGCGATAATTCTTATGAATATTCACCATTGAATCATGGTATTTCGTTTATATAAATAACAATAAAGCATAACCAAGAGGATTCAAAATGGCTTTATTATCACCGGGCATTGAGCTCAAAGAAACGTCCGTACAGAGTACTGTCGTTCGTAACGCAACGGGTCGTGCAGCGCTGGTTGGTAAATTCCAGTGGGGCCCTGCTTTCCAGGTAACTCAAATTACTAACGAAGTTGAACTGGTGGATTTGTTTGGAGGTCCTAATAACGAAGTAGCAGATTATTTTATGTCTGGTATGAACTTCCTCCAGTATGGTAACGACCTTCGTACAGTTCGTGTTGTTAGTCGTGAGTTTGCTAAAAACGCATCTCCTATTGCCGGTAATATCGAAACCACTATTACTACGGCCGGTTCTAACTATGCAGTAGGCGATAAAATCAATATTAAATATAACCAAACTGTAATCGAATCTGAAGGCCGTGTTACTTCTGTAGATACAGACGGTAAAATTCTTTCTGTGTTTATCCCATCGGCAAAAATTATTACTTATGCACGTTCTTTAAACCAGTATCCTACCCTGGGTCCGGCTTGGACGGCTGAAGTTACTTCCGCTTCTTCTGGTGTTTCTGGTACTATTACCGTAGGCAAAATTGTTACCGATTCCGGTATTCTTTTGACCGAAGCCGAGAATAGTGAAGAAGCTATTACTTCTCTTGAATTCCAAGCGTCTCTTAAGAAATTTGCTATGCCAGGCGTAGTTGCTCTTTATCCAGGCGAAATTGGTTCTACCTTAGAAGTAGAAATTGTTTCTAAAGCAGCTTATGATGCCGGTTCTACTAAAATGCTGGATATTTATCCAGGCGGTGGTTCTCGTGCTTCTATTGCCAAGGCGGTATTTAATTACGGTCCTCAAACAGAAGACCAATACGCTATTATTGTTCGTCGTGATGGCGCTATCGTAGAATCTGTCGTACTTTCTACCAAAGAAGGCGAAAAAGACGTTTACGGTAATAACATTTATCTTGATGACTATTTCGCTAAAGGTACTTCCAATTACATCTATGCAACTTCTCTGAACTGGCCAAAAGGCTTCAGTGGTATCATTAATTTGATGGGTGGTGTTTCTGCCAACGATAAAGTTACCGCAGGCGATTTGATGCAGGGTTGGGATTTGTTTGCCGATCGTGAAGCCCTCCATATTAACCTTTTGATTGCTGGTGCTGTTGCTGGTGAAGGTGATGAAGTTGCTTCTACCGTCCAGAAACACGTTGTTAGTATTGCTGATGAACGTCAGGATTGCTTAGCATTTATTTCTCCTCCTAAAGGTCTTTTGGTTAACGTTCCACTGACTCGTGCAGTAGATAACCTTATCGACTGGCGTACTGGTTCAGGATTGTTTGAAAGCAACAATATGAACATTAGCACCACTTATGCTGCTATTGACGGTAACTATAAATATCAGTATGACAAATATAATGACGTAAACCGTTGGGTGCCTCTGGCCGCCGATATGGCCGGTTTGTGTGCGCGTACAGATGATGTTTCTCAGCCTTGGATGTCTCCAGCTGGTTATAACCGTGGTCAGATTCTTAACGTTCTGAAATTGGCAATTGAACCACGTCAAGCACAACGTGACCGCATGTACCAAGAAGCTATTAACCCAGTTGTCGGTTTTGCCGGCGGTGATGGCTTCGTATTGTTTGGTGATAAGACTGCAACTAAAGTTCCATCTCCGATGGACCACATTAACGTTCGCCGTCTGTTCAACATGCTTAAGAAAAATATCGGCGATGCCTCTAAATATAAACTGTTTGAATTGAACGACAACTTCACTCGTTCAAGCTTCCGTATGGAAGTTTCTCAGTACTTAGATGGTATTAAGGCACTTGGTGGGATTTATGAAGGACGTGTGGTTTGTGATACTACAGTGAACACCCCTGCGGTTATCGACCGTAATGAGTTTATTGCTAATATCTACGTTAAACCTTCTCGTTCTATTAACTACATCACGTTGAACTTCGTTGCAACGAGCACTGGTGCTGATTTTGATGAATTGATTGGACCGTTAGTATAATCTATTATCCCAGGTTGTAATATAAAGAACCTAAAACCATTATACCATGAGTTTGGTTACAGCGTACATCACGTAGAATTGCGCCTGGGATTGATTATTCTCTCAGAATATGATTTATCAACTGTTATAAATAAATTAATCAGAACGTTCCTGGTGTGTCCAGGAACCGACTTAAGAGGCATCCCATGGAGTTGACAGATATCACTCGTGCGTTTGAGTCAGGTGACTTTGCACGCCCTAACCTTTTCGAAGTGGAAATTCCATTTCTTGGTAAAAACTTTAGCTTTAAATGTAAAGCGGCACCTATGCCGGCAGGCATTGTAGAAAAAGTACCGGTTGGCTACATGAACCGTAAAATTAACGTAGCTGGTGACCGTACGTTTGATGATTGGACTATTACCATTTATAACGATGATGCACATGACACTCGTCAAGCAATTGTTGATTGGCAGAATCTCTGTCATGGTATGACCAATGAAATTACGGGTGCAGCACCTGCAGAATATAAGAAACAAGCAGTAGTTCGCCAGTTCCATCGTGACGGCAAGACTGTGACCAAAGAAGTTACAATTTACGGCTTATGGCCTACTAACGTTGGTGAAGTCCAGATGGATTGGGATTCGAACAACGAAGTTGAAACGTTTGAAAGTACGTTCGCTATCGATTGGTGGGAATGAGTATAAATAGAATTATCAAGGAGCTTCGGCTCCTTATCCCATTCATCGGAGACTCTAATGGCAAACTTTAATACAATATTAAGTTTTCTTAAGCCATGGGCTAATGAAGACGAAAAAGAATATAAACAACAAATTAATAACAATTTAGAGTCTGTCACCGCACCTAAGCTTGATGATGGCGCTCGCGAAATTGAGACACAAGAGCAAAATATTCCTTATAATGCTCTTATGCAACAGATGTTTGGTAGTAATGAGCCTGAAGTTAAAAATACCAGGGAACTTATTGATACCTACCGTAATTTAATGAACAACTATGAAGTCGACAACGCCGTACAGGAAATTGTGTCTGACGCTATTGTCTATGAGGATGATAAAGAAGTAGTTGCATTGAATTTAGACGGGACAGAATTTAGTCAAGCAATTAAAGATAAAATCTTGGCCGAATTCAGTGAAGTTTTAAACCTTTTAAATTTCCAACGTAAAGGCACTGACCATTTCCAACGCTGGTATGTAGACTCAAGAATTTTCTTTCATAAAATTATAAACCCTAAAAAAATGAAAGATGGCGTACAAGAGCTTCGTCGCTTAGACCCGCGCCAAGTCCAATATATTCGTGAAATCGTTACACGTATGGAAGATGGTGTTAAAATTGTAGACGGATACCGTGAGTTTTTCGTTTATGATACAGGTCATGAAAGCTATTGCGCAGATGGACGCATTTATTCAGCCGGGACTAAAGTTAAAATTCCTCGTGCTGCTGTGGTTTATGCCCATTCAGGATTATTAGATTGTTGTGGTAAAAACATCATTGGCTATTTGCAACGTGCTATTAAGCCTGCAAACCAGCTTAAATTGATGGAAGACGCAATGGTCATCTACCGTATTACCCGTGCTCCTGACCGTCGTGTATTTTATATCGATACAGGTAATATGCCTTCACGTAAGGCTGCAGCACAAATGCAACATATCATGAACACGATGAAAAACCGTGTAGTGTATGATGCTTCGACAGGTAAAATTAAAAACCAACAACACAATATGTCCATGACTGAAGACTATTGGTTGCAACGTCGTGACGGTAAAGCGGTTACAGAAGTTGATACAATGCCAGGTGCTACTGGTATGAGTGATATGGATGACGTTCTTTATTTCCGCACAGCACTTTACCGTGCACTGCGTATTCCAGAATCACGTATCCCTAGTGAATCTAATTCAGGTGTTATGTTTGATGCCGGTACAGCTATAACTCGTGACGAGTTGAAATTTGCTAAATGGATTCGCCAGCTCCAAAATAAATTTGAAGAAATTTTCTTAGACCCATTAAAAACAAACCTCATTCTTAAAAAGATTATTACAGAAGATGAGTGGGAAAGAGAAATAAATAATATTAAAGTTACGTTCAATCGTGATAGCTATTTCAGTGAAATGAAAGATGCGGAAATCATGGAACGCAGAATCAATATGCTAACGATGGCTGAACCATTTATTGGTAAGTACATTTCACATCAAACGGCTATGAAAGATTTCCTTCAGATGACTGACGAAGAAATTAATCAAGAAGCTAAGCAAATTGAAGAAGAGTCTAAAGAGGCTCGTTTCCAAAACCCAGATGAAGAAGAAGAGGATTTCTAATGGAAGATTTAATCGAAGCTATTAAATCAAACGACCTCGTAGCAGTTCGTAAAGCAGCAGCCCCGCTTATCGAATCTCGAGTAGCCGCTTTGATTGAAGCCCGTAAAGCAGAAATTGCTCGCTCCGTTATGATTGAAGGCGAAGAAGCTGACGAAGATGACGAAGACGAAGATGACAAAAAATCCGATAAAGCAGATAAGAAAGACAAAAAAGAATCTGACGACGCGGATGAAGGTGATGATGGCGATGACGACGAGGACGATGAATAATGTTCCTTATCCCTGATGATTACGAATTAACTCTTGAAAGCGTAGAGGCCAAAATTCTAGAAGCACAGGGACGTTTTGCTATTCTTTCTGAAGCACTCGAGAAAAGCGATATAAATAATCTTGTAGAGAACATGATTGCTGATGGTGATATCGATACAGCTATTGCCATTGCTTCTTTGAATGAAAATATGGCTCTTAACGAATTTATCGTTAAGCATGTCTCCTCTAAAGGTGAGCTTACTCGTACTAAAGATATTAAAACCCGTCAACGCAATGCTTATCAAACGACTGGGTTATCTAAAGCAAAACGCCGTCAGATTGCTCGCAAAGCATCTAAAACCAAACGTGCTAATCCGTCTACTCAAGTACGTGCTGAACGTAAGCGTAAAAAAGCTCGTTCTAAACGTAAAGCCTTTGGACTTAACTAATGAAACCTGAATTGCTCATCGAACATTGGGGACAACCAGGTGAAATTATCGATGGGGTTCCTATGTTGGAATCTCATGATGGGAAAGATTCTGGACTTGCCCCAGGCCTTTATATAGAAGGCATTTTCATGCAAGCCGAAGTAGTTAACCGTAATAAACGTCTTTACCCAAAACCTATTTTGGAAAAAGCCGTTGCCGATTATATGGCAGAACAAGTTGCTACTAAACAAGCTTTAGGAGAATTAAATCATCCGCCTCGTGCTAACGTCGACCCTATGCAAGCCGCTATTATTATAGAAGATATGTGGTGGAAAGGTAATGACGTTTATGGACGTGCACGTATCATCGAAGGTGACCATGGTCCAGGTGATAAACTAGCTGCAAATATTCGAGCAGGTTGGGTTCCTGGTGTTAGTTCTCGTGGTCTTGGTTCTTTAACCGAAACCAACAAAGGATATAAGCGTGTAAACGAAGGTTATAAATTAACCGTCGGTGTTGATGCAGTATGGGGACCATCTGCTCCTGATGCTTATGTAACTCCAAAGCAAATTACAGAATCACAAACGGTAGAAACCGATACCAGTGCCGATGACGCCTTTATGGCTCTCGCAGAGGCCATGAAAAAAGCGTTATAAATATTATTATCTAAACAACAGGACTACAAAATGCTTAAAGAACAACTGATTGCCGAAGCACAGAATATTGATGCTTCCGTTGCTCTTGATAGTATTTTCGAATCAGTTAATATTTCTCCGGAAGCAAAAGAAACTTTCGGCACTGTATTCGAAGCTACCGTCAAGCAACACGCCGTGAAACTGGCTGAATCTCACATCGCTAAAATCGCTGAAAAAGCGGAAGAAGAAGTTGAGAAAAATAAAGAAGAAGCTGAAGAAAAAGCCGATAAGAAAATCCAAGAAGCTGCCGGTCGTTTCCTTGACCACGTTGCTAAAGAATGGATGGCTGAAAACCAGCTGGCTGTTGATAAAGGTATTAAAGCCGAACTGTTCGAATCCATGTTGATGGGTATGAAAGAACTGTTTGTTGAACACAATGTGGTTGTTCCAGAAGAAGCAGTAGATGTTGTTGCTGAAATGGAAGAAGAATTGGCTGAACAGAAAGCCGAAACCGCTCGCCTGTTCGAAGAAGTTGGTAAGCGTGATTCTTATATCAATTACGTACAGCGTGAAGTTGCTGTTACGGAAGCAACCAAAGACCTGACCGAATCTCAGAAAGAAAAAGTTAGTTCTCTGGTAGAAGGCATGGATTATTCCGATGCATTTGGTAAAAAAATTAGCGCTATCGTTGAAATGGTTAAAGGTCAGTCTGACGTTGAAAAACCAATCACCGAAGCCGCTATAAATAAAACTGAAGACGATGCTGCAGCACTGAATTACATTTCGGAAGCAGTTGAAGAAAAAGGCGCTAAGCCTACCCTGTCCTTCGCGGACCTGTCTGCAATCGCAGCATCACGAATTTCTTAATTTAATAAGGTTATACAACACATGAAAAAGAATGCATTAGTTCAAAAATGGTCCGCTCTGCTGGAAAACGAAGCTCTTCCTGAAATCGTTGGTGCTTCTAAACAAGCTATCATCGCTAAAATTTTCGAAAACCAGGAACAAGACATCCTGACTGCTCCAGAATATCGTGACGAAAAAATCTCCGAAGCATTTGGTTCTTTCCTGACTGAAGCTGAAATCGGTGGTGACCACGGTTATGATGCTACCAATATCGCAGCTGGCCAGACCTCTGGTGCTGTAACTCAGATTGGGCCGGCAGTAATGGGTATGGTTCGTCGTGCTATTCCTCATCTGATTGCTTTTGATATTTGTGGTGTTCAGCCTCTGAATAACCCTACTGGTCAGGTATTTGCACTGCGTGCAGTATACGGTAAAGACCCTATCGCTGCAGGCGCTAAAGAAGCTTTCCATCCGATGTATGCTCCGAACGCTATGTTCTCTGGTCAGGGTGCTGCTGAAACTTTCGAAGCACTGGCTGCAAGCAAAGTTCTGGAAGTTGGTAAAATTTATTCTCACTTCTTCGAAGCTACCGGTGCTGCACACTTCCAGGCTGTTGAAGCTGTGACCGTTGATGCAGGCGCTACTGATGCCGCTAAACTGGATGCTGCTGTTACCGCTCTGGTTGAAGCTGGTCAACTGGCTGAAATCGCTGAAGGTATGGCTACTTCTATCGCTGAACTTCAGGAAGGTTTCAACGGTTCTACCGATAACCCGTGGAACGAAATGGGCTTCCGCATCGACAAACAAGTTATCGAAGCTAAATCCCGTCAGCTGAAAGCAAGCTACTCTATCGAACTGGCACAGGACCTTCGTGCAGTACACGGTATGGATGCAGATGCTGAACTGTCCGGTATCCTTGCTACCGAAATTATGCTCGAAATCAACCGTGAAGTTATCGATTGGATTAACTACTCTGCACAGGTTGGTAAATCTGGTATGACCAACACCGTTGGCGCTAAAGCTGGTGTGTTTGACTTCCAGGACCCGATTGATATCCGTGGTGCTCGTTGGGCCGGTGAGAGCTTTAAAGCCCTTCTGTTCCAGATTGATAAAGAAGCAGCCGAAATCGCTCGTCAGACCGGTCGTGGTGCTGGTAACTTCATCATCGCTTCCCGTAACGTAGTTAACGTACTGGCTGCAGTTGATACTTCTGTAAGTTATGCAGCTCAAGGTTTGGGTCAGGGTTTCAACGTTGACACAACCAAAGCAGTATTTGCCGGTGTTCTTGGTGGTAAATATCGTGTTTACATCGACCAGTATGCTCGTTCCGATTACTTCACCATCGGTTATAAAGGTTCTAACGAAATGGACGCAGGTATCTACTATGCTCCGTACGTTGCACTGACTCCGCTGCGTGGTTCCGATCCGAAGAACTTCCAACCGGTAATGGGCTTCAAAACTCGTTACGGTATCGGTATTAACCCGTTCGCTGACCCAGCTGCTCAGGCGCCTACCAAACGTATTCAGAATGGTATGCCTGACATCGTTAACAGCCTCGGTCTGAATGGTTACTTCCGTCGCGTTTACGTTAAGGGAATTTGATAACATAAGTTATTAATTCTTAAATTATTTGGGAGACTTCGGTCTCCCATTCTTGTTTCTATAACTTATAGCAATCGTCAAATTGAGGCCTTGTTTCTTTAATCCAATTACGAATGGTAGCTCCGGTAACATTAAAAAATTCGGCGGCGGTTTCGTATCTGTCAAATCTATATCCTTTAATCATTATATCAACAAATACAAATTTCTTACCTTTATTAGAGTTCTCTCTAATTTTGGCTTTATGTTCTTCCGATAGTTTCCTACCTTTAAGATGAGAATCCCTATTCTCATAAAACTTTTTATTAGCTATAGATTTGTTTTCTCGGTGCTCTTTGGATTCTTTAGAACCTGTTTTCGATTTAGACATTTTGGCCCTTACTTCCTTGGTCATACCTGCCTTGGTCTTTTCGGATAACATCTCACGATACCCAGGTTCCTGTAAAGCTACTATAACAGGATTACCCTTACCACCTAAAGCTGCATTATAAGTATCTGTTCTCATAACAAAAGCCTCGTCAACTAGTTCGGCTTCCTTAGCATACATCTCTTCAGATGTTTCGAAATTGAAAAGGATTTCCTTTTTAAAATTCTCTAAGCCGTATTTCTTTATGGATTTTACTATGTTAACCCCGGAGCCCATATAAGAATCATTAACATCTGTAGTGGCATGGGCTCCAACATAAATCTTGTTATTAATGAGATTGGTTATTTTGTAAATTAAATAATTCATATTTTACGCTGCTTTGACACGACGGTTGATGATATCACGGAAGTCAATACGATTTTCTTGGATTTTCAGCCAGTTACCAGATTTGTCTTTGGTATGGGTAGAGTATTCACCGTTCCACCAGAAGTCGGTAGCATAAGCCATGGCTTCGTATTTCTTAACTAGTGCATTCACTGCATTACCGTTAGGATTGGAACCATATTTTTCTACCAGGGCTTTGATGTCTTTATCAAGAGCGGAAAGAGTAGTACGAATAAAGTTTAACTTGTTCATTTTTAATCTCCTCATGTTTTGATAGGTCTATAGTAACATGTGATAACCTTGCTGTAAACAACTTTTATAAATAAACATATACCCTCAATAAGGAAAGCGCAATGGCAAAGATTAACGAATTACTGCGCGAGTCAACAACTACTTCTAGCAACTCATTGGGTCGCCCTAATCTTGTTGCTTTGACCCGTGCTACAACCAAATTGATTTACCGTGATATTATTGCTGAACAACGTACTAGCCAGCCTATTGCTGCATTGTATGGTGTCAAATATCTTACCCCTGATAATGAATTCAGCTTCCAAACTGGTGCCGTTTATGGCGGTGAAGTTGGTTCTAAAGACCGTGAAACTATCCCGGAACTCACAGATAAGGCCCAGGCGATTGCCGAGGGTGAATATTTCAAGTATCAGAATGTGGTTTATAAGGCTCTTCAAGCAAGCCCACTCGCATCCACTAGCGCTACAGAATTGGCTGATGCCCTTCAAGAAGGTTTGGTGTCATTAACTTGTCGTCTTGTTCCTGATGCGGCCCACACAGAAAAATTCGAAGCAGGTGATGTTGAAATTAGCAATGCAGTATTCCAGGTTAATAAATGGAACGCCCCTGTTAAGTCCCGTAAGCTTAAAACCGCTTTGACTGTAGAACTAGCCCAAGACATGGAATCTAATGGCTTCGACGCCCCTGCGTTCTTAGAAGACCTTTTAGCCACTGTAATGGCTGATGAAATCAATAAAGACGTATTACAATCCTTGATTACCGTATCTAAACGTTACAAAGTAACTGGTGTATCTGATAACGGTATTATTGATTTGTCCTATAATTCCGCTCCAGAAAGTGCACGTAAATTATATGAAATGGTTTGTGAGATGAATTCTGAAATTCAGAAAACCACTTCTTATTCAGGTACGTTTGTTGTCGCATCTAGTCGTGTAGCCGCAATGCTTGCAGGTTCAGGTTGGTTGAAACATAAACCAGAAGATGAAGCTTGGCTCCCAGAAACTGCTTACGGTTATTTGATTAATGGATTGCCTGTATTCTGTGATGTTAATAGTCCTTTAGATTATGTTATCGTAGGCGTTAAAGAAGATTACGGCGGTAATGAAGTAGTTGGTTCTATTTTCTATGCTCCGTATACCGAAGGTCTGGATTTAGACGACCAAGAACATGTTGGTGCCTATAAAGTTATTGTAGACCCTGATAGTTTGCAACCGGCTATTTCTCTGATGGTTCGTTATGCACTTTCAGCAAACCCGTATACCGTTGCTAAAGATGATAAAGAAGCTCGTGTTATAGACGCAACTAATATGGATTTAATGGCAGGGCAGAGTAATATGTCTTATCTGCTTGGTGTTAAACTTCCTCCAATTATTTACGAGGCATAAATGAAAAAGATTAATGCATTAATACAAGAATCAACTTTGACGGCGGCCAACCAGGTCGCCCGTCCTAATCTTCTTTCATATACCCAGGCAACTAATAAAAGAATTTTTAAAGCCCTTGTTGCTGAACAAAAAACTACTCAACCTGTTGCAGCATTATATGGTGTCCGTGTTTTAAACCCAGACGATAAAATGACTTATCTCGGCGGAGCCACTTTTGCAGGCGAAATTGGTATGTTCGAACGTAAAAACATTCCTGAATTCACCGATAAAGACGAAGCATATGCTGTTGGTGATATGTTCCAATTCGAAAGTGTGGTTTTCAAGGTATTAGAAGCTTCTCCGTTTGCAGGAACAACTGAAACCGATTTGGGTGAAGTTATTTCAGAAGCTATTGCAGCAGGCCATATTCGTATGATGTCTGATGCAGCCTTTACCAATAAATTTGAAAAAGGCCATCCTGAGATTGCTGAAGCAGGATTCCGTATTGATAAGTGGCAGACTGAAGTTAAATCGCGTAAACTTAAAACTTCTTTGACTGTAGAACTGGCCCAGGATTTAGAATCCAACGGGTTTAATGCACCAGACTTTATAGACAATATTTTGGCTATTCAAATGGCCGAAGAAATTAATAAAGACGTATTACAGTCCTTAATTACGGTAAGTTCTCGTTTTAAAGTCCAAGGAGTTTCCGAGAAAGGCGTCTTGAACTTAACAGACCCACAATATGATAACGCCCAAGACCGAGCGCGTACCTTGTATTACTATATGTGTGAAATGAATTCTGCTGTTCAACGCCAGACTTCGTTTGCAGGTACTTATGCAGTAGCTTCTTCTCGTTGCGCCGCTATTTTAGCTGCATCCGGTTGGGTTGAGAAAAAAGAAGACCAAGACGAATTAGCTTATGGCATATTAAAGAACGGTCTACCACTTTATGCTGATATGAATAGTCCGTGTGATTATGTTATTGTCGGTGTAAATGCTCAGATGGGTGAAGGGCAGACGGTCGCATCTTTGTATTATGCGCCTTATACGGAAGGGCTCGAAGAAGTTGATGATGAAGGTGATACTTCAGTAGGTGAATTCAAGGTTATTGTAGACCCAGATTCATTGCAACCTACCATATCTTTATTGGCTCGGTATGCATTGACTGCGAATCCTTATACCGTCGCTAAAGACGACAAAGAAGCTCGTATTATTGACGGTGCGGATATGGACAAAATGGCTAATCAAAGTCAATTGAGTTCTTATCTTGGTGTTAAACTTCCTCCATTGGATAAAAACTAAAAAAAGGGACCTTACGGTCCCTTTATCATTTATTTGGATACTAGTTCAATCCAAACATGTCTTAATGTTTCTTTTACGCACTCAATGAGCTGCTTTTTAACTTCAACAGGATTTTCAGCGTCAGTTAATTCCAATTCTTCACGGGCAGCTTCTTCAAGGATATCTTGGACCGTCAAGCCCATTACCTTTCCAAAATCTTTAGGTGATACTTCGCCAATCTTACTAATAACGTTATTGATACGGTTAACTGTCACATAATCAGTGAATTGCCACAGCAAATCCATATCATCTTGGGATAAAACTACCGCAGCCTTAATAGGCTTATCAGACTTTTTCTTCTCGCTGAATTTAGAGTTCTTACATTTAATCGCTACACGATTTCCGTTTGGAAGCCAGGTAGGAATATCAGGTTTAAGTACAAAGCCTTCAGCCGTGAATACTTTACCTTCTACCTTAGGAATAAAGTCTGTCGAGTTTGCAATAGTTAGGCCAGCGTTATCCACCGCAAAATTATAATCAGGAATAACTGAATCAAAGTCATTAGGTAATTTAATAAGGTCTTCAAAGCTACCTGTAGCCAGACATGGAGCTACCTTAAACTTATGGATAATACAGAAGGCTTCCATCAATGTATCGGTTAGAACAGATTCTGAACCATCTTCCTTAGTAACTCGGATATCGAACACATAAAAGTCTTTATCACCGTAGTCCACATTCTTCTGGATACCTGGCCCAGCGAATTCACCATAAATCTGGTACGACTGGTAATTAATCGATTCAATTAGATGTTGAACAGATTTAATAGAATCAGCATAGTTCTTGAGTACAATTTCATAGCCATAGAAATCTTCAGCAGGGAGGATAGGGCCAGTGCGCTTGGCGCATGTGACTGCGTCACGTTCTATGATTAAACTAAAGTTGGTCCCATGAATCTTCTCACGTGCTACCCATTCACCACCAGTCAAACCATTAGTACGGAGTTTTTCGATAAACTTACTGTTGTAATGGTTTTCGAGACTGCTATATTTCTTGAACATATTATTTGCTTCCATAATCAATTTTAACCAATTTACCTTTAAGGTAACCATAATTTGAAGGCTTGCAATCAGACATATACAGGCTTTCTACCAGAGTGTGGTGCCTAGCATGGTGTATTTCTGTTTTCCACAACCCGATATTAGTAACTTCTTTAGCTCTTGGCATAACTATAACGAGTCCTAACCAAGATTTCCATATAACAGGGCACAAATACGAGTCATTCAAAGATGTAAACTCATGTTCTGTTATATTACAACATAATCCAGTTAAAAACAATTTCCAACTATAGAAACTGGGTATTTTGATGGCGTATCGTTTCGTCAGGAAGACCTGACGGGTGGCACCATTTCTCTTTTTAAGAAGCGGCATAAATCACCATAATAAATATAATTAAATAGAAGAGCTAGTATTCTTCTGTCACCAAGCCAAATGGTTTAACGGAAGGACCTAGACCCATTATAACACACCTAAATTTAAAGCATATTACTTTGGACCAAAAACGCGCTTTGCGCTGACCTTTTTGTTGTTTAATCTTTTACGATATACGACTTTCTCTCTTGCTTTAAACTTGGCCTTAGCATTCTCAACTTCGGCCCAAGCTTTAGCCATATCTCTGGCAGTTCCGCCAATCTTTTTAGCAATATCAATAAAATTCATACCTGATTCATGTAAAAAATGTACTTTAATCTTATCCATAACAATTCTCTTGTGATTTGACTATTCAATAGTAACATGAGAATTTTAACTTGTAAACAGGAGATTCATGGTAGGACAAGTAGCACCTTAGGCTCACTATGCTGGGTTCTTCTCAAAGTTATGGGCGTGAATTATAAAGCAAGCTTTTAGGGAAGGGCCTAAGGGCCCTTTTTGGTACGTAAAATTTTATCTATAGTAGCTATTATCCCAAAAAAGGAACTAATGCAGGTGAAAAGAGCCAATATAGAAGCAAACATCACACTAGTTAATGAAATTAACGAAAACAAAAATAGCACTATAAAGAAAATCAACACCCATATATATTTGTTAAATTTCATATATTCACCTATTAAAAATTATTCGTCAATAACTTAATCTCCTAAAATATCATAAACTAAATAAGGGCCGCAAGGCCCTTTATTAATAAACGTAATCGTAAATAATTCCAGCATCCAAAGCGGTTCTGTGAATAATTCTACCATTACGAGATTCCTGTAAATCAACCTCAGGATAATCGGCTACCATTTTTTGAAGGGTATAACGATGGAGATAATATTCACTATCAGGTTCGTCAGTTTTCCAGTCTTTGCCTTCAAGAGTCATTTTCTGGATTTCATCCATAACCCACCAACCACACCAAATATAAGCTGAATTACGAACTGGTAGCGGATGAACGTAAGGTAGTTCGCCCTCTGGTTCAGGAGCTACTTTAGCCGTAATTGTTACATTACCTGTTTTTTTGACTGTCACTGGATTATAATCGGTCGCCGAAACAACAGCAGAAACTTCAATAACCTGTGAACCTTCGGCGCTTGTGTCAATTACTAATGTATCTGTAGTACCCACAACAGGTGAACCGTCTTTCTTCCAAGAATAGGCAAAAGTAGCACCACTAGGCGCACCGGCTACTGTGGCTTTAAAAGAAGCTGGGGTTCCTTCAGAGACAGTAATAGAAGCAGGCGTTAAATTAACGGAAACACCCGCCATAGTCTTTTTAGTAATTGTTACACTTCCTGTTTTGGTAACAGTTAAATCATTATAATCCGTACCTGTTAGGACTACCGAAACTTCAATAGAGTAAGAACCTATTGTAGACGTATCAACAGCAAGAATATTACTGCTTTCGCCTGGAATAATAGAACCGTTTTTCTTCCAAGAATAAGTTGCATTTACACCGGAAGGGGCGCCGACTACATCCGCTTTAAACTGTGCAGGTGAGTCTTTCTCTGTACTAATTGAGGCGGGCGTTAAAGTAACAGAAACACCTGATATAGTTTTCTTAACAAAAGTTACCGCAGCACCTTTAGTAGCGGTAGCTGAAGTATAATCAGGTGCAGTAACGGTGACTTCACAGTTTAAAGTGTAATTTGCTGCTGCCGCTTCGGTTACGGTAATAGTTTTACCAGTTTGTCCAGAGATTACACTAGTGTTACGTTTCCAAACATAAGCAATTGTTGCACCGGCAGGCGCGCCCGTCACGTTAGCAGTAACAACTTGAGATTGGCCAACTTCTTTAGAAACCGAAGTAGGGTCCAAAGTCAATGTAATAGCAGGCATTGGTTTATTCTGGACAGTTAAAGTTGTCTCAGCCTCAGCAGTTTCCGGTTCACCGTCTGCCGGAGTGGTGGTTGCAACAACTTTAATAGTCTTACTGCCTGCCGGACCAACAGCGACATAAGCCATTGCTGCAGTCACAGAAGATTGTGGAACGCCATCAACAGTCCATACAAATGATTCAACACCTTCAGCTGCAGCGCCAGAGCCGGTTGCAGTGAAATTGGTTGTTGCTCCAATAACGGCCGTAGCCGCCAAAGGAGCAATAGCTACGGTATAAGCCATAATAAACCCTTATTTTAAAGTGACAAAAGATGAGTTACGAGTTTCTCGTATTAGAACAGACCCATTACGATTGATGTAATAAATCAAGCTGAATAGTGTTTGGTGTGCAGTAGGATGTTGGAAAGCAGTCGGACGTTCTTTCCAATCCGGAGTCTCAGAAATCCATTGATAAATCCACCAAGGAACAGTACAGTAACCAGGGTTTTTACCAATAAGCAAAAGATTAGGGCTGAAGTTTTCAGGTAAAGAGAATACAGGTTTTTCCAATTCAACAACCTTGTCTACAGCCTCTTTGAATTTCTCTTCGTCAAACGGAACATCCTCTTCAATAACCTCTACCTTAGGAAGTTCGACTACCTCAACGACTTCAACTACAGCCTCAGGGGCATCGAACAACAGGGTTGCTTCTTCTTTAGCAGGTTCGGCTCCATCAATAAATTCATTAGAACCTGTAAGTTCGTCAGCAGCATCAATCAAATCAGAAATGGACAAACCTTCGGTTTCTGGAAGTGGTTCGTCGGCCAGGGCTTTAAGACCTTCAGTGATATCGATAATCAAATTATCAAACGAACGGGTTTTCTTAAGTTTTAAACCGAACTGTTCGCCGTATTCGATTAACTTAGCTTTAGCTTCTTTTTTATCTTCGAGTGCACGAAGCTCTTCAATATATTGGTGGTCCATAATCATTCTCTTTTCTAGTGTATAAATATAACTATATTTATAACTGAGAATTACTTATGCAAATTCAAGTACATTTCGATAATTTTAGTCATGTTCGTATTGAGTGTGATGAATCCACATTCTACGAACTCAGAGACTATTTTAGCTTTGAAGCTGATGGATATAAATTCAACCCTAAATTTCGTTATGGGCAATGGGATGGTCGTATTCGTCTTCTGGATTATAACCGTAAACTTCCTTATGGATTGGTTCCGCAGATTAAAAAATTCGCTGAACAATTTGAATACTCTCTGTGGATTGACCCACGTATTCTTGAACAGGAAGATATTTCACGTGAAGATTTTGATTCATGGGTGGCTTCTCAAGAAATTTATTCAGGGTCTACCAAGATTGAGCCCCATTGGTATCAGAATGAAGCCGTATACAACGGTCTGACAAAACGTCGCGCAATTCTGAATTTACCTACATCCGCAGGTAAATCATTAATCCAGGCGCTCCTGAGTCGATATTACGTTGAGAACTATGAAGGTAAAATTCTTATCTTAGTTCCTACTACTGCACTCGTTGACCAGATGATTAATGACTTCATCGATTATCGGTTGTTCCCTAAAGCCGCAATGCTTGGAATTCGTTCAGGTACTGCCCGTGATTCGGATGCAATGATTTATGTTTCAACTTACCAAACAGCTATCAAGCAACCTAAAGAATGGTTTGCTCAGTTTGGTATGTTTATGAACGATGAATGCCATTTGGCTACAGGTAAATCAATTTCTACTATCATCGAAGGCCTAACCAACTGTATGTTTAAATTTGGTTTGTCTGGTTCTTTAAAAGATGGTAAAGCTAATTTAATGCAATATATGGGTTTGTTTGGTGATGTGTTTAAGCCGGTATCCACCTCACAGTTAATGGAAGAAGGACAGGTTACAGACCTTAAAATCAACAGTATTTTCCTTCGATACCCAGACGAATTCACTGTTAAGATGAAAGGTAAAGATTACCAATCAGAAATTAAAGTCATTACTAAGGCTACTCGTCGTAATAAATGGGTTGCTAATTTAGCTGTTAAACTCGCTAAGAAAGAAGAGAACGTATTCCTGATGTTTAAAAACATCGAACACGGTAAAACTCTTTTTGAAATGGTTAAAGAGCAACATAAAGAAGTTTATTACGTATCAGGTGAAGTTAATACCGAAACGCGTAATGCTCTGAAAGTAATGGCGGAAAATGGTAAGGGTATTATTGTTGTGGCAAGTTATGGTGTGTTCTCTACTGGTATTTCCGTTAAGAACCTTCACCACGTTGTATTTGCTCACCCAGTAAAATCCAAAATCATTGTACTCCAGACAATCGGTCGTGTGCTCCGTAAACATGCTTCTAAATCAACAGCACAAGTATGGGATATCATCGACGACATGGGTGTTAAGCCTAAATCAGCTACGGCTAAAAAGAAATATGTTCATTTGAACTACGCCCTCAAACACGCTTTAGAACGTATTCAACGTTATGCTGATGAGAAATTTAATTACGTAATGAAACAGGTGGATTTATGAAAACCTTTAAAGAAGTTATTCAGGAAGCATCTATTGAAAGCTTCATGTCTAAAATTAGTTCGTGTCAGACCATGGAAGGTCTGGAGGAATTAGAGAAGTATTACAAAACTCGTAGTAAGGAAGCCGAACTTCGTGATTCGGATGATATCAGCGTACGCGATGCATTGGCTGGTAAGAGAGCTGAATTGGAGTCGATGGACGACGAGGAAGAGGAAGATTTCTAAACAAAAAAGGCCCAACCTTTCGGAAGGGCCAATAACCATAAAATGGCTATACACACTAGACTAAATTAATAATTGGGTTTCGTTCAGCTGTTCTTCAGTGTTTTCCGTAACCGGCAAGCTTTGAACGTAATTATAGCATGGACCCGGGTGAACCGGACCTTTTTCTGTTTCAACAACCAATGCAGCATCGATTGGAGTTTTACAGACAACGCAAATCTTATCTGACATGATTGTCTCCTTAGTTTAACTTACATATCTATTTATTAGCCAAATTCTTTTCAAATGTTTTAACCATATAACCTACATCTAAATCAGGAAATCCATTCTCAACTATTATGCGTTGAAATTTCCTTCTTTTAGGCATTCCTTCCTTTATCCAAAGTTCACGGATTTCCTTTTCAAATTCCCATAATTTACTTCTCATAGAAAGCTTAGGCTGTGAATGTTTACCTATATGGGCCTCATTAGCCTCTTTGGTACGTTTCTTACCTAATTTGGCTAATGACATAGCTTTTTTAGCTTCTTCTGTATGAGAATATGGATTTCTTTTATGACCCGCACTTATGGCTTGTTTGGTGGATTCAGACCTTGGAATACCTCGTATTTTCGACGCACTCTTTTCAATAGATTCAGGAGAACGAGTAGTACAACTACCTCCTTCACCACCAGGTTTCATATTCATACAGCGAATACCTTTACCAAACTTATCCCAAGCCTCTTCTATCAAAAGCTCTTCGAATTCATAAGCAAGTTGTTCGGTATCGAAAAAAGTCCTATCGACTATTTCAATTCGGTATTTTAATCTTTTTGCATAATAGATGTAATTACCAGACCCTACATACTTGTCAGATATTTTATCAGAAGAATGCTTACCAAAATATCGCCTAGTTCCGTTAGGCGAGTATACTAAAGTTTGGTAGCACATATGGTACTTTTTATTTTTCACCTGCTTCAAATTTCCTGAGCTCCAACATATTCTTTAATGAGAAACCTCTGGCTTTGACTGCGTCTAAAGCCGAACTACAGAAGTCCTGTAATAAAGCCCAATACTGGATTGACGTATCGATTTTAATTACACTAGAATCTGCAGCCATTACGGTCTTTAATTCAGACTTCTCATATTGGTCCATACAAACCTCATCACCAGGCTCTCCACGTCCCGTGTAGAAATCTAATCGCTTCTTAAGTGAGGTCTTTTTCTGGATTTCTAATCTCATTATTTCTTTCTTACAATTCGTATACAGTCTTAGCCATTTGCTGTGCAGCAAAACGTTGTTCTGTACTTCATACTGTAAACGAGTCCCATCAATCTTCAAATCTTCATCCAAAGCATCTTGGAATGACTCTAATTTATATTCAATCTCTTTACTCATCGCATGTTTCCTGTGTAATAACCATAGGACCATTATACACTATTCATTTGAACAGCAATTAACCACTCTGGGAGAGCTGAATTCTAATTTGCTCTAATGTATCCGGGTCATCAACGATACTAAACTGGACCGTCACTATAATAGAGTTGTCATCATACACAGGTGTAACGCCTACAGCCAGGGCAGAAATTCTGGGTTCGAAGTTCCGCACAGCGGAAACTATATTACGCTTAATGGTGTCTGTGATTAATGGAGTAATATTCTCAAACAATTGGTTGCTGATGTCACAACCAAATTCAGGCATAAAAGGGCGTGAACCTTTGCGAGTAGTAATAATGCCTAACAAGCTATTTTTTACTGCACGGGCCCCTATAGCTTTAGCAACGTCTCTATTCCAAGACGTCCTCATTTCAGGGTCTAAATCCGAATACATTTTATTGATATTCATTACATCACCTTAAAGAACTCTTTAAGTCCCTCAATAACGTGGACAGTATGTTCACCACATTCACAAGAAATAGGTATGGCCAAAATAGGCTTAGGGGCAACTAGTGCATCATAAACTTCTTTTATATCTTTTTCTGTTATCACAGAATAAAGGTCATCAAGTTCCGCATCGCTTAAATCTGAAAGAAAAAGCTTTTCGCCTGTAGAAGTTAAAATATAATCGATACATCCTGCGACCATCATAGCCCTATTTTTATCTTCAAAGAGTTTAGGGTATCTGAAAACAATTTTAAAGTTGCCAAAGTCTTTAATAACATCAGGCTCTTTACCTAATGTTGCGCGAGTTAGTGTCATAGGGACAACCTGTGAGCGCCCACAACTACAAACCCACTCACGTTCTATATTCACTTCAGCTAATGAATGGGCCCACAGGTTTATCACCAGGAGCTCAGATTCTTGCTTGTTTAAATCACGAGCATCTGTGCAATTCGAAATGAGTTCATTGATAAAGGACTCTATTCTGCCTTCTAATTTAGCTTGGAGCAAGTCCTTATACTCTCTGAGGGTAAATGCTCTGCATTTTATGGTTTTGTTTTTAATTTTTACGTCAAAAGTATAATTCATTGTCTTCTCCTTTAAGCTTATTTATAAATACATCAATAAGAGGATACCCTTATGGCTAATATAGTACGTTGTGAAATGCCCGATGGAGTCCACCGATTTAAACCTTTTACAGTAGCTGATTATCGTGATTTTATTTTGATTCGAAATGACATGAATAATAAATCGCCTGAAGAGCAAAAACAAATTTTAGATGAGTTACTGGAAGAATACTTCGGCGAGTACCCTATGTCATGGCGTCCATACATGTTTATTGAATTGTATACGTCATCACTCGGCAAGACTAAAATTCCTATCCGATACACTTGCAGTAAGTGCGAAAAAGATAGACAAGTTTTATTTAATTTGAAACAGACCAAGTTGGATAACCCTACAATTGAAGTGGCCGGCTTGAAACTAACATTCAAATTTCCGGAAATAGAATATCTCGACAAATCTGAATTGATTTTGAACACCCTCCAAACCGTAGAAGATGAAAACGGGAAATATAATTGGACTGACCTTTCTGAAGAAGACCAATTAGCGGTAATAGATGCTATAGACTTATCCACTTTAGAGGATATAGTCAAACAAACCAGCCCTATCCACTTTGAGCTTAAATATGGGTGCTGTAATCGTAGAACAATTACGTATACCGATATTTTAGAGGTGTTTAAGCTTATAGTCAATCCGGATGAGATATTTTTATTTTACCAAATAAACCATTTACTGGTAAAGAACAATTATTCATTAGAAAGCATTATGCAGATGATTCCAATCGAACGCGGTATTGCTTTGTCTTTGGTTGAAAAGGACCTTAAGAAATGAGTTCAAAAACTATGCAGCGTGAAGGCTTTCCTAATATTAGTATACGCCTTTACGAAGATTATGACGCCTGGTTAGAGCATCGTTTTGTTGAACTAGGTGCAACATTTACTACCCTAACAATGAGGGATGGACTTTACGGTAGTAATGAAGGATTACTCCAGTTTTATGATGCAAAAAACCTTCATACTAAAATGGATGGCGAGCAGATTATCCAAGTTTCCGTTAAGAACGCTAACTCAGAACGTACCCAATCAAGAATTTATGGAAGTAAACACTTTGCCGTAGGAGTGGATTCGAAGGGCGACAATATCATAACAATACAACTCGCCCCTATCCACTTTTTAGAAAATCTTAAATTCGGACGTATGTTCTTCCCTAGTGTTCAAGAAACATTAACAGAAATGATTGGTGTTATTTACCAAGACCGTCCACTTCTTGCACCTCCGTTGAACGGAATAAACGTTTACGTTCCTAATGTTCCTTGGTGTGATTCAATGGACCGTTATATGGAATTTGTACGAGAAGTAGGTATGGCCGTTGAATCTGATAAATTTGTATTTGTCTGGGAAGATATAGATGGTATTTCTATCATGGACTACGAATTTATGGTTAATCAAGAGCCAATTAATTTTGTGGTCGGTGAGCCTCGTTTAATAGGCCAATATGTCCAAGATATGGACACTCCTATCGCATTTGATTTTGAATGGCTAACTAAAGCTAACCAGCATACCAGAAAGCCGTACGAAAATGCTACAGTATATGCCCATTCCTTCTTGGATAAAAACGCCACACGAATTACTTTTGGTGATGGGCAAAACAGTATATTAGTTTCTCGTTCAGGTGGATATTCTGATTATACCTACCGAAACGGATTTGAAGAAGCTGATAGATTGGTTACTATGGCCCAATACGATGGTTATGCTCATTGCAAAGTATATGGGAACTTTGAATTAACCCCAGGTGATAAGATTAATTTCTATGACCCTAAAAACCAGTTCCAATACGATTTTTATGTAGACGAAGTTATTCACGAAGTGAGTAACAATACATCAATTACAAACCTTTATATGTTTACTAATGGTAAGCCTATTAAGATTGAAGAACCACCGAAGGTTAAAAATGAACTTAAAACTGATACTCCCGATCAAGAAAATAACGCTGGGTGATAAAGAGATTTCTATTCCTAAATTGGGTCTTAAACACCAGAAATTGGTTAAAGATGAAAAGGACCCTTACAAGGCTCTTCACATATTAATGAATTCCATTTATAAAGGTTTATCTGCGGCAGAGACCGATTTTGCCGCTCTCCACCTTTTAGAATTCAATGGAAGATTAAAAAGTAAAGTAACTAAAGACGGATTTACTTATAACTTAAATGACCTTTATATCTGCCAGCGACTTGAATTCCAGTTCCAAGGTAAAACGTTTAAATTTAAATCACACGAACCATTCCAAACATTTGGTCCTGTTGATAGTGTATTACAATCTCTTTACCTTGGTGATGATGTACCAGATTTTCTGGATATGCCTGCCTTTGTTGCTACATGGGCCGACGATATAACTTCTACTGTAGCTATCCCTGGTCCTAATGGTCCTATCAAAGGATTGCTTAAAATCATGGATATCTTAAATGAAGAACGAATCTAATCAGAATAGTTTTCGTCGCAATAAACTGATTGAAGAAATGGCTCCTCAGCGTCGTGCTGAGGCGCTAGCCCAAACTCAGAACGACGAATTAGGAAATATATCAGATGTTTTATCCGATTCCCAGGCGGCGTCTGAATTGCTCTCTGAAGTGGTTGAGACAAAGTCTAATCAGATTATTAGTTCTGTAGACCGAGTAGATAAAAGCGTCCAAGATGTTGTCGCTGGAACAGAATTAACAGCTGAAGCTATATCAGAACAAACCCAACAATCTAAAGCTCTTTCGGACGCATTAAACGAAAAGATTAATAAGCTTTCTAATATGTTGGAGGCTAAATTTTCTGGTATTTCTATTCCACCTGAAGGGAGCTCATTAAAGGTTATTGAAGACTCTATTCCGGAAGAACCTAAGGCCGAAACTCCTAAAGTTCCTGCTGTTGTTGAAGATATTCTTCCACCGGAAGACAATAAACCTGACGCTGAATTTGTTCCCGAGCCTCCTAAAAATTCAGATGAAGGTAAAGAAGGCGCTAAGTCTCCTCTTTCCGAGAAAATTGAAGCCCTTACTAAAATAACTGAAAAGGGATTTAAAGCTTCTGTAGGCGTTGCTGATAGAATTTCAGGTATGCTTTTTAAGTATACCATTACTGCCGCCGCTGAAGCTGCTAAACTCGCTGCAGGTTTAGTTCTTTTAATATTTGGTATAGATGCTATTCGTGTTTACTTCCAATATTTCATGGACCAATTTGAGGCAGGGTGGAAAGAATTTAACGATAAGTTTAAAGAGTGGGGCCCGTTACTTGAAGGGCTAATGACATGGGCCAAGAATGCCGAGGCTATGTTTAGTGAAGGGAACTGGTTAGGCCTGGCCGAAGCTATTATTCGCGGTATGGTTAATCTTACTAAAAATATGGCTCAGCTTTTAATGGTCGGTATTTCTAAGTTGATTTCTGCTATTTTAAGCAAAATACCTGGTATGGGTGAGTTGGCTGAAAACGTAGAGGCTTCCGCTTTAATGTCATATCAGCAAAATACTGGAGCCACTTTAGATGACGAAGACCAAACTAAAGTAGCCAAGTACCATGATAGACGTTCTGCTGAGGCTTTAGAAACAGCCGAGAAAATGAATAAGAAGTATAAGAATAAACCTGAGCTTATAAACCAGGCAGAGAAATACGGTAATCTTACTAAAGAACAAGCTGACCAATTACGCGCAGGTGGAATTGACACAAGCTTCCGTGACCTCCCTGAAGAAGAACGTTTGGAGTATTTCAAGAAACGTGATAAAGCCCAGGCCGATATTATTCGTTTGACTCAAACTGCTGATAATATAATGAAGCCTGATTCTAAAGATATCGAAAATGCTAAAGCATATAAAGCTGATATCGAGAAACAATTGGCTGACCCTATTATGGCTAAAGGTGGAGCACCGAAGGACCTTAATATCCAGCAATTACTTGATAAGATGAATAAATCTTTAGAGAAATTTAACGAAGCCGAAAAGCCTAAACCTGCCTCTGTAGCGGAATCCCCTGAAAATACTCAGGTTAAAAAGGTTGACGAACAAATGAGAGCAAAGGAAAATGCTAAATATAGTCAGCAAGCTCCAACTCAAATAAATCAGCAAACGAATATCAAGAAAACGAGTAAGACCAGTTATAATTTACCTCCACAGTCCTCTACTCCGGCTCCTGGTATGCGTCAAGCTACTAAAGTTAATTAGGATTAATAATGAAAGTAAAAGAACTTGACTTTGATGTAGCCTCCTTGTTTAAAGGAGGTTCAAAGACCTCCGCCGGCCAGTCTAAAGCTAAACCGATACAAACTACAGTAACGGCCCAATACCCGGCAGAAAGGGCCTCCGGTAATGACACCTCTACAGATATGGTGTTAAGCGATTTATATAAAAATGGCTTACTTTTTACGGCATATAATTTTAGCTCTCGTGTATCACCTGATTTGCGTAACGACCGTTCAAGTCAAATGACTAAAAAGTTTTCAAAGGCTACTGGTAAACTTACCGGTAATACCGGAGGATTCAGTGCAGTTAAAAACTTGTTTAGTAATAACTCCAAGGGAGTTAAATTTGACAACCAAGCTTTGGCAAATATTTTACTCCCACGTTCTAAATCTGACGTAGATTCGGTCACCCATAAATTTAATGATGTCGGTGAATCATTAATTACTAAAGGTGGTGGTACTGCTACGGGTATTTTAAGTAACGTTGCCAGTACTGCTGTATTTGGTGCGTTGGAATCCGTGACTAATGGCGTAATGGCCGATTCAGGTGAGCAGATATACACTACCGCCCGTAGTATGTACGCAGGTCCGGATAACCGTACTAAGGTATTTACTTGGGAAATGACCCCACGAAACGCCCAAGACCTTATCCAGATTATTAAAATATACGAAATCTTTAATTACTATTCTTATGGTGAAACCGGCAACTCAGCCTTCGCTGGTGAATTAAAAGAGAAGATTGATACCTGGTATCGTTCTACGTTTAAAAAAGAAGCTATTGACAAGTTTGACGGTAAGCTATTAGGGGAAAGTATTACAAGCTTCCTTTCTAATGTTATTGTGGTAAGTAACCCGACCATTTGGTATATCAGAAACTTTGGCGATAGCAGTTCATATGATGGTCGTGAAGATATTTTTGGTCCATGCCAAATCCAGAGTATACGATTTGATAAAACTCCGGATGGCCATTTTAACGGATTGGCTATTGCTCCTAACTTACCATCTACGTTTAGTTTAGAAGTTACTTTCCGTGAAATCATTACTCTGAACCGTGGCTCACTTTATACGGAAGGATTCTAATGTATACTTTACAAGAATTTCAGAACCAGGCAATTAATATTGACCTACAGAGGAATAATCTGTTTAGTGTAGTATTTGCTACAGTTCCTTCTTCTAAATCCCAAGCGCTCCTCGACCAGTTCGGTGGAGCTTTATTTAACAATATCCCATTGAATAGCGATTTGTTTGGTATTACACAAGGAGAGTTGACCCAAGGTGTTACGACATTAGTGACAGCGGGCACTCAGAAGCTCATTCGTAAGTCAGGCGTAAGTAAATATCTGATTGGAGCTATGTCATCCAGGGTTGTGCAGAGCTTACTAGGAGAGTTTGAAGTAGGCACGTATCTAATGGATTTTTTCAATATGGCTTATCCTACGGCAGGTCTTTTAGTCCATGCCGTTAAAATCCCGGATAATACTTTGAACTATGAAATGGATTTGAACCACAACTCGCCTAATATCAAAATTACCGGAAGAGAATATTCTCCATTGGTATTAAGCTTCCGTATGGATTCTGAAGCTGCTAACTACCGTGCTTTTAATGATTGGGTCAATAGTGTTCAAGACCCTATTACACAATTAAGAGCATTACCTGAGGATGTTGAAGCTGATATTCAAGTCAACCTTCATTCTCGTAATGGATTACCTCATACAGTAGTAATGCTTAATGGGTGTGTTCCTGTGAGTGTTTCATCGCCCGAATTATCTTATGACGGTGATAACCAAATTGCTTCGTTTGATGTTACATTTGCTTATAGAAGTGTGCAGACGGGTGCAGTCGGTAAACAGGCTGCTTATGAATGGCTGGAAGATAAAGTCCTTAAAGGAGTGGCGGGCCTAAGTGAGAGTAATTCACTGAGTTCTTCAGTAGCTAAATTAAGCCGACTTTCAGGAGCTTCTAGTGGATTGACCGGATTGGTTAATACATTTGGTGGGCGTACTATTAATAATGGAATATCGAGGTTGTTATAACAAAAAAGGAGAGCATACGCTCTCCTTTAGGGGTTTACTTACGGAACGAAATGAAACCTGCCGCCGTCGTTAATGGTTGCTTTTTAACAAATACCGTAACTGAAATAGGAGCTTCGGATTCAAGCTGACCAGTCACTACACCATTAAAGATATTTTCAGTTTGTTCCGGCTGAGAAAAGTTCTCAACAGGACGGATATCAAATTGCTTATCTTCACCGAAAACTCGACGCAATTCATTACCAATGGCACTGTCAAACTCTTCGGAAGCAGGAATAACGTTTTCAACTACCAGTTCTTGACCATTAAAACGGAATGCAGATTTCATAATGTTCTCCTCATGTTTGTGTAAGGTAATAGTACCACATCCTTGTGGTGTTGTAAACTACATTTTGAATTTATTTGGTAGAGAAGAGATATCCAAAGATGCTGCTAAGATTTCCATAGCCTCGTTGCTTTCAGAAACAGATTCACTAACCAAGAACTGTTTAAAGCCATCCATCGGACGAACTTCACCGGTTTCCATTAGATGGTCACCATCGTAAACAGATTCACTGAGCTCTGAAGGAGACATCACAGTAGCTTCCATAAGATATTTGTGAGATACCCTATCATTCATAGCAAAAGCCGCTACTTTATCAACCTTCATCAATAATCCTCGCGGAAGGATGATTTCTGCTTCTTCAGCGTATTCTGTAAGGTCACCAGGAGCGATAACTTTAACTGCTTCAGCACCTCGAATAACCATGCCTATTTCAGCAATTCTATCCGCAGGACCTTCAGGGGCAATTGGATTACCAAACTCGTCTTCTTCCCATTCTACCTCTTCGTCATCGACTTCACCCACATCAGATGAACTACCACTAGCCAATTTAAACAACTCATCAGCGGAGGATAAAGAACCTTCACCACCAACAAAAACGGCTTGGTTGTCGAGGGCCATATAATTTTTACCGAATTCACCAAAGATGTTAGGCTTTAGTGAGGCGGACACAAAGTTCTTAAAGTAAAATGTTTTGTTATCGATATTATGACGCAGAATTTTGTATGGCAAATCCTGACCACGATACAAAATAGTACCCTTAGGAAGTTTAATACCCTTAGTAAATGCCGAGTCTAAATCCTTAATCAATCTAATAGCCGTTGTATTGTTTTCGGATTCAGGTTTACCTAAAAGGAATAAGTTCATAGGAGCATATTCAGCTGCGCAATATTCAATAATAGCATTGCTTTCGTCTTTGGTTAGGTCCTTAGGTTTAATGAGTTCGCCTGAATAAGCATATGCATCACCAATAGAATCGTTAATCAGTTTATAAACGGCTTCCATAGCGAAAGCAATTCGAGATGCTTTCTCTGAAGGGGAACCATTAAAACGGGCACTCAGGTTATTAACAATTCTCTTAATAATATCCAGACTATTAGTTGTATTGATTTGCGAAAGGCCGCTTAAAAGTCTATCGACTTCTGTATTAAAAAATGCCATATTTTTAGAGTAAATTTCAAACCCTTGTTTATCTCTATTAGCATAATTTAGTTTAAATTTACTATCAGTCATTAAAGCATGTGTGAGAGCAATGGTGTATCTAAAGTTGGCAAGGTCCTCGCTCTTAGATTTAAACTGAGAAGCCTGGCGCATTTTGGTAATAGCACCTTTTTTAAAGTTCTGACTAATCTGTTCAATACCTTCGTTCTCAGGGCCTTCGGCAGTGTGAACCGGTACAGAAGCTTCAAATTCGTTATAAACCTGCAATTCTTTAGGGGGCAAAGTTTCAGGCTCAGCAGTAGAATACTGCGCGGCTGCGGCCATACGTCGTGAAATCTTAGTACGAGTAATGACAGCCTTATCGGTACGTTTCTCTTCAACCTGTGCAATAGATGCCGCTACGGCTTCGACCTTACTTACGGCCTGGCCGGTTTTCTTAGAAACATACACTTCGCCGACTTTAGAATCGACTTTGGTATAAAGGTCAGCATCAATTTCAGGCATGCCTTTGATATCTTCGATATTAGAACCACGACGTACTAAAAGAACGTAGGTATGTTTTCCACTGAATTGGAACATGTTGTCAACAACTTTAAACTTACCACCGGTACGAGCCATCGCCAAACGTGCCAATACGCGCTGAACAGTAGGACCCTTACCTTTCATTTTCTTGGTAGGGAAACGGAATAAAACTGCATCCATTTTAAGTTTGTTTACTTGTTCGTATACAGTATCGAAAATGGTATTCAGTGTACCAAGTGGGTCAGAACCAAGGCCACCCTTAAGTTCAGCCGGAGCACCCTTGCTTGACAAACTCATTAGAATAACATGAATGTATTTGTCGCCTGGCTTAACCATTTTAATAGCGTCTCCTTGAGACGCATAAGATACCATACGAGCCACCAGGTTATCATTACCTGGTGCATGGATAGAGAAAATCTGTGGGATACCGGAACCCGGTTTAAGATTTGTTACTGGATAGTTTTTAGCGGAATCACTATCAAAAACCTCGTTTAAATTTTCCATTATTTACCCTTGGATGAATTTTTCTGGGATGTCATAGAGGTCTATGCATGAAGCCAAAAGAGGCAGTACATCAAACCGTGTAGATTTAACAAATGAATCAAAAGATACAGGGCTTTCGGAAGTATCGAAATCATCTTGATATACGACCAACTCGCCGGTTTCCATTAGTACGTCACCATCATACACCACAGATTCTTGAAGCTCATCTGTCGTCATAACTTCGGCTTGGATGAGTTTTGTATTATTAGATGTTGTTCCGTCATTATTAGAAGCATCTGTTATTTTATTAACTTTGACCATTAACCCACGAGGTAAAATGACTTCAGCTTCAGTTGCTATTCCGAGACTTCCTGGATATACCACATTAACTTTATGAGCACCGTCAATCGCCCATCCTATTTGAACTTTAACGTAATCAGGATTTTCTTTATACGCTCTTATTTCATTAGGGTTAATAGTTATTCCTTCTTCATTTTTATCGACCGTCAATTCATCGCGAACTTCCGGTTCTAAAAGACCGATACCGGCGTGTGTAACACCAAATCGTCCAAAAATGATAGGAGTTAAAGAAGTAGATACAAAATTTCTAAAATAGAACACTTTATTTTTAACTAGTGCTTCGTATATAGGAGCAGTCATACTCTGTGCACGATAAACTGTAATGCCTTCCGGTATACGGTCACCATTTTCAAAAGCAGAATCCAAATTATTAACTGCAGATTCAATAGATTTTTCGTTCATTACATCATAGTTATGAGGATTATAGCGTCCTAAAAGAAGATTATTGATATCTGTATATCCTGAACCGCAATATTCTCTGATGCCGCGCTTTTGTGATGGGGTATATTTAGAGCCCTCACGAGCAATAGTAATATCGACCATAATACCGCCACCTACACCAGCAAAACTATATACGCGTTTTTTAATGAATTTGGTCTTGGCTGCTTTCCACTTGGACTCGGTCAATTCATTCCAGAGGTCGTCAGGTTGGCCTTTACGAGTTTTGTTATGCTGGGCCAACCATTCGCCTTTGTATTCTTCGAAAACGGTATTAATAACAGAGGCGTATTTTTCTAGAGCTTTAACAGATGTCAAAGGTTCGTTTTTGATGGCTGACAGGATTTTCTCTTTAATTTTCTCTTGGATTTCACCTATACCGTGAAGAGGAAACATTTTATAATCATAATGCAACTCTTCGGCAGTACCTTCAGCTACTATATTAGCAACCTTATTTTTAGCCGCAGGAGAATTGTTATTAGTGACCATTTCCTGGGCCTCAGGGATTAATGGAGCTGTCGCCGGTTTATTAAAATCTACAGCATTTGCTTCATATTTCTTAAACAGTTCACTTTCATTACGATAAGATTCTAACGATTGACTTGCTGCAATGGCACGACGAGAAATCTTAGTCTTAGTTATAACCATTTTATCAGTGCGACGTTCTTCAACTTTAGCAATACTGCCGGCAATAGCAGTTTCTTTAGTAACCTGCACGCCTTCTTTTTTAGAAATATAAACTTCACCGACATCAGAATCTACCTTAGTATATAATTCGGCATTAATTCCTGGCATACCTTTGATATCTTCGATATCAGCTTGTTTACGAACTACTAAGATATAAGTATGCTTGCCCGTAAATTGGTACATAGCTGGAACTACTTTGAAACGCCCGCCGGTTTTTTGAGTTACTAAACGTTGGATAATTCTCTGGACAATAGGGCCTTGTCCTTTCATTTTCTTGGTAGGGAAACGGAACATCACGGCATCCATACGAAGCTTTTTAACTTGTTCGAATACTACGTCGAAAATGGTATTAATGGCATCAATAGGAGTAGGGCCTAAGCCGCCTTTAAGTTCAGCAGGAGAACCTTTAGCCGAAAGGCTCATAAGGATAACGTGGGCATATTTGTCACCCAATTTAACTTGTTTAATGGCATCGCCTTCAGAAGCGTAGGACACAATACGCGCCACTAATTGAGACTCTACGTCTCCAATCTTCCAAATCTGTGGTACTTTAAGTTTAGGGTTCAAGTTTACTGTAGGCAGTGTGCCTTCGGACTCAAACACTTCATTTAATTGTTCGGTCATAATAATTCCTCTTTAATAACCTTATTTATGCCAGAAAAGGCCCGAAGGCCTTAAAGTGGTAGCAACGTACGGTATACTTCGAATGTCGGGCCTTTTTCATAGCCATCAAAGACCTCAATAAATTTATTATATGCGGCTTCATCTATGAATTCTAAAATGGTTTGAGAAACGGCTGGGGCAGCCGTAGTATGTGATATTACAATTGTTTCTAAATAAGCTTTCATATTATAGTCCAGTTTGAGACCAATCACCGAATACATCTTCAAATGTATCAGCTTCTGTTTTATCGAAACGCCAACCTTTAATGATTGGAAGGAAAATACCTACAGTATCTGTACGTCCTTTAGAATGAACCCAACCATTACATTCACAGTCAGCAATACGTCCAATCAACTTACCTTCACGAGCTTGCTTCATAAGAAGTTCACGGTCTAAATCAGGGCGGTCTTCCAATGGAATCAATACCTTTTTACCTGATTTATCTTTCTTATGGGTAGTATCTTTAAAGCCTGAACCACAGTCACTTGTAATTCGACGACAACGTGATACCAACTCGACACCGCCTAGTTTGTTAGGGTCCTTCGAGTGTTCATAATAACCTACCACTTCTAAAGCGATATCGATTACTTCTTTGAACTTGATAAGATTCTTAGAACGGCGGTTTTCCCAGTAGGAGTCCATGTTCTTAAGGATAATGCCTTCCAGACCTTGGTCGACATATTTTTTATAAACGACTTTAGCTTCTTCAAGATTATTAACCCATTGCGTTTCGATAGGCTCGACACGTGTAAAGCCTTCAGCCATTTGTACTAATGCCGCTAAACGAACATCGTATTTTTGGCCTTTAATTTTGCCTTCAGAATAAACTTCATCCAGTGGAACAAAGTCCCATGCCTGTAATACCATACCATCGGCTTCGGCTGGAGTAATAGTCCCTTGAAGAGCCTTGTTAGCCAAGCCGTTTGACGTGGAACGATCGGCGACAGTTTGGAATTCCTTAGCCTTACTTAATTCAGGAAGTTCCTCATCAAACATACTAAACAAATCATTAGATGCTTTAGGTTCTACTTTAGGAGTGTGGTAAACTAATTCGCCGTCAATCATAACACCATTAGGATGGCGTTGTCGAGCTTCTTCGGTCATGGCCATTAATTCAGCAGCCAAAAGATTAAGCCCTTGATATTCATTACCACCACGAGTAAGGAATGTCACACCATCGTTACGAACTTCGGCAAAACAACGAGCACCGTCAGCTTTTAATTGAGCAAATGCTGGCCATTTAATATTTTTCTTAATCAAATCTTCATCATAAGAACTAGCTAACATTTGAGGTTGTTCAGGGATTAAACCTTTCCAAACCTTGTTAGCAATAGAAATCGATGCACCGCATTCAAGGTCACGCATCATTACACGACGTAATACCTCGGCATCCGGGGCCTTAGCATCAGCAATGATTTGAGCCAGTTCTTCAATAGCCGCATTACCCGTAATCTTACGAGTGGCTAATGTGAACTCTGCGAAATCAAGAAGGTCTTCAAGAGTAATCATACCAAAGGATTGAGACGTAAATCCAGGTTCTGGCCACTTTTTAATACCATAGTTCAAACGACGGGTATAAGCCATACGATAAACACGTTTCAGAAGCTCATTGTCCTTTTCACGAGCAATAATGGCTTCTTTAGCTTTAGTAGAATCAATAGCAGCAATTTCGTTTAAGATATCTAAAATCATAATCACCTCATTAGTCATGGATTCTATTATAAGCCACATCAGCCAAAAGCAAGTCTAATCGCTTATGATAAGAGAACACAAATCTCATTCGCCCATCAGATTTGAACTTGGACATAAAATGGACATAAATGAATCCCTGTTCGACGCATTCGCGCCAAACAGGATGGTCTTTAGCCGGATTTACATCAAATGAGTAATCATGATTCACATGACGAATAAACTGGTTTACATGACCATAATCCATTGTAGTGGTAGGACCATAGTCTGAAATTGTATGAACTACAAACATATTAACCTCGAGCAATCCATTCAACTGCGGCATTATTACGAAGGGATTCGATTGCTGCGATATCGTCCCATGAATTAACCTTTACGGCTAAATTAGGTTTAAAATCACGTTCACCACGAGCTAACCAATAAACTTGGATATCCATGAGAACATTAGATGCGGCATCACAGTGGTGAGCCAAATCATCAACATAAAACTTAATACGTTTACCGTACGTATTTTTAGCTCTTATGAAGAGGTCTTCTTTTGATTCTGAATGACCACACATCAGAATCTCCTTGAATGCGCCAGGGAACAAAGCATTCAAATTGAATTGTCTATTCAGCAGTGCATCAATTGAGTCGCCTAGCGCAGTCACGGCTACAAAATCGAAGTCTTTTTTGAGCTTGTTGATATGTTTTAATGCGTCCATGTAAGGAGACAGATAACGAATAAAATCCGACTGATTATATTTCTCGATTAAACGAGCGCCTAATTCATTATCACAATTAAACAGCTCACCAGGAGATAAGAAACGTTCGTCCTGAATCATATTCAAAATATGTTCTAAAGGCAAATTATATTTCTGTGCGAAATAAGGCAAGCCAGACTGCCAACTTAAACATACTCCATCGATATCTGTTAAGATAACTGGTTTCATAATAAATCTCTCAATTTGTTTAGGATGTCGATAAACTCTTTTTCAGTTAGTATTGTATCACATTCTGTAAGGTGGCTTGCCATCGAATGCTTTAAAACCCTACCTTTTGTGGATTGTAACGCATCGCGAAATCCTGGGTTTTGGATCGCTGCTTCAAAATAAGCATTTTCGTACAACTCTTTCCATGCTGTAGAGTATCTTGAAATGGGAGTTCCAAGCCAGAACAGCGTCCCACGGTCCTGAGCTCTAGCATAAGTTCGTCCAGCTTTTTGTGCGTCCAGGCCTGACATTCTGAATATACGTTTTTGCTGTTCATGATTTTTCACCTTACATCCTTGGAGGAATCCTTCGAGTCCACCAAATTGGATACCATCCATAACGAAAGGCCATTTAGCAAAGTTACTTAATGCGCATGATGGCCACGGGAAATTACTTCTGATTTCTAACTCAGACATCTTTGACACTTATAATTTCGACATCAGCCCAGTGCCCGTAACCCGGCAGACGGTCTTCAATGGATAACCCACCGTCATATTTCGGCATTTTAATTGTCGTGATATAAGGTTCTAAATGGTCTGCCGTATGAGGAGAAACATCAGTCACACGATAAGTCACTTCGACCATTTCCGTACCTAATAATTTCTGAATCAATTTCTTAAACATATTATCCTCGCTTTAAACATTTGATTACAGACAGTTCACCGCCCATGCGAACGTCTTCAGTTCCATCGACCCATAGGACCATATAGGCTTCTTTAATTACAATACCACCGAATTTAAAAGCAGGCAAAACCTTAGAAATCATTCCAGGAATACCCACTCCTTTTAGCTGAACAGTTTGTGATAAGAATAATTGCATTAGAACCTCATCTGAAAGCCGTGCGATTTAACATTACCGCCATAGATGTCAGAGGTATTGACTTCACGGGCGACACTTGGGTCGATATTGATATCACGGTTGAGCTTAGTGATTGCTAGGGTATCACGACCATTAACAGTACGGAATTCTACCGGGCATACAACATCGGCATAAGCCTTAATAGATTCACGAGTAGGTTGTTTGTCGGCAGGAACATCTTTACCTGCTTTAGAGAAAACAACTTCACAGAAATTTTTACGAGTATCAAAATAAGTGGTCATAAACATAATATTTTCCTCAAAGGAGGCCGAAGCCTCCATTTTTAAGATTAGATATCGAATTCGTTCAGAACTACATCAAAGATTGCTTCTAGGTGTTCAGGTTTAGCTCGGTTGCTCAGGATGTGACGAATCCAGGTTTTAACCAGAAGCTTACGATTAACACCGTTCCAGCAAGGATGGGTACCTAAATCACGTTGACGGAAATCGTCATCTAAAGCGATTTTAAAAGTAGAACCTTCCATTGTGATTGAAACCGTAATACCATTTTCAAAGCGCATATAAACGTAGTTAGGAGTCATGCACTGTTCGATTTCGCACACCGTGCCGTTGTTGTGTTTCCACAGGCAAATAACTTCAGAAGAACCTGGGATACCGTTAGAAACATATTTACGTTCGAAGTTGTTGTAGTTCATTTTATTCTCCAGTTTGTTTTCGTATTATTTGGTACAGGTCTATAATAACACAACCTGTACCAAAGTAAACTGTTTTATGCAACTTTAATCCAATTATCTAAATTTAATTCACCTTTGGCTTTCATTTTTTCAATCAAATCATCAGCAGTGGTGCGACCGTTTTGGTACCATGTAACATCTTCAGAATAACCGGTTTCTTCATCTTCATAGGTCTTACAACGAATCTTACCGATTACGATAGTTTTCAGTTCGTAGGTATCACCGGTAAAAAAGTTTGTTACCATAATTTTCCAAGAGAAGTCATCAGAAGGACCTTCCGGAGTCATGCAACCTACAAATTCAAATTGTTCTTTGTACAAGCGCCATTGCATTTCTTTAGTTTCGATTGCTTTGTAACCGTCGTGGTCTTTACATTTGATATATGAGTTAAGATTGATTTTCATTTTATTCTCCAGTTTGTTTTCGTATTATTTGGTACAGGTCTATAGTATCATGCCTACCGGAGATGTACACCCTTTTTTAAAGATTTAGAAACAAAAATGGGACTCCGAAGAGTCCCATAACTTATGCCTGAGGCTTACCAAAGCAAGCAGCATCTGCACGCAATACCGCACGAGCACGAGCTTGAAGCTTATCAACTACCTGATCGATACGCTTGTTGGACGCACGCTTGTAACCAGCGCGTTTAGAGGTACCGTCAACTACTTTAACTTCTTTCTTAGCCATTTTAAATCTCTTAAATTAGAATGCAGGACTTATTGGCGTTGCCTGCGCAAGCCCTCAAGGGGAACATAGGTTTCGGATATTTAACGACAGGATAACCATAAACCTCGTCATCATACCAACCACGGCTTAGACAGATAACCTTTTTCTGACGCGTGATAGTACAAAATACATTCAAGAGGTACACCGTAAAATTGTCGGGGCGGTACTTCTAAAACATACCGATTCGTAAATCGATAATCAGACAATTCGACGGCTCCTCGATTTTACTTCAGGGTAATAATAAAATGACGTACTGCTTTACGAGCTGCTGAAGCCAAAGGCTTAGCAAATTTCAGTTCATCTTTAGCTTCCAGTTCAGCAGCCAAAGCAGCCTGAGCCGGATTCAGATGTTTGAAATAACGCAGGATTTCCAGTGCTTCGGCTTCAACATCAATAGATGCGCCGTAGTTTTCGTGACCGTTGTTCCAAGCGTTGCGTTGCAGTTCAAGAGCGTGATTCAGTTGTTTGTTCATTTTAGCTTCTCAATTCGAGATAAAGATTGGCGAGCACGTTCGTCTCAGTATTTCCAGCTGAGTTGTATCTCGCCGTATGGAAGAGGCTAACCCCATACACCAACCGAAGTTCTGTATGACATCAACCTCTTCGTAATTTTATTTATACAAGCAAGGAATTGCTTTATAGTGGCAGGTAACGAATTTCTGTTTAATTTCTTTAGGCTGCTTAATACCCAATGCAACCAACGGATGAGGCACGTTAGCAATCTTACCAACAGGAAGTGGAGTCAAATCGCCTACTTCACAAAAACCTTCAGGGACATCAGGTCCTACAGAATAAATTTCACAAAGTTCAGGGATTTCACCTTGGTGAAGTTTACCAATAACGATACCAGATGCAGTAGTTTCTTCATCACCAGCTTGTTTTGGTTCGGAAACGAGAATAACATATTCTCCGACCGCTTTAATAGGAAGTTCCATATTTAATCCATATTGTTTTGTTGATAGATTAATAATAACACGCTATTCTTAAAGCATATTACAGGACAAGCAGAGTTTCGGACTGAAGGCCGTTAACAGAAATCAGCTTATCGAAACGGAATGAGCGCCAATCATTGGCCTTGGTATCAAATACTCTGATATAATTAACAGGTTCTTTATTGGCTTCTGGCCCAGGGGCCTGGACTTCTTTATACGGCAGCAGGTCTAAGTCACGTGTGCAAGTCATACGACGGGCACTACCATCGGCTTTTTCAAACAGGACTTCGTGAAAACCAACAGACAAAATAGTCTTGACTTTTTCACGGAGACGAATTGTTTCTTGTTCAGTTAAAATCATAATTATTCCAGAATAGTTTTAATAGTGGTTGCATTACGCTCTTTTAGAGCTCTTAATAGACTATGGCAATTTTCAAGAATAGGTACTGTTTTGTAATTCATGTTGGCATAAACCCACTCGGATTTATAGTACGATTTCCATCGAGAGAAAAAGTACTTTTTGTATTCTACTGAATAGGCTACCAGGTTTTCACCTTTTGAGTTCAGACCTGAAAACTTAACTAGACGAAATTTCATTATTCACCACAATAGTTTTGAATTGATTCCCAGTTCAAAGAACGGAGCCCTGTACGATTATACTGGATAACTTCGATGCCTGATTCACGGAGGATATCGTCCCAACCTTCAGGATTTCGGTCATAGAGCTCAGCATAAACCAATGTTTTAATTCCAGACTGCGCAATAGACTTAGCACAATCAGCGCACGGAGATAACGTCACGTACATCGTAGCGCCATCAATAGAACTTCCGGTACGAGCTGCAAACAAAATAGCATTCAGTTCAGCATGGATTTCATTTTTAGATGACCATGCAGCGTGAGCCATACGGTGTTCTTTAAGAAGAACGGATTTATGCGACATTCGAGCTGGGTCATACACAACACGAGTCCAGTCCTGTTCTACAGCGTGGTCACAACAGTTAACACCACCAGACGGTGAACCGTTATAGCCTGTAGAGATAATGCGACCATTCTTTTCGATAACCGCACCCACTTTCCATGAACAACATTTTGATTCTTGAGAAATCAGATATGCAATCTGAAGGTATGTGCTTGCTTTCATTACATCACCACTAGATAAGCTGTATTATTGGTTTCGACACGATATAAATCGGTACGAAGTTTAGTGATAGATTTCACACGTGAGGTTAATATACCATAACCGTCTGGGAAGCGTTTTTGTTTATCGAAAAATACCGCCGCCGGAATTCGATCACCAATTTCAACCGGAAGAACAGTAGCCAGCACAGCATCATATGTTGAAGTATGGATGCTTTGGAAATCTTCACTCAGTTTAAAAAGGTCTTTGATGTACTGAGTAGCCTTTTCAGAGAGACCTCGATGGTCTCCGTCTTCGTCAGATTGTAAGGTGGCATTAACTGCTAGTTTTAAATTAAGCATCAATATAAACCCGCTGTGCTTCGACCAGACCATCAGAACCAAGTTTCAATTGGGTAATCTGGTCGCCGTCTTTAGGATTAACGATAACCAATACCGCACGCGGTGATTCCTGAATTACTCGCAGAGTTGCATCAGGAAAACGTACAGAAACCTTATTAATCAGGGCCTGAGCAAATTCTTTAACTTTAACGTGGAACTGCTCTACAGTAATAGGGTTTTCGCTCAGCATTAGATTGTCTCCAACTTAAGTTGTTTGGTAGTGGTAGCTTGGGTAACATCGCCTTTAACAATATAACACACTTGTTGGAACGAACTGGTCAAAAGCTCTTCAGCCTGACGATCGGCTTGTTCCTTTGTGTTATGGCGAGAATGAACTTCAATCTTACCATTTTTAACAATAAGCACTTTCCAATCGGCTGGAGTTTTAATAGGTTTGATTTCAGGGTTCTGGAAAACTAACTGCACTTCTTTAGGGTCTACCACTTCGATAAAGTATTCGAATTCATGGCTAAAAAAGCCCGCTGAATTAAAAAGAACACTATTTGCATCGTCAGGATTACCTGTCATTTTGCTCGGGTCGACAAACATCATCTCGTCATATACGCGAATTCGGCTTACACGTTCACGCCCATTATGGTAATCAATTTCAACTTCAAACGGATTCATACCCACATACTTAGCAAAAGCTGTATTGAGGCCATAAGCACCGTTATTAGTGAATTTGTTTTTAGTGTATTCACCAACGAACTTGTAAAACTTACGCTCTTCAAAGAACTTACTCATTTCGATTTCCTCATTTGTTTCGGTAAGGTCATCATATCACCGTCCTTGGTGAAAGTAAACACTTAAATTGCTTCGACAACTACCGTTTGTTTCTGGAAGTCCATTTTGCATGAAATAGCCAAAATGTGGTTATCAATTTTAAATGGAACAATTGCAAATGCTGCACCAGGCGTGAGTTGAACAGTGATTGCATCAACTGCATCTGGGAACATGATTTCCAGAATAGCAGACAAACGTCCGTGCACTTTTAGTTCAGTCGACACGTCGACGGTTTCGTATAGATAATCAGATACAATCTGACTAAAAACGGTTTTAACAATTTGAGAATAAGTGGGGAACATAATTACCTCAGTGTACTGTATGGACCTTCACGTTAACAATAAACCGGTCAACGACTTCAGTCAGAGGAACAAACTCAACATAGTACTCGCCTTTGTAACGTTCGTTGAGGTCATTACGAAGGGCCGCTAGTGAGTTAATGAGGGTAGGAGACATATTCTGACCTACCAGTTTCTGAAGCTCTTTATAAGCTTCTTCTTCAACTTCATGGTGTTTGTTATACATAATGTTCTTCCAAGAAGGCAAGGAGTTCAGGAGCGGATTTAAAAATACCACCATCGACCTTGTCTTCATCTTTATAGTCCATAACATCCAGGCCAATACGTCCATCAGTTAAAGGCCATACGCCGAAGAAAAAGCATTTACGTTTTTCAATTTCTTCGATTGTACGAAAAATCTTTTCGATATTATTCATTAAAAGTCCCCATGAGCGACTTGCCAACATTCAACACCAATACGTCGCCACATTTCAACCACTTGGGTACGGTCGTCAATAGCTAATTTAACATCAAAGTGTGGAGCAATTTTTTCCCAGAAGATTTCTTCCTTAACAATATCATCTTTACGGTCGTCGCCTTGTTCGCGTTGACATTGCATGACCAATGGCACACCGGCAAAGTCCTCAACCCATTTACGAGTCATACGATAATATTTCATTTGGTCTTCTTTAGTACCACTTTCACGGCCACTTACTACGATAATCTGATAACCCATATTGGCATACATCTTAGACAGTTCAACAACCATAGGATTAATGACGTCAGTATCACACTTCTCAAGGTCGTATGGGCTACGGTCCACCATTTTAGCCAGAGTACCGTCAACATCAAAAATAACGGCTTTTGGTTTTCCTGGAGTTCCTGTATAAACCGGAAGACCAAGATAGGCCCGCATATGACTATACATGGAACGAAGAACATCAATTGGAACTGCTTTTGAACCACGGCGACTATTACGTTTAACCAGTTCAGTCCAAGGAACATCGAATACTTTATATTCAACTTTCCAGCCATATTCTTTAGCAAAGGTTTCCCACATCAAACGACGTTCAGGATTCAAGTTGGTATCTGAAATAATCACACCCTTAACAGAATCACCACCGTATAAAATACCCTTCGCTGCATCGAACTGCATACAGGTCACGATGCCTTCTTTCTTCTTAGAGTATTTGTATTGGTCGCGCTCTTCATGGCCCATAATTGATTGGCGATAGTCATCACGGTTGATGTTAAAATAGCCAGGGTTCTTAGCGATGAATTCACGAGTCCAAGTGCTCTTGCCTGAGCCAGGACAACCAACAGTCAAAATAATTTTCTTCATCATTTAATTCCTAACAGAATTTTAAGGAGGCGAATACGTAATTCAGTACGCTCTTCACCTAATTTGGCTACGGCCTTATTATTTGATCGGCGAGAGGTATTGGCAGAGATGAACATAATCAAGTGTTTCTTTAGTTCACCCATATCCACACCTTGAGCCTTGGCCGCTTTACGTAGAGCTTTGCCTGCATTGTCTAGGACCCGTGCAGCGTCTTCGTCATGTTCAGATAATTTCAATCCATAACATAAATCCACGTAATTATCTGAGCACTTGATATAATTCTCTAATAACTCTTTCATACGCCAAGTTCCTTATAAAGTTCTTCACGGCAAGTTTTAAGGGTTTTACCTGATTCGTAAGCAACACTTTCAGGAACATCGCCAAGGGTTACTGCGGATTGCATTTGACCATGGCGTTTAGCCGCATATTCAAAACTTTTCACCAATTCACGAATACGTTCTTTTTCATTATATTCTTCAACGAATTCAGGGTATTCCCAAACCGGGCGCATCATACGATACCATTGTTGGATGGTAATATAATTACTTCCATCCAAATTAATAATCTGCGAAGGCTCAATAGACCCTGGAGCATAAAAAGTTACCTGTCTTACTACATCAATACCGTCTACCATAGCCCAAGCAAAATCGAAAGTTGCCTTCTTTTCAAGTGGTGTACTTGCACAGGACCCTAGCTTAAGGAGCTTTTGTAATGCAGGAGATTTAACACCTGAAATGTATTCAGGCTTAGCCACAAAACTGTTATCACGTAAAGTCATAATAATTTCCTCAATTTTTTATAATCCGTAGGAGCATTATACTCTGCTCCCAAGAGTTTGTAAACTACTTTCCAAAAAGACCATCAATACACATACTGAACGCAATCCCGAAGCAAAAGAATGCGATAGCTAATCTAACGGCATCCCAACCAAGACTACACTCAATCATTTGCACTTCTCCTCTTTTAACCCGGAACGATAATAACATAACATAGATTTCTGGTCTTGTACATATCTTTTTACGTCATTCAACCAAATACGATGTTCTTGGGAATCTTCAAACGGCATTCCAACCCAGGCCTTACCGTCGATTACCTTAACCTGCCACTTAACATTATGTTCGGCAATAGGTTGTGGCCATGAAGGATGCAGTTGTTGCTTAGGCACTACAGGGATGTCCTGGGCACATCCAACTAACATGCCAATAGATAATACTACTACAGATAATTTAATCATTCTGTAATGCTCCTGAAGTCTTCTGTAAAGGAATCGAAGGACTTGTTGATTTGTTTTTCGACCAGTCCTGGCTTACTTGCCACCACGTGCGCCTTCTTCGAATCTTTACGGAGCTTTTCATTTTCTACCTTAATTTTATCCAATCGGGCATTCATTTCAGTAGTGCGGAATTCAATATCCGAGTATTGGCCACGTAGGTCATCCACGGCTTCGGCATTCTGTTTGGCCGTTTGCTGGGTAGTTTTCAGTTCTTCAGTAAGGGTATCAATACGACTTGATTGATACGAAATAAAACCGTAAGCACCTACTGCAATGGCTCCAGCTAAAAGGTAAATACTTAATTTAGACATTTGGTAATAATCTCGATGATGTCATCACGTGACAGGGAATTAATAAGAACCGTTTTAGGATTTTCGCACTGAATTTTGTACGTTTCGAACATAAAACATAATTCTTCAGCGGTATGGTAAGGACTTGAAATGCCAAGGCGATTAAACTTGTCGCTTAATGGGTCACAAATCAAATAGAAAGTGATGCCTGAGATTTTAACATTAGGTTGGCTAATATTAATGAATACCTCGGCATCGTACTTGGAAAGGTTGTTTTGGAGAAACTCAACCATAGAGTTAACAGCTTCAGGCATGGCTTCACGCTTTTCTTCTGCATAACGGGTAGAGTATTCTTTTTGCTTGATTTTCTTTTTAGCATTTTTAGCTAAAGTAACACGAAGATCGGTCAGGTAACCTACTGCACGAGAACCTTTAAAAACTTGGATACCGTCAGTAGAGTCACCAAAAGCCTTAACAACCATTTCGTTAGTAATCATTTGCATATTCATTTTGTTTTCTCCTCATTAGTTGGTAAGTCTATACTAACACATCATGAGGAGATGTAAACTACTCTACCGCAATTTCTTTCAAATATTTTTCAGGGATTTGGGCTTTATGGTTTTTCAAGAACACAGAGTTAATCTGGTCTACAACCGTATCATAATTAATACCGCCTACGTACGCCTGCATAAGAATAGAGAACAACCCTGGGAAGTCCTTAAGGATTAGCTGTCCAGTAACAGCGTAGTCTTTACGGTCGCGGCCCTTGAGTTGAGAGTAAGCTGCTTCCAACAAAGCCAATGATTGTTCTAAGTAATCTAAATGGATACGTTCGAAGGCATCGATTTTCTCGATAGCAAACGAATCTGTACTGAACAGACCACGAAGGTCATCAGTTCCACCCGCCACTACAACTTCAAACAAACGTTCGTTATTGTTAATGGAATCTTTGGTATGATGCAGTGCACTGTACCATGCAGTTTTGAGTTTAAAGAACGTACCATCTTTCAGTACAAAGATAAAACCTTCAATACCCTCTTGTTTACGGATGTTTTCTACGAAATCACCTTCGGTGAGGTCATAACTTTCAACCAAATGCTTACGCAGCGCGCCGTCCTTAAACAGTTCAGCATATGGAATATACTCACCTGTTTCATTATTACGAACGTTTAACAGGATGAGGTTCGTTTCTTGGTAAGCCAGCACGATACGGTTGGTAGGTGCGACATATTCAAGGTTGCAGGTATACCCGGCTTTGGTGATTTCTTCTAGACGTGCGGCAAAAGCCTCGTTCTCAGGGAGACGAAGGAAACGTAAAGAATCGTGCACCATTGACGAATGGATAGAGCCTTTAGATTTAACAGAAAGATACTGTCGGTCCATGAATGTAGAAATCAGAGAACCATCTTCCTTAGCCATTACGAGGTCGATATTTTCTGGCGACAAGTCCAGACCGATAGTCATAGGGTTTTCGTCGAGGTTAAAGAACTTTTGCATAGGACGAGCAGCAATACGTACCGGACCATTCTCGTCCATTTCAAACATAATGCCTCGACACTCTAGGGCGCCGTCTTCCAACCAATCACTGTACGATGCATAGTTATAACTAAAGATGCGATAGTTGACTCCTAGCGCACTCTGAAAGTCTTTAAAGAAGAACTTAGATTTAGTCGAGTTTTTAACCAGGGCCATCAAGTTATCATATAATTCAATCATTGCTTTATCCTATGTTGGGTATTCCAAGGTGGATTAAATTTCTTTATGAACATTGGCTCTTCAAGAGACATGGTCTCAACTGACATAGTTCCAAGTTCGTTAGTCATCGACAGATTAAAGCACTGCCGTGCATAGAACTCTACCTTTTTACCTGCCATTAATGCTTCATGAATCAGAATGGACTTAGTCGAATCTGACGTTTGGTCCTTACGATTAATAGCGGTTCGGTAGTAGTTGATGCGCTTACGAAGATTTTTAGTCTTCCCGATGTAGACTAGTATATCATCAACCGCTATAGCATATATGACATTTTGTTTATTTGGTACTGTGAGTGGAGCTATGGTGGCGTCATCTTGGAGTTCTAGGGTGACGTACTTGATAAAGCTAAATTCGTCTGCGATTTCTTTCATAGCAATAAGGGGCCGAAGCCCCATTCCTTAAAAATATTTCTTGTACGATGCCATTACTTTTTCATCAACATCGTTATCAATTTGTGCTACAAGGTAAGAACTGATTTCCACTTCCTGAGGAGCAGCCTGTACAGCATCAGAGTTCAGGTATTCGCGAATCCAAGGATAAGGATGGCGAGTAGGAGCATCAGTAATAGGACACGGTAAGCCACATTGCTTCATACGAGAAACTGTCAGGTAATCGACAAAAGCACCCATGTTCTGAGTATTTAATCCAGGGCAAGTACCATCTTTGAACAGGTGGGCGGCCCATTCTTTTTCTTGACGGTTAACTTCCATGAAAATATCAACCGCTTCCTGTTCACACTCTTGAGCAATTTTAACCCATTCGTCGCCATCAGTACCAAGTTGAAGCTGACGAATAATGTACTGGGTGCCTTTAAGGTGGAGCTGTTCATCACGTGCAATGAACTTCATAATCTTAGCATTACCTTCCATGATTTCCATGTTTTTATGGAAGTTAAAGGTACATGCAAAAGATACATAAAAACGAATAGCTTCTAGGGCGTTGATTACATGCAGGCAAAGATAAAGAGAACGCATTAGTTCGTATTTGGCCTGTTTTACGCCTTCGCTAAACTCATGATATTCTTCTAAAGCATTCTGATAAAGGCGAGTTTTCTCAATGACATCATCATAATAACGACCAATAGATTCAGCCCGTTTCATGATAGCGTCATCTAACAGAATTTCATCAAATACCTTAGATGGGTCTGTATAGAGGTTACGCATGATATGGGTATATGAACGAGAGTGAATGGTTTCACTAAAGGTCCATGTTGCCACCCAAGTATCAAGGCTAGGGTCTGAAATCAAGGCTTGGAGTGCAGCAGAAGGAGCACGTCCTTGGATACTATCCAGAAGTGATTGATACTTCAGGTTATTTGTAAAAATATTTTGTTGGAACTGTGGAAGCTTATTAAATTGAGCAGCATCCATCATCAAGTTGACTTCTTCTGGACGCCAGAAAAAACTCAACTGCTTTTCACAAAGCTCTTCGAATACTTTATGACGTTGGATATCATAACGAGCAATACCCAATCCTGAACCAAAGAACATCGGTTCGACTAAAACATCAACTGGGGTGGTATTAAAAACTGTAGACATATTATTCTCATTTGTTAGTGACTCATCCATGAGTCAATTATAATCAGATTTTATTAAAGCTTACATGCTGCACAATCGTCGGCTTTAGGAGTTTCGATTTCGTAATCGTCAGTACCAGAACCATCACGGGTATTGTGATAATAGAGATTTTTTCCGCCATAATACCAGAAATATAGCAGGTCATCAAGCATTACAGACATCGGAACTTTTCCTTTTGGAAAAATCTGTGGGTCATAATACGTGTTAGCTGATGCAGATTGGCATACCCATTTCAACATAATCGCCACTTGGGTAAGATAAGGTTTATTACCTTTCTTAGCGAGGGTCCAAGCGTAATCGTAGAGCCCTTGGTTATGTTCTACATTAGGAACTACCTGACGGAAGTTACCTTCTTTAGATTCTTTAATACTTACTGGGCCGCGCGGAGGTTCGATACCGTTTGTAGAGTTGGAAACCTGGCTGCTTGATTCGCATGGCATAAGTGCTGATAATGTGCTATTACGGATGCCATGTTTAGCCAAGTCTTCCCGCAACGACGTCCAGTCACAAACGTATTTTGGAGCTGCGATTTGGTCAATCTTTTTATTGTACCAGTCGATAGGTAATTCGCCTCGAGACCATTTAGTGTCTGAATAATACTCGCAAGGTCCTTTTTCTTCGGCCAACTTGATTGATGCTCGGATAAGTCCATATTGTAATCTCTCAAACAGTTCGTGAGTTAAATCGTTAGCGTCTTCATAAGAAGCAAAGTTGCTTGCCAACCAAGCGGCGTAGTTCGTAACACCCACACCGAGGTTACGACGTTTCTTAGCCTTAAGAGCTTCAGGAACAGGATAATCTTGGTAGTCCAACAGGTTATCTAGTGCACGTACTTGTACTTCAGCCAGCTCGTTGATTTTGTCTTGGTCTTGCCAATCAAAGTTATCCAGCACAAATGCAGACAACGTACACAAGCCAATTTCGGCATCCGGACTATTCACATCAGTAGTTGGGATAGCAATTTCACAACACAAGTTACTCTGACGAATAGGAGCTTTCTCACGAATAAATGGTGTGAAGTTGTTAGTGTTGTCAACGAACTGTGGATAAATTCGTGCAGTTCCCGAACGTTCAGTCATGAACAATTCAAAAAGGTCACGTGCTTTAATACGTTTCTTACGAATACTAGGGTCTTTTTCAGCCGCTTCATACAATTCACGGAAACGGTCTTGGTCTTCGAAATAAGAATGGTAAAGCTCACCACTCATTTCATGAGGACTAAACAGGGTAATGTAATCATTCTTACCGAAACGTTCCATCATCAGGTCGTTCAACTGGATTCCGTAGTCCATATGTCGAATACGGTTCTCATCGACACCCTTGTTGTTTTTCAGAACGAGCAGATTTTCAACTTCCAAATGCCAAATAGGATAATAAGCAGTAGCAGCGCCGCCACGGATTCCACCTTGTGAACATGATTTAACAGCAGTCTGGAAATGTTTCCAGAATGGAATAACACCAGTATGTTTGACTTCACCCATGCCAATACGAGAACCTTCAGCACGAATCATACCAACGTTGATACCAATACCTGCACGTTTAGAAATGTATTCAATTATCGAGTTAGCAGTTTTGTTAATAGATTTCAGCGAGTCGCCTGCTTCAATAACCACACAAGAACTAAATTGGCGAGTCGGTGTACGCGCTCCAGCCATAATAGGGGTAGGCAACGAAACCTGACGAGTACTTACAGCATCATAAAAACGAATAATATGTGCTAAACGATTACCTGGCTCTTCTTGGTGTAAGGCCATACCAATACACATGATAGCGAACTGAGGGGTCTCGTAGATTTTACCGGTTGTTTTATCTTTAACCAGATATTTCTCTTTAAGCTGCATTGCGCCGGCATAGGTCAATTCAAAGTCACGTTCATGCTTGATATGAGATTCTAAGAAAGTAATTTCTTCTGCAGAATATCGAGACAGCAATTCAGGGTCATATTTACCTTCGTTAACACAATAGGAAATATGGTCGATAAAACTACGTGGTTCGAATTGGCCATAAACTTCTTTACGCAGTGCAAACATCAATTGCTTTGCAGCAACATATTGGTAATCAGGCTCTTCAACCGAAATAAGGTTGGCTGCGACCTTAACAGTCAGATTCTGGATATCTTTGGTAGTCATACCATCACGAAGATGAGATTTGATTTCTTCGTATAATTCATAGGGGTCGATTTGGGTTCCTTCACAGCCCCAAGTCAGAACTTTAATAATTTTTTGTGCGTCAAAATCTTGGGATACACCGCTACTTTTTTGTACTTGCATAATTTCCTCAATATGTTAGGTTCTACAATTATTCTATCATAGAACCTGTTAAGCATGGACTGATATTTATAGAATGAAATTCAGTCCGACCATAATAACCAAAAACAGAGTACAGATTATTTGAATTTTCATACAGCCATTTTAGCCTTAATAGTAGGGTGTGATTCGTAACCAATGAGTTTAAAATCTTCGTGGCTCATTCGTTCTGTAACCCAATAAAGTTGTAACGTGGTAGACCAGTTTGCGAATCCTTCAGGCCAATTAATTTCCAGTTCACACAGTTCTTTAGGTTCGCGACGAAGAACTTCCTGGCATTGTTCAACATGGTTAGAATAGATGTGCGTATTGCCGCCTGAGAACACTAAATCACCTGGAATAAGATTACACATCTTAGCTACGATATGCACAAGAGCGGCGTAAGAGGCGATATTAAATGGCAATCCTAAGAACACGTCAACAGAACGCTGATACCATTGGAGGTCTAAATGACCATTACGAACGTTGAACTGGTAAAAACAGTGGCACGGTGGAAGAGCCATCTGGTCGATTTCGGCCGGGTTCCATGCTGATACGATTTGACGACGGTCATTAGGCATCTTTTTAATACGGTCAATAATTTCTACAACCTGGTCGACACCACCAAAATCTCGCCATTGTTTCCCGTACACAGGACCCAGTTCGCCATCAGAATATCCCAGAGAAATTGCCTGATTTTCATAGTTTTCGTCCCAAATAGTTTTACCTTCAGTACGCGAGCCATGAGTACGTTCTCTGAGGTCATTAACATTAGTCGAACCTGACAAGAACCAAAGGAGCTCAGCAATACAGGCTTTCCATGCTAATTTTTTAGTTGTTACCGCTGGGAAGCCTTTAGTTAAATCAAAACGTAATTTAGTACCGAACAGTGCAATTGTACCGGTGCCGGTACGGTCGTCAGTTTCGTAGCCATTTTCCAGGATATCTTTAATCAAATTTTGGTATTGTTTCATTAGTTCATCCAAGAATATGTAGATGGATATTTGGCAAAGTTAGGCTTATATCCTAATTTAACCATTTGTTTTGCTTTACGAGTAAATCCTAAAGAACGCTCGCCTTTAAGATACTGTTTTGGTGTCATACGCCCTTGATGCATCTGCCGGCAAATAAAAAGGGCCATAGCATTAGGAACATCCTTAACTTTTAATTTATTGCTCATTTGTATACTGTTTCCGTCAGTGTAGTAAGTTCGTCTATTTTATACCAATGGGTTTCAAGCATTTCACGTTGACGAATTTCATGAAGGAAGTTTTCTTCCAATCGGACCGTAGAGTTAACCCGATGGCATTTCTCAATACGAGAAACAACTACTTCATCAGCATAAGGCAATGCTGCATATAACAGAGCAGGACCACCTATTACGCTTACCTTAGAATCCTGGCCAAGCATAACCTCGAATGGTGCATTAGGGCTTGATACTTGGATTTCACCGCCTGAAATAAAAGTTACATACTCGGCCCATGTGATATAGAAATGAGCAAAATCACCATCTTGGGTTGTAGGATAATCACGCGCAAGGTCACATACTACGATATGGCTACGACCAGGAAGTAATGTAGGCAATGACTGGAATGTTTTAGCACCCATAATCATAATTGTGCCTTCAGTACGAGCTTTAAAATTCCGGAGGTCCTTTTTAACTCGTCCCCATGGAAGCCCATCACCTAGTCCAAATGCATTTTGGTCAATACCCTCAACTGTTTTGGTTGGAGAATATGCGAACATTAATTTAATCATTTTAATTCCTTAACTGCATTTTTAATAGAAGTAAAATCTTTGCGAATATCAAGAACCAATTTATAAAGATGTTTAATTATATCTGTATCAAAATATGATACCGCACAACGAGAATTGCGAATATCTTCTAATGAATACTTGCTTTCACTTGTACCATATCCAATGATACCACTAATGCACTTGTCATTAAGCGTATATTTCTGTGGACCATCAATAATATTTTTAGGATGAATGTAAAGGCTCCACTCAAATTCATGGTCAAGGTGGTTAACCTTAACTTCAAGAACAAGCTCAGGATGGGCATCATCTTTAGCAAAGCAAGTGTATTCAGCAAGCATTATATTTTCCTCAAATATTTTTTAACCATATAATATTGAAATTCAAACATTTTGGAATCAATTACCCAAATCTGACGTTTAGGACACTCATTCAAACGCACCGCGGAACATCCAGAGGAAAGGAATGAATACTGTTCCTTTTCTGTTTCAGAAAGACATGTTCTTAAAAAGCGGAAAAATAAATCATGCATTTTTATTTGCCTTAACGACTTTCCAGTCAGCTTTAAATTGGTCAACATCAGAGTGGTGAATCCAGAAACCAGATGAGCTACCATCTTCATAAAGAGGACAACCGTCACACTCATCTTTCCAACCCATTTCACACAAAGCTTGTTCAGCTTTTTCCAGAGCTTCCGGATTGTTACCTTGGATTGTGAAGTACCATTTGCCTTTAACTTCAGAATCTTTGATTGATTCACGTTGTAATTTCATTTTATTCTCCGCTTGTTTTAGTTGTTAACTCAGTATGGGACCATTATATCATAGCCCCATTTGGGTGTACACTACTTTTTACTGAATATCAAAAGTTGCTTTAATCAGGGCAATGACTTCAGCGGCATTTTTGTGATTGACTTGTACATGAATGGTTTGGGTATCAATATCAGGGGCATCGCCATCAACTTCCAGGAAGTGACAGAATTCCCATTCAGCGAGTTCAAAGTACTCATCAGGCCCACCCATACTATTCAGGATAGTGCCATCTTTCATTTCAACTTTTTCAACAAAATAATCACCTTCAATATAACTCATATCCAGGACTTTGAAGGAATTGCCGTGTTGTTCCATCAACTTGACCATGCATGAATTATAATTATCATCAGGACTACCAGCTATGAATTGTTTTTTAGCAGCAGGGTCTAATACGTAAAATTTACCAGTTTCCATTTTAATTTCCTCATTTTTGTTGAGGGAACATATTATCATGTTCCCGTTGGTTTGTATACTACGCTCGAATTAAGCCCATATAAAATTCAGCGTCTTCAGCATGCATACCGTCACAATACTCATCAGCCATAAAGCGGGTAAGGTCTTCAAGAGGACCCTGGACTTCAATTTGAATACTAAAGAATTGAGTATCTTTAATGTAAGCCATACTCAAAGAAGGATAACGGTTACGGATAACTTCATAAGTGTATTCAAAATCAACGATATCAATATTAACCTTAGCCATTTTATTTTCCTCACTCATTAGTTGATAGGTCTATAGTATCATATCTACAGACCTTGTAAACACTATTTTTTAATTTTATCAAGCCATTTACCAAGTTTAATCATTTCTTTGGTAGCTTTTTCCATACTTCTGAATTTAACTAGTAAAGGTTGTGCATCAACACCCATAACTAAAGTGGTTACAAGACTATGTTCACCTACAAGCCATAACGAATACGTTTGGACATCAAGCCCATAATTTCTATCTTTATGAACTCGTACACCCATCACTTCAAATTTCTCACTGGCTTTTTCTACTGCATCCAGGAAATCATCTTTAGTCATATTAGGCCTTAAAAGTTTTTTGCAAAAGTTCAATGATTTGATCAACGTTCTGTTCGGTGACAATGCAATGGATTTGAGTCACGCCCGCCTTAGTAACAGGTTCAACTTCGTCTTGTTCAGAATATTCACGGAAGCAATAGAACTCATCTTCGTGCAATTCAAAATATTTCTCTAGTAACCCATCATCACTAAAAATCTCGCCATTTGCACATTTGATTTTAGTTACAAATTTATCCCCATCCGAGGTCATCGTATCCTTCACTTCAAACCAACCGCCATTGTTTTGGATAATGTCCACCATATCGTTATTATTGATAGGGCTAATATTAATAAAAGCTTTGATACGCTCAGGGCGAAGTTCGTATTTTTTACCGATTTCCATTTTTATTTCCTCATGTAGTTGATAGGTCTATAGTATCATGTTTAAAGGAGTTGTAAACCATTAAATGCCAAAAAGGGAAGACCGAAGTCTTCCCATTATAAATCAATAACTTATAGACCAGCTAACAGGTCGTCCAAACCATCGTCATCAGAAGGACTTACTGACGGCTCAGGAGTAGTGGAACGAGTTGGTGTAGACGGTTTGGAATCATATGCATCAAGGTCTGCACTGAATGCGTCCAGGTCATCACCAATCTTATCAGCGGCTGCAGAAGCTTTAGCGGCAGCACCACCAAGAGCAGCTGTACCAACAACTTTCTTAAACTTAGCTTCGTTAGTTTCGAATGATTTGAAATCGAGCAGTTTAGAAAGGTCGTGCATTTCTTCCATCAATTTAGCTTGGTAAGCTTCATCATTGATGTTAGGAATTTCAGACTGACCCATGAATTTGGAATCGTCGTAGTTCTTGAAGTCGCCAACTTTCTTAGATTTCAGTACGAAGTTCGCACCATCAAACGGACATGTTACGTCAACTGGCACTTCACCAATATCGGTATCAACTTCAACCATCTGGTTGATTTTATCCATAATTTTCTGACCGAAACGGAATTTAAACACTTTACCTTCGTTAGCAGGCACTGCACTATCCTTAATAACAAGGATGTTAGCCCAGAAGGAAGTTTTACGTTTCATCAGTTTGTATTCGGCATTATTAGTATTAAAGGTATCATTCTGGTTCATGTATTTACATACAGGACATGAATCGAAATCACCGTGAGTAGACGTACAGTTCTCAATGTACCATTGACCATTTTTCTTGAAGCCGTGGTTAACGAGCTTAATGAATGGAGATGGATTTTCTTCGTTTTTCGAAGGTAGGAAACGAATTACCGCAGTACCGACACCGTTGTCATCTTTCAATTTCCATTCAGCTTTATCATCGGAAGAGAAAGAAGAACCACCTTTCATTGCAGACAGTTGAGCAGCCAGTTGGGAAGGGTCTTTACGTTTAAACATTTTATTTACCTTAGCAGATTTAGCAGTTGTATTTTATTAACAGTTTTTAACAGATTGAGTTAGTATATTAACACAGTTGGTTTGAAGCATTAAAACTTACAAGATTTGATAGTTTCAATGAACAATTTACGAGCTTCTAAATTATCGATTATAAGAATTTTCTTATAAGCATTTAATTTAGTCGAATACTTAGACCACACTAAATCATTGGTCTGTTCATCATGTTTATTTATTATGTCCATAAATGAATCAAGCAAAATAAACGTTTCGAATGAAATCACATTCGATTGAAGGAGCTTAAAAATATAGCTCGAGTTAACTTTTTTATTATAATCAAAAATTTCAGAAAGCGCTTGAACTTCCACTTTCTTACTAAAATAATAAATGTTTTTGATATCATCCTCAAAAACTTGTTTTATTCTTTTAAGTCTACCGATATATTCTCGGTAAAAGACTAAGGCGTCAGCATCACTGATGTCGCCAATCCATGCGTCTTGGTTAGCCACCAAGTTACTCATGAAGATAAGAGCAAGCTCTTTCAAAGTGTATTTATCACTCAATTTCTCAAAGAAATATTTGTCACGACGTTTTTGATAAGCCGTATCAGAGATTCGCATGACCCAGTTATATTTTATAACGTCGTATTTGGCATTGAAGTGATGTTTGAGCATTAAGTATAGTGAATATACGCTCTTACCATTCACCATACGGTTATTGTTTGGTGGCATGCGAATCTTAATCATAACAAGAAATCCAGGGTATTAGTCTTTTGCGTTCGAGCCATTGAAGGTCGAAGCAAGTTATCATCAATAGCTTCGTTCATAATTTTATCAATAATTCCTGCAGGCAAATAACGAGCAAAGTTACCTTCAGGGATGCTGTTCTCTTCCAACCATGCGGTAGCCGCTTCGAGGTAACTACAACCTTCAGCCTCAACAAAGGCCTCAATATCAAGGCCATTCTGTTGTTTGTTTACCAATACATGGACAGGTTCGGAAGCGGTATTAACCGCTCCATCAAAATCATTCAAAGATTGTGTCATACAGTTCTACCACTTCAGTTTTTTCGTCTTCGAAACGTTCACGAGTGCCTTTATGATACAGGGAGAACAGTTGGTTAAACATTTTACCGTCTACACCAAGTTCAGTCTTAGCACGATCTTTGATATCTTTAATTTCGTCGCCATAAGCTTCCATTTTCAATTTAGTATCGGAAGCGGTTTTAATCAACTGAGCAAGGGTATTGCCATGTTCTTCTTGATTGAATTCAACTTTCACTTTTTCTTTAGCCATTATATTCACCTTAATAGAAATCAGCTACTGTAGCGGTTAATTTAGACAAACCTGATTTAACGAAATAAGGATAAACTTTAGATTTCGAAGGTTTGACGTAGTTATTATATCTTTCAGTAATTAAAGCAACAATATCATCTGGAATAAAGTCCATATCAATTAAGATTTGGTTTTCACAGAAACGTTCATATTGTTCTTCAGTAAGAAGTGTTTTAATTATATCATGGTCATAATAATTAAGAGCAATTGCTTCAAGTTCCTTGGCACGAGTGCTAGGAGTACGTTCGCCTTCAACCATTGTTAACCAGTAATCACCACGAACTTTAATACTCGCGACGTTATCTTTACGGTCACCTTTAACCACTTTAGTTACACAATCCAGTAATGAGTCACCGGTTTTTGTTTTAACGAATTTTTTCTGCATTGGAGACCATTGCTTAACGCCAGGGAATTTATGGAGTTGAGTAAAGTCACCGTCCGAAGAACCAATCATTACCGGATGGCCTAAAGCCGTAAGGATACGAGTCAAAACAGCAATATGGTCATCGGCCTCGACAGTATCGATGTTCATAACAATATAAGGCATGTTATGTTCAAGCTCATCAATAATCAAATGCATTGCCGTAAATAAACCTTCCCAATCAAATAATGATTCTTCACGAGCCTTGGCACGGTTTTTCTTATAATAAGGTGAATAGCGACGTCGCCAATAACCTGATTTAGAGTTGTCAACACAAATAACCAGTTGGTTGTAACCTTGTTTTTTAAAGTCTTTAATGTTTTTCTTAATTGAATTCAACACGAGGTGTCGAAGCATTGCTGTAGTTACTTTAGGAAATCCAGCATTTTCACCAAATTCTTGGAATGCCGCAGCCATAATGATTTGGCTAAAGTCTAACAACAAGAATCCATCTTTTTGACGTTCTTCTTCAGGAAGTAAAAAATCTAAATCGTTCATATGAACCTCTGTCCAATTAGTGTAGAGGTTCATTATATCATGACCCTAGAAGAAGTAAACACTTTGCTATAAATAGTTCTATACCCTGAAAACGAAAAGGAAATAAAATGGCTGATATTTTAAAACCTGCATTCCGTGCTACATCCGGACTCGATGCTGCGGGCGAGAAAGTTATCAATGTTGCCAAAGCCGATTACAATGTATTAGATGATGGCGTCAACGTTGAATTCTTTATAGATGAGAACACCATCCAGGCGTACGACGAGACGCGCGGATATAAGAAAGGGTTTGCAGTAATCCATGACCAACGTATCTGGGTTGCTCAACGTGATATCGATGCTCCTGCAGGAACTTTTACTCCTGGCTATTGGACTGCTACCCGTACTGACCCTAAATGGATTACTGTAGCGTCTCCTACACGCCAGCTGGCTTCCGGTGAATATATTGCGGTGGATTCCGCTGCTAGCTTTACTACATTTACCCTGCCTCCAAACCCTACTGATGGTGATACCATCGTAATCAAGGATATCGGCGGACGAGTAGGTTATAATGAAATCAAGGTCCAATCTAGTTCTGCTCCTGGCGGTGGTAACCAGAAAATTGTTCGTTTTGGTAATCAGTTCTCTGAAACCCTGATAACTAAGCCTTTTTCTTATAACATGCTTATCTTTGCTAACCGTCTTTGGCATTTCTGGGAAGCGGGTAATGAAGAACGTGGTATCCGTGTAGAACCGAACATGGCCCAGTTCCAATCACAAGCAGGCGATAATGTTTTACGTCGTTATACTTCAGGTGCAGTAATTAAATTTACTCTTCCTAAGTATGCAAACCAGGGTGATATGATTAAAACCGTTGATATCGATGGTTTAGGAAGTAAGTTCCATTTAATCGTCGAAACGTTTGATGCCTCGTCTTCATTAGGTAAGCCTGGCCAGCATAGCATGGAATTCCGTACCTCTGGTGATGGATTCTTTGTTTATAACTCTGTTGAAAAATTATGGTATGTTTGGGACGGGGACCGTCAAACTCGTTTACGTGTAATTCGTGACGATGTTGAGCTCTTAGCTAACGAAAGCGTTATTGTTTTTGGCCCTAATAACACGACTCCACAAACTATTAATATCACTTTACCTACTAACGTAGCGCAGGGCGATACAATTAAAATAGCGTTGAACTATCTTCGTAAAGCCCAGACAGTAAATATTAAGGCCGCTGTAGGAGATAAAATAGCTTCTTCGGTTCAATTGCTCCAGTTCCCTAAACGTTCTGAATATCCACCAGATACTGAATGGGTTCTGAATGATGTGCTGACCTTCAATGGTAACTTGAGTTATACCCCGGTTATTGAACTGAGTTATATAGAAGACACTGCTACAGATGCTAAATATTGGGTTGTTGCCCAGAACGTTCCTACTGTAGAACGTGTGGATTCTAAGGACGATTTAACCCGTGCTCGTCTCGGTGTTATTGCTCTGGCGTCACAGACCCAAGCAAACGTAGACCATGAAAATAATCCTGAAAAAGAACTGGCTATTACTCCACAGACTTTAGCTAATCGTGTAGCGACTGAATCACGTCGTGGTATTGCTCGTATTGCTACAACTGCTCAGGTAAACCAGAATACTGGATTTGCATTCCAGGACGATTTGATTATTTCTCCTAAGAAATTAAACGAACGTACTGCTACCGAAACTCGTCGTGGTGTAGCTGAAATTGCTACGCAACAGGAAACTGATGCAGGTGTTGATGATACAACCATTATTACTCCTAAGAAGCTACAGACGCGCCAGGGAACTGAAACCCTGTCCGGTATAGTAAAATATGTATCCACCACAGGAACCACTCCTGCGGACTCCAGAGCAACTGTAGGTACCAACGTTTATAATAAGAACACAACTACTTTAGTTATTTCTCCTAAAGCTTTGGACCAATATAAAGCTGACCAAAATAACCAAGGCACTGTATATCTTGCTACGCAAGCCGAAGTTGATGCTGGTGCTACTAACCAAGGTTTTAGTAACTCGGTTGTCACACCTGAAACATTAGGTGCTCGTCGTGCTACTGATACTAATCACGGTTTAATTGAAATTGCTACGCAAGTAGAGACTAATACTGGAACTGATTATACTCGTGCGGTAACGCCTAAGACGTTAAATGATAGAAAGGCTACAGAGACTTTAACTGGTATTGCTCGTATTGGTACTCAAGTAGAATTTGATGCAGGTGTATTAGATAATGTTATTTCAACTCCGTTGAAAATTAAAACACGTTTTAATAATACTGCTAGAACTTCTGTCTCAGCAGCCAGCGGTTTGGTTGAATCAGGAACCTTATGGAACCATTATACACTAGATATCCGAGAAGCAAGTAATACTCAACGTGGTACGGCTCGTTTGGCTACCCAAACTGAAGTTAATACTGGCACCGATGACAAAACAATCATCACCCCACTTAAGCTTCAAGCTAAAAAGGCTACCGAAAACGCTGAAGGCATTATCCAACTCGCTACTCAGGCCGAAGTTATTGATGGTACGATAAGTAATAAAGCGTTTAGTCCTAAGCATTACAAATATATCGTCCAACAGGAAAAATCCTGGGAAGCTACTTCTGCTCGTAGAGGATATGTTAAATTAACCACAGGTACAGCCACTTGGGAAGGTGATGATACTAGCGGTTCTGTTGCTAACCTGGATAATTTTGAAGATGCTGGCTTTGCCATTTCTCCTCTTCAAATGAACACCGCGTTAACTCATTATCTTCCTATTAAAGGTAAGGCTTTTGATTCCGATAAATTGGACAACCTGGATAGCTCTCAGTTCGTCAGGAGAGATATCGACCAAATAGTTGAAGGAACATTAACCCTTCGTAAAAACATCAGAGTGGATGGCCAGTTGGCTACAGGCGGTACCGGTGAATTTGGCGGTTCTTTAGCTGCTAATAGTACATTTACCCTCCGTAATACAGGGGTGGCTACTCGTATAGTATTTGAAAAGGGTCCTCAAACAGGAACTAACCCAGCACAGTCAATGAGCATCCGTGTATGGGGTAACCAGTATGGTGGCGGTTCAGATACAACACGTTCTACTGTATTTGAAGTTGGTGATGAAACGTCTAATCACTTTTATTCTCAACGTAATAAAGCTGGGAATATAACGTTTAGTATCAATGGTACTGTGATGCCGATAAATGTTAACGCTTCAGGTTCTTTGAACGCTAACGGCGTTGCAACATTTGGTAGTTCAGTTACAGCCAATGGTGAATTCATTAGCAAGTCTGCAAATGCATTTAGAGCAATTAGTGGTGATTACGGATTCCTTATTCGCAATGATGGCACTAATACCTATTTTTTGCTAACCCATCCAGGAGGCCAGACTGGCGGATTTAGTGGATTGCGTCCTTTAGCTATTAATAATACATCCGGCCAGGTTACAATTGCCGAAGGGCTTGTTATTGCTAAAGGTGCTACTATAAACTCAGGTGGTTTAACTGTTAATTCTAGAATTCGTTCACAGGGTACTAAACCTGCTGACCTTTATTCGAGAAAACCTGATGCAGATAATACAGGCTTCTGGTCTGTTGACGTTAATGATTCAGCCACATATAATCAGTTCCCAGGTTATTTTAAAATGGTTGAAAAGACCAACGAAGTAACCGGACTGCCGTATCTGGTCCGCGGTGAAGAAGTTAAATCGCCTGGTACGTTAACTCAGTTTGGTAATACTCTGAACTCACTTTACCAAGATTGGATTACCTATCCAAATACTGCAGACGGAAGCACTACTCGTTGGACTCGTACTTGGCAGCAAAATAAAAATGCTTGGTCTGGATTTGTTCAGGTATTTGATGGCGGTAACCCACCACAACCGTCTGATATCGGTGCTCTGCCTTCAGACAACGCTTCAATGAGTAACTTGACCATTCGTGACTGGTTACGTATTGGTAACGTTCGTATAGTTCCTGACCCGGTAACTCGTTCTGTTAAATTCGAATGGATTGATACACCATAAGAGGTAATATGGAAAGATTTATGGCCGAATTTGGACAAGATTACGTTCAAATTCCTGTACTATCTGAAAATAATGCCGTTAGTTATAAACTTAGTATAGCAGGGAGCTGTACTAAGTCCACTAAAAAGGCTTATATCAAATTTCAAGATGAGGACTTCGGTCCTCAGAATTTCCAATCTGGTCTAAATTTGGTTGAAATAGACCCGACCAATAACACAATAGTGTCTTCAAAATCATATGCCTTTACCAAAGACCATGATGTTATTTCCCAAGCGTTTATAACTTATATTTCTTCTATACCTGCCGGGAGAATTGTTTGCTTTATTTCTTCCGGCAAATTAAACGCCTCACAGGTATTAATTGATTGGTTTAGAGCTTCTGGTTCTACAGCGTTCCCGGATAAGTGGCTCATTGATAAAGTGGATACTTCTTATTCAGCTTTTTATGTTTCAGGAAGGAATGCTATAGTAATGGAACACGTGCTTTATAACGACGGCGTTTTGGTAGAAGACGTTTCCACCCCATTAGAAGTCGTTTATGACAACTTTAATGATGTAGGAGGAACTGGGTTCCCTGTTAGAGTCATTGAAGATGAAAACACTTACTATAGTGGAGCTACTCAAGAAATTAAAAGGTTTCCTACCGAATCCACTATAACTCCTTGTGCCGGTTATAATATGGTTCCTGGAGATTTCTTTTATCTCAAATTTCAAATGACCTACGACCAGGCTTTAAAAGATTTAGGAACGACCCAGATGTCCATACGATTTTTTAATGGCCAGGAAATGATTCAGTCCACTGATATCAATATTCCTGTAGGAGCGGGCTCTCCACCGGCAGGTGCATGGATGTCTTTTGAGCGCGTAATAGAAGTTCCGCCGAATGCTATTGGTTTTACATTATATTGTAGAAAAACTGTCTCAGGCGGAGTAGGAGGTGTTAGGAATGTTATGTTTGGTGAAATAGCTAGACCTGAAGATACTCCTAAATCCGCTGAAATTGGTGTTAATGGTATTCGTATGAGCTATGGTACTGAAACCCGTTCAATGGGTAATGTTATTGCACAATTGAATGACAAATCATCTGGTAATGCAGGTAAAGTATTTGTTCAAGAATTTAAAGAAAAATATTAAGGGACCTTATGGTCCCTTTTTGCTATAAATACACTATCTAATAAAGAGGAATAACTATGGCTGATTTAAAATTAGGCTCAACCGCTGGAGGTTCCGTTATATGGCACCAAGGCAATTTTCCGCTGACGCCGGTATCAAATGATATTTTATATAAGACCTACAAAATCTATACTGAATTTAATAAGCCTCAAGCCGCAGATAACGACTTTGTTTCTAAAGCCGCTGGAGGCACATATAAAGGTATTGTTAATTTTGAAAAAGGTATAACTTTTAATGATTCTGCTGGGTATGCTATTAAATTGGGCTCCAGAGAAGGTGGACAACCTTTTACCGCTTCATTTAAGATTAAAGGGTCTTTTGGCCTTGAAACTGAAACAGGAACCCCGTTTATAATCTTTGACCCTACCACTACAGTAGGAGCTAACCGTCTTACTGTAATGGGTGATATCCTAGGTCGTCAAATTAAAGACGAATCCGGAAGAGTGTTTTCTCCAGGGAATACTCCGACAAAAGCCCAAGTTGGATTAAGTGATGTAGATAACGCAAAACAGGTCCAAATAAATAATAGTAACATACAATCTATGGCTGGTGTTCTTTCAGCCCCGAATTTCATATCTAGGAACCCAGGAACATTGAACGAACACGTTCCTCGTATTGACCAGGTTGTTCTTAGAGGTACATCTGAAGATTTTGGATATTATTAAGAGGCATTATGGCTACTTTAAAATCGATACAATTTAAAAGAAGTAAAATAGCAGGAGCCAAGCCTACTGCAGCCCAGTTAGATGAAGGTGAACTGGCTATTAACTTGCGTGACCGCACTATTTTTACTAAGTCAGACCAGGGACAGATTATTGATTTAGGTTTTGCAAAGGGCGGTCAGGTTGATGGTGATGTAACTATTAACGGCCGTTTGACTTTAGATGGCGAACTTGTTCAAACTAGTACCGCGGGTATGAGAACTGAAGGTAGTATTACTGCCCCAGTTTTCCGAGCTCGTAATGGTTCATTTTATGCTAGAGCATCTAATGATACTTCTAATGCTCATTTGTGGTTTGAAAATACCAACGGTTCTGAACGCGCTGTATTATATGCTAAGCCCCAATCTGAAAATGAAGGCGTAGCAACAATGCGAGTTCGTCAAGGTACTGCTGCCGGCGCACAGAACTCAGAGTTTCATTTTATTTCTACAGATGGCGGCATCTTCCAGGCACGCAAATTAACTGCTTTAACTTCTATTAGTACACCAACTATTAGTGTTAATTTAATTAATCATGATTCTAAAGCCTTTGGACAATACGATTCACAATCATTAGTTCAGTATGTTTATCCAGGCACCGGTGAAACGAATGGTGTAAACTATCTTCGTAAAGTTCGTGCTAAATCCGGCGGCACAATGTGGCACGAGCTTTGCACCGCCCAATTAGGTCAAGCTGATGAACTGTCTTGGTGGACAGGTAATACTCCGTCATCTAAACAATATGGCATTCGTAATGACGGACGAATGGCAGGCCGTAATAGCCTTGCATTAGGTACATTCACTACAGATTTCCCGTCTAGTGATTATGGTAACGTCGGTGTAATGGGCGATAAGTATCTTGTTCTAGGTGACACTGTAACTGGTCTGAAATATATTAAACAAGGTAATTTTGATTTAGTAGGTGGAGGTTATTCTGTCGCTTCTGTTACTTCCGACGGCTTCCGTGGGACTAGTAAAACCATATTTGGCCGTAGTAATGACCAAGGTCTTACTTGGCTTCTGCCTGGCCAGAACTCTTCTATGGTTTCTATTAGAACCGAAATAGACGGTAATAACTCTGGGGATGGTCAAACCCATTTAGGTTATAATTCTAATGGTAAACTTTATCATTATTTCCGTGGTACAGGTCGTGTAGCCATTTCTATGGCAGAAGGCATGATTATTGAACCAGGTATTTTGAATATTAAAACCGGGGTTAATGAACTGAATCTTAGAGCCGATGGCACAGTTTCCTCGACCCAACGTCTGCAAATTAATAATGGCCTTGTTCTTAATTCTAATAATAACACTTCAGCCTTAGCTTTCACTGCTCCTACAGCCGTTGACGGGACAAAAACCCTTAATTGGGATTCAGGTACTCGCGCAGGTCAGAACAAAAACACTGTTATACTTAAAGCATGGGGTAACTCATTTAATGCTGAAAAAGGTAATAGAGAAACTGTTTGGGAAGTTTCAGATTCACAAGGTTATTATTTTTATGCCCAACGAACCAATCCAGCTGTTGCTGGTGGTGTGGGACCTGTTAATTTTAAGTTTAACGGAACTGTTGAAACAGGCCATATCATAGGCCTTGGTAATATAAGTGCCTCTGGTACAGGTTCTTTTGGTGGCAATGTTACCATGACTAATGGCCTGTTTGTCCAAGGTGGTGCTTCAATTAACGGGCAAGTTAAAATGGGCGGTACCGCTGACGCATTAAGAATTTGGAATGCCGAATACGGTATGATTTTCCGTCGTTCAGAAACAGGTTCTTCTGCTTCATTCCATCTTATTCCTACTCTCCAGAACGCTGGTGAAAACGGTGGAATAAGCGACCTTCGCCCGCTTTCCATTAATTTGGCTAATGGCACGGTTATAATGGGTAATAAAACTTCTACAGGTGGTCCACTTTTTACAGTAGACAACGTAAGTAAATTTGTTCAGACCGACTGTAGACTGCGTGTTAATATGGATTCCGACGCCATTGTGGTAAATGCTTCATCCCAGGCGGCATCTAACTTTATCCAAGGACGTAAAGCCGATGTTACAAAATGGTATTTAGGTATTGGCGATGGTGGTAACGTTGTTCGTTTACATAACTATACATACTCCCATGGTATTGCATTAAACTCTGATACTGTTGATATAACCAAGGCACTTAAAATTGGTTCCGATGTTCGTATTGGTCCTGACGGTAATATTACAGGCAGCACTGCATTAGAAAACTTTAAAAACCTGAACACAACGTTAGACCGTAAAGTTAACACAGGCGGTTGGCAAGGCGGCGCTGCTACAGGTTGGTATAAATTTGCTACTGTAGAAATTCCACAAGGTGCGGGTACAGCATCCTTTAAAATATCAGGTGGGTCTGGATTTAATTTTAAAAGTTATGGTCAGGCTTCAATAGCCGAAATAGTCCTTAGAACCGGCAATAATAATCCTAAAGGCCTTAATGCTACGTTGTGGAATAGAACTTCTGAAGCTATTTCCCAGATTGCTTCGGTTAACACAAGCGATGATATCTATGATATTTACGTTTACTTAGGTGGGTATTCTAATTCTTTGGTAGTAGAATATGCATGCAGTAGCAATAGTAAAGTAACCGTAGTGGGTATTAATAGCGATGTCCAGCCTTTGGTAGAAACATTACCTGAAGGTCATGTTGTAGGTAAATCTGTAAGAATGCTGAACAACATTGACGGAATGTTTGCTGCTGGCGAATCGGATATTGTTACACGTGGTGAATACGTTACCAATAATCAAAAAGGTATGCGTATCAAATCCAGTGGTAATGATATAGGTTCTAATGCTGCTTTGATTAGAAACGACGGTGGAAGTTTTTATATTTTAGTTACAGATAAAAACACGGCAGAAAACCCAAATGCAACTGACGGGCTGTGGAATGGCTTAAGACCTTTCTCTATCAACATGGCCGATGGCCGTGTTGGCATGAACCACGGGTTAAATATTACTGGTGGCGGATTAAACGTTACCGGTGGTAATACTAACCTTGGCAATATTACTTCGCGAGTGGTTTCATCTGCACGCGCGCCGGGCGGTTGGGCTGATAACTCAGATTCCACGAAATCTAAAATCACCTTTATGGCAGACCATGGTGATTTATCCAATTCGGGTAGTTATTATCCTATTGTCGGTGCGTGGAGTAACTATGGTTCAGCGGGTTATCGTCAAACCTTTGAATTTGGATGGGTCGGCACTGGTACCACAGCTGGTTGGCGCGATGGCATTATTCGTATACGTGGCGACAACGCTACCGGCCAACAAGCAAGATGGCGCTTTACAATGGACGGTCTTTTAGATTGCCCTGGTAAAGTACAGATGCCACAAACAAGTGCCTTTGGTGTTAATACAACTAACTCACTCGGTGGAAGTAGTATAACATTTGGCGATAGTGATACCGGTATTAAGCAAAATGGCGATGGATTATTAGACATATATGCGAATGGCGTACAGACTTTCCGTTTCCAAAACGGTGATTTGTATTCATATAAAAATATAAATGCTCCTAACGTTTATATTCGTTCTGATATTCGTTTAAAATCTAACTTCAAGCCTATTGAAAATGCTCTTGAAAAGGTTGAACAACTCGATGGTTTAATCTATGATAAAGCTGAATATATCGGTGGTGAAGCGGTTCAAACTGAAGCAGGTGTTATTGCTCAGAATCTTAAAGAAGTATTACCTGAAGCGGTGCATGAGTCTTTAGATTCACAGGAAAATACGGTTCTAACAGTTTCGACTCAGGCACAAGTTGCTCTGTTAATTGAAGCGGTTAAAACCCTGTCGGCTAAAGTTAGAGAACTTGAAGCTAAATTAAATTAAGAAAAGGGCCTTCGGGCCCTAAGGATTTATTATGGCAATCGTAGGATTACCTGGTTGGGTCGGACAATCTGCAGTTGACGAAACAGGTCAACGTTGGATGGATGCAGCAATGCGAGATGTTCGTGTAGCTGTTCCGGGTTGGATGGGTTCGATGGCTAACCAATCAAAAGAAATTTACTTATCTATAGGGGCTAATAACTCTTATGACAGAAATACGCTAATTAATTGGATGAGAGCCCAAGGCAGTGCGCCTGTCGTTATCACAATTACCGGCAACATAGTATCAAATAGCCGCGGAAACCCGTGTCTGGAATTTCCTAGTAATCTTCCTAATGCGTATATTCAACTTACCATTAATAGTGGCGTAACTGTTTATGGTCGAGGAGGTAATGGTTCTACTAATGGTTCTGCAGGCCAAGCAGGTGGTACAGCAATCCATAACGCCGCTGGAACCAAATTGCGTATTCGAAACAATGGTGCTATCGCTGGCGGTGGCGGCGGTGGCGGTGCTGTATCGTTACAGAACAGCTATCCGACTAACGGTACCTGTGGCGGCGGTGGTGGTAGACCATTCGGCGTCGGTGGGAAAATAGGGTCTGATGCCATATTGTCCGGTGCAAACGCATCTCTAACTGCCGCTGGCTCAGGTGGTACCACGGTCCAATACGGCGCAGGTAACGGCGGTAATGTTGGTGCTGGCGGTGGACGAGGATGGGGCAAAAACGTTTATACCTCTGCAGGCGGTTCAGCTGGTGCAGCCGTTACAGGCAATGCTCCTTCTTGGCAGAACGTAGGAACCATCTACGGAAGCCGTGTGTAATACTTCTGTATTATAAATATCTTTAAAGGAGAAAAGTATGGAACCAAAAGTAGGATTTTCATTATCAGACCTACTTTTTGGACTTCTTGATAGAATTTTTAAAGATACTTCTTCCGGGAAAGTAGTTTTTTCCCGGGTCCTAGTCGTGGTATTATTGTTCTTTATGGCACTGGTTTGGTATAAAGGCGAGTATATTCTAAACTTTTACAAAGAGACAACTTATGCCTCTTATACTGAAATGATTAGACAAGACCAGGACAATAGATTTAAAATTGCGGCTATCGAGCAGCTCCGAATAGTGCATTCTTCTTCAGGCGCAGACTTCACAGCAATATATTCTTTTAGACCAACCAACATGAATTATTTTGTGGATATGGTGGCTTACGAGGGTAAATTACCGGAAACGGTAGACGCAAAAAATACGGGAGGGTTTCCAATTGACAAAACGTCAGTAGAATATATGGCGGGAGTTAACGGGAACTATTTTGAATCAAGTACCGAAACTGTATTCCTTCCTACAAAGAAGAAAACACAATTCACGTATATGTTTTCATGCCCGTTTTTTAATTTGGATAACATCTATGCCGGCTCGATATCGTTGTACTGGTATGATATCAAACCGGATTTAGGATTTCCTAGACTTTCGTCTATGTGCGGTCAAGCCGGAAGGACATTAGGTCGAACTCGTTAAAAATTGGAGGTATACATCATTAGGTAACGGTGTATATCTTCATACCCTTCATTAAATTGCTCGATAAGAGTATCACGTTCATCTTCAGTTAAAGACTTAAAGAGTTTATTAAAAGATAGTCCATTAAGTTCCTTTCCATGTTCATTACGAATACCCAACTCATTCAAAAAGGCAATAAACTCATCACGACGTTGCATGATGTCTTCACAATCCGTTTTAATCAAAATGGAAACAATAGTGGCAATTTCGGAAACGATTTCAATTTTAGTCATAATATTCTCTTCAATTCAGTACGTCATTATCTGATAAGGCTATACTAACATATCCTTAGGGATTGTAAACATGTCCTTCGTTCTTTTTAACATATTCCTGATACATCTCTTCTATTGGTTCCTGGAACTTAAAATCAGCTCCCAGGAATTCCTCAAAGCACTCCTGCTCACGCGTACGCATGCCTGTTACGGTATTCTCTAAGTTATGACTCATAGATTGCTCCTCAATCAATATAATCTTCTAAACCGAAATCATCAATTTCTTCTTGGATTTCTCTTAATACTTGTTCTTCATCTAGGCCGGAGCCAAAAACTACCTTGGCATAACCTGGGCGTTCACAAGAGAATCGAATTGTATATTCCGGTTGGATATAACCAAAACAGCTATCCAAATCACAAAGAATTTCTGCATAGATTTCGTCACCAACAGCAGCATGAATTTTAAAAAGCTCGTCAATGAGAATAACCAGTTCAGTTGCTTCGCATGTTTGGAGTTTAGTAATCATAGCCTTTACCCTTATGTTTCTGTTTGCGATTAGATTCTTTAAAGTTTTTCTTCTTATCCTTATGGACAGCCGCCTTATTGAAATCGTGCTTAGCTACCAGATTGTTCACGTAATTTCCTTAATTGATATTCAAGAGAGCTAATAATTTCTTTATTAGTTGCGATATACATATCACGTAGGAATGGCTTCAACCCTTCCATATTCCCATGGATTGTCTTAGAACTAATATTCTTTATATATTCATGGTCCAATGCATCCCACGCGGGTTGGTTGACATAAGTTCCCCAGTTGTCTTCCAGCATAACGTTCAGACGTTTAATATGGTTGATATGGGCTTCGATTGCATCAATCTGGAGTTGTTTAAGATTCATTAGTAAAGGTCCTCAGAGTAAAGTTCTTTTTCACTACCACCACGTTCAATACGAACTTGTCCAGCATAAGTCGCAATAATCATTGCTTCTTCGCGAGTCCAATAGTTTGAATATTGGTCAATAAATCCTTGGTCATCACCACAAACATGGTCTGACACAAGTTTATCACTTACCTGGTCAAGAACTTCTGCCATATCTTTAGAATAATGACGAGCGCCAGGAATAACCAGAGTCCCACCATCTTTTAACTTAAAGCGGTTGGCTGCACACACAATTCGACGTTGATATTTTTCATTATTGTTCCAATGAGCAATCTGCCAACAGATTTCAGGAACCTCTTCTAAAACATCCTCTTCCGTATATTCAGTGTAATCGCCATAGGCCTGTAATTTAGCCGCTAGACTTTCGGGCGTCTCACGAGAAAGAGCTTTATCTAATAAAGCCATTCGGTCTTTAAAGGATAATTCTTTACCTTTTAATGGATTCATTTGAAAATCACCTTATGACCGTTATCTTTAGCAAATTCTTGAATTTTAGTGGTGGTTTCAATTAAATCACCTTTATAATAGGACGATAATTTAATATAAACTGTTTGGCCTTCGCCATACGAAGTTATATTTACTTTTTCTATAAAAATAATCTCAAGAAATCGCAATAACTGCATACCAAATTCAAGATGAACGTTATCAATCTGGAGATTAAGTTGATAAATTTTCTTAATACCATTTACCAGAGCTACGCGTTCATCCCAATCATTACGTTGTTCTTCAATCAATTTAAGAGAATGGCCTTCGCCGTCCCAGTTAAGTTCCATAGGAATCATTTGAACCATCCTTTAACACGCTGCCATAAAGTTTTCTGTTGAGCTTTATTAACACCAATCGAACGAATAACTGGTTGTGATTCCTGGTATTCTTTATAGTCGGCTTTATAGACTTCATAAGCGGCTGGAACAAAGGTGCTGATTGCTGCCATAAAGTTCTTGCGGATTCCCATAGAAGCTTCAGAACCACCACGGATGATTAAGTATTTACCTGCTTTAATCTTAACAATAGTGCCGAGATAAGCACCGTGGTACCAAATGTCCCAACCTTCTTGAGTAGGTTCTGCACAACGACGAAGTTCATTAACAATATTCAGCTTGTTCATAATAATTTCCTCAGTCAGTTAAATTGCATTGGTTACGGTTTTGATAACTTCAGATGATACGTTTTGGAAGTCGATATAAGTATTCTTACCACCAGTCTTAATCTTAACATCAAGATTCAAGGAAGTAAACACTTGTTTTTCTTTATCAGTCATATTATAACCGAAGATGCGCATCATGCCATCACGACGGACTTCAATTTGACGAATACCATTGGTACGTTTGGCGAATCGAACTTCAAGGTTGCTACGGTTTTCAGCAATTTCACGAATCTCGATGCGGTCTTCTAATAAAGCTTTAACTTCATCAGCCAGTGTTACCATTTCAGGAGTAACACCACGTGAACTGCGTGTTTTACGTTTTTCCAACATCTCTGGAGCATTTTCAGAAGCGAACAGGTCAGCAGCTTTTTGAACCAAGTCCATTGCTTCACCTGTAGCCACTAAACCATCACCAGATTTTTCGATGAACCCTTTCTTAATCAATACACCGATGTTAGAGTTAACTACCGCAGCACTAAAATGCTCACTCAGGGCTTCACGGACTTCGCCTGAAGTGATGAAGTTATGCTTGATGATATGTACTAAGATCGAAGCAGTTTTTTCATTCAGGACGTCTTCAGAAGCTTTGATGATATAAGTAATTTTAGACATTTTGTATCTCCGATAACCATTTATTTGATAGGTCTATAATAACATTATCATAGACCTTTGTATATAATTTTTTAATTAAATTGCGCTTTTAACATAATCAACATAAGCTTCAACAACTTTCTTGGAAGAAATTTTAGCTTGACCACGACCATTACCGGTTTTTAAATTTTTCTTAACAACCACTTTATCTGACTTAACACCCCATACATGGATATAAGTATCTAAATCACAATCAAAGAACATTGCATGATCGGTATTAGCATTGTAGAAAAAAGAATTAATATTTAAGGTTTTCATTTTGTATCTCCATTTCACTCTGTTGTTTTGATAGGTCTATAGTATCATGTTTAAAGCAGAAGTAAACACTTTTTTCACTAAACCCAAAAAAGGAACCCGAAGGTTCCTTACTTTTTAAAGTGGGCTGCTATTAAACCTATAGCTAAGCCTGTTGCCAGGCCTAGAATAACAGCAAAGATACAGAGTAACAAGAACTCGACTCCAAGGCTCATAGAGCCTCCAAATCTTTAACATACTCAGTTACCACATCAGTGGTTTTCCAGTATTGGTGCTCTTCTTTCTTAGCTTTGGCTTCGAGGGCCAGTTTCTTGGCTTCATCGGATGTGATATGGAAAATGTTCATGGCCACTAGTTTATCAGCGTATTCGCCATAGACTTTATTACTAGCCAATTCTTCGGTTAAAACCTTGCGAGTCTTACCTTGGATAACCACTACACCATCAATAACATCTTTGATAAATGTGGCTTTAGCCAATGCCAGTTTGAAAGCTTCTTCAGTTTCGATGATTTTACCATCAATACGTTTCTGTACAAAGGTCTTACGGACCTCAACGAAATCACGAATCAGTTCAACTGCATCTTCGTAAACCTTAAGTTTACCTTTCTCATTAATGACAGTCAGGTTTTGTGAACGACGTTCGATTAACCCGAAGTCCTTCATGAGTTTTTCGTGTTTCTTATCTTCATCAGTAGGCAATTCGTATTCTTTACGAATCTTAACCTTGAAGCCGAAACCGTTCTCGTCACAGTCATCGTCATATGTGATATACCCTTTGTCTTCCAGAGGGTCCAATATCTTAGCCACATACGTTTCACGGTCGTACTTATAAGGAATTTCCGTGATATGCATTTGGGTTCGGGATGTGAACTTATACGTTCCACGAATCTCATAACTACCTGGTTCAATTTCAACAACTTCACCGCGGAATTCAGGATAAGCCACTTTGGGTTTGGTTACGCGTTTTTCCTGAAGAACTTGCAATACAGCTTTCTTAACAGAATCAAAACTATGAGGAAGAATATTAGTTGCATAACCAGTTGCAATACCGGAAACGCCATTAAGAAGAACAGTAGGAATAATAGGCAGATAAAAAGCCGGTGGCTTATGTTCGACATCCGCATGAACCGGAGCATATTCTGTGTCCTTATAAACTTTTGCAAAGTTACTTCCAATACGTGCAAAGATATAACGAGAGGCTGCAGCCTTTTGAACCAATCGAGAACCGAAGTTACCTTGACCGTCTAACAATGGATAGTTGTTGTTCCATGTGTTAGCCATCAAAGCCCCTGCTTCCTGAGCAGAACCTTCACCGTGGTGATATCCAAGGTCGGCCACGCCACCAGCAATAGAAGCCAGTTTGTGGAATTTTTCTTTATTACCACGAGCCATATCAAGACAACGAGCAACTACAAAACGTTGTACAGGTTTAAAGCCATCAATCATATTTGGAATGGCTCGGTTTTCGACAGTATACATTGCATAAGCCAATGCTTCGTTGTCGATAATACTTTTTAAACCACGAGATGTTAATTCCATAATTTTACCATACTAGTGAATGAATAGCCATAATAACATCGGAAATAAAAAGCACAACTTGGATAAGTCCGAACATTACTCCATAATACAGTGCTACTAATAAAGCAGCAAGGGCTAACAAGTAGCCCAAGATTTTCTTAATCATTTTTAATCATCTTAAGTAAACCGACAGAAGTAGAAAGAATCCAGCCAATAAACAGAAAACTTAAGAATATCGGACCAGGGGTCCACACGCCTAAAAAGAAGCAAACTGAACAGACAATAGCCATAATAAGTTCAATAAAAACTAGGATAATCATATTTTCCTCATTAGCGTCCGAAGACGCCTTTGGTTTTAAGATTGTTACGATAGAACTGCATCACATGTTCATTATGGAAATTACTCATACACACCACACATTTTGCATAAACGTTCAAAACAAATAAATCCACCACCTACACACATAACGACAGCCACATTATCATTAAGAGGTAGACCTAAAGCCATAAAGGCTCCGGTCACTGTGAATAAGGCTAAAACTAATAGGTAACCCATTACAAATAGAGCTTTCATTAGTAAGCCTGCAGAATGAATTTAAAGTTATCAGCCAACATGCGGTTCATTTCTTCCAGTGTCTGGAGATCGGAACTATGATTGCGAGTGAAAGCCATTGCAATTTGACCCTTACCAAAACCGGTAGTCAGAGGTTTCATTTTAGAAGCCGGTACATAAAGAACTTCATACACCACACCGTTCACTGCCATAGTGCGAGCTGATTGAGAACGTTTCTTACGAATGTTAGCCACGATTCCATCAAGACCTTGAGCAGAACGTTGATTACCGACATAAAAACGAGCCGCTACGACACGAGAATCAGCTCCACCTTTAACAAAGAAGTAGAAGCCTGGCTGAGCAGAGATTTCTTTAGAAGGTTTACCATTTTGGTATTCACCATTCTTAACATAAGCAACAGTAGTAGCACCAGCAGACAGAACGTTACGGCGAGTCATATAAGTATTCATATCAATTTCCTCAGTAGATTAATGTTTTGTTATCCAGTCAACGAGAACCATTATAACATGATTCTCGAGGTTGTAAACTATTTTTGTAGCTGTTCTAAAATAAATCCGCTTGTATAAAAGGTAGCATTATAAACCTTGTTCAGTGGGTTCAAAGCCTGTCCGTAAGTATCATGTAGTTCTTTGATAACATTTTCATAACTCACATAATAGCCGCTATGATAATACGGGTCCATACTCATACGAAATTTAATGAACCGATAAAAGCCCGTTTCCGGGTCTTGAACAAAAACGAAATCAGCACTCGTCATAATTTTTGAATCTACGCCAGGAATCATACTTTGATTGAATGCCACCGATGCATCCTGAAGGCTGAGTTGTTTAAAGAACATTACCTTAGCATTACCAAAAAAGATTTTAGACATGATAATTTCCTTATTCAGCGTCAACAGAAATAGCCATCAGTTCATCAACGGTAAGGCACTGTACACTGGGGCCTACACAAAAGCGCTTAGTTGAATCGTAAAGGTCTGTAGCATTAACAGGTTGTAATTCGGTCCCGACTTGCAAAGGAGAAATGCGAATCAGTTGTTGACCATTATGTAATACAAAGCTCTCACCAACTGCAACATCTTTAAAAAGTTTCATAATATTTTCCTCAGAAGTTAAAGAATACACGTACATGGTCAATCATAAAAACGATTGGGAAAATGCTCAATACCATTAACAACACAAACATGTTCCAAATTGCTTTAAGTAAATTTTTCATAATCATCTCCATTAGTTGATAGGTCTATAATATCATGTCTAATGGAGATGTATACTGATTTATGCCAATTTCCACAACAATAAACTAAAACATACGCAAATCACTGGGATACAGGCCATCCAAATAAGGCACCACGTTTTGCTACTCAAAACACCACCTCTTTTATCTCAATCAATCCCCTGTACAATGCAGTGCGGAGGTCATAAAGAATATCTATGCCGTCAACATTATCTAGTTTACCGTCGATAAGTTTTTGTAAATCTTCCTTTGATGCAACCAAAGGACGGAGAAATTTACATTCAGAAAGAGATAACTCTGTAGTAACATCATCACCTTCACCCGATGCATCATACATAGCGGCAACAACCATACCTGTAACTTTGTGTTTAGCGTAATACAATTTGATATCCATTTTGTTCTCCTCATTAGTTGATAGGAAGATAGTAACACCATCCATGGTGTATGTAAACACTTATTTTAAATTATAAGGCGAGATACCAGCCGTTGTAATTGCTCTTACGGACCAGCTTTTTGATGGCTTCTCTGTCGCCAGAGAACTTAGGAGTGAACAGGACGTCGCCTGCCCCATTTACTGAAGTGTCGAATATGATTATACAGTCTGCAACTTTATGATTCAAGAGCGGACCCAGGTTAATCCCTGTTCCATAAGGGAAGTCACCAGAGTATCCTGTAGTACAGGAAATCCACTTAGAATCCGACTGATGGGTCTTGACCTCTACACGTAGTCCACAATACATAGGATGAGCTAAAACATCCCATGCATAGGTATAAGGGTCGTCATGGTCTTCCAGACCACTGTTAACGTATCCTTTCAACCAATCAGCAACCATGTACTCGGCATACGTTGCAATGACACACCGAGTTAATACTTCTTTCTTATCTTGGGACGGGTCTTGGCTTAAGGAATACAATACGGTATCCTTAATCTTGACCTTCATTTCACCTGTTAAATCAGATGTCTTCAGGGTAAATGTCGGCATCGCTGCCAATCGGAGTAGTCCCGGGTTCGTCTTCACCATAAATGCCTCGAATATGAAGTTCACCGTAATAAATTCGGTCGTCGGGTTCTAAAGTATCAGAATCCGCTAAAGGAAATTCACCTTCGACCACCTCATCGCATTCTAAAAAAGCGTAATGAACATCGCCAGGATGCTTAACGAGCTTAGCACAATAAACAGTACCCGCTTTATGGAACCCACGCAAATTAGAAATCTTGATATCACGTTCACCGACATTCAGGTAATTAATCATTTTACTCACCGAAATAAGAAATACGAACCTCTAAACAATGAGCGTATGCACCCATCGCGTCCAGTTGGGCAATCAGTAACCCTTGTTGACGGATATCAAGAGTTTCAAAAACACCGCCTTTAATAAAGGTTTCTAGTGCATTAATTTTAAGAACCAATTGGTCATATTCTTCAACTACACGTGCTTGGTAACCTAACATAATTTCCTCTTAGGAGGCCGAAGCCTCCGTTTAGTTTTAACGTAAATCTGATTTAAACTGTTCGGTAACGTCTTCCAGAACTTCATAATAACATACGCGCATTTTAGCATCACCATAATCAACAGGAATACTAACAACATCACGTGGGTTAACTTTACATGAAACTACACGGTTGTTTGAGTTACCAAATGCGCCGATATAGCTACGAGAGCAAACATGCAGACCGCTTGAACAAGTTACTGTGTCGTCGTCATTTACACGTGAACGAGGCATTTTAACCGGCTTGCCTGGTGAGTTATCAAACGTGCCGGTACGGCAGTCGGTGTAATCAGAGTTAACCACCTTCCACGTAATAAAGTGACCATCTTCAGTAATTTTGATATCGTTTGCAACCAGGAAGTCGAACAAACGTTGTACAGCTTTTTCGCTTGGGTTTTCTAACAGGTTTTCAAGGAAAGGCAGGTAGAATTCGAAGTCTTCGCCATTTTCCATTGAAGCAATAATACGGTCAATCAACCCTGAACGCAATTCAACGCCTTGGTAAACCAGACGTCCACCTTCAATACGAACGTTGCCTTTGACGAAGGCCTTAACAGCTTCTTTAATAGAAATCAGTTTAATCGCGTCGTCAAAACGAGATTCTTTAAGAGCCTGTACGATGGCATCAAAATGTTTGTTCTTATTAGTGGTGTTCCATACTGTACGACCTTCGGTGATGGACACGAATTTAGAACTAGCGTTCCAGATAATTTCTGGACGAGAACCACCGATAGTAACATCAACAGGAACTACACGAGGCTCGTTAGGAACTGTTACTTTGATATTTCCGGTAATAACTACCTGGGCCTGTCCAGCTCCATTAGCATTTTTCAGGACTTTACGAATGGTATCAACCGAAACACTATACCAGTCAGCTAATTCTTGCTGAGTATAGTTACCAGATTTATAGAGGGAAACTACTTTCTCTTGTTCAGATTTAGCCAGACACTTAATATTGTACATAATATTTCCTTAGATTAAGCCGCTTCCACGGCTTTCATGAATTTAACGATTTGAGCTACAGAAGCCTCGGTAATGGATGTTCCACGACGATACATGTAGTCCGAAACTAAATGGTAATCAGATTCAAACTGTACAGTCATTTTATCATTGTTGCTTGAAGCATTATTGGTTAACGTATTAAACGTGGTGTTACAAATTTTCTTGATAACGGAAAGCTTGTCATCAGTGATATAACCATGGAAATTCATATAACGGAATATATCATAGAAATTACTCAGACGAGTATATGCTTCAGTCACTGGCTTATCGCTAAAATACTTGGTCATGAAACCGAGCTCAGGGAACTTGGCAATGATTTCAAGGTAATAACGAGCACGGGTATTACTACCAAGGTAATCATCAACATCTACCGCATCTAGGGCTTCGGCATAGGCTTCTAATGTAGCTTCCATCAAGCATTCACACTGGCCTAACTTTTTAATCTTTTTGGCAATCTGAGGGCGAATGATATGGAATTCTGTTGCACCAATCAAATTAGCCATACGACACATGGTAGTGGTATTGATGTCAAAGATACCATAAGCTTCGTCCATTCCCATAATATCAGAACGACTGCCAAACAGCACATAACCTGTAATTTCTTCTGCTTCTGCGGCGGTCAAATACATGGTCTCTGTTTGCCAACGCCCATCTTTAATGAACCAACGATAAGCACTTGGTGTTTTAGGACGAGGTTCTGATGAACGAACAGTAACCGGAATCCATGGCTTAACAATTTTATTCAGTTCAGAGACTTTATAAAAATGAATTGTGTCACCTTTAAAAAGTTCTTTAACCTTTTCAAGCTGCTGCATTTGCAACATTGAATTAGGGTTGACAAAAATAAGGTCTGTTCCGTATTTAGGAATATTGTGCTCTTTAACAATATTCTTGGCTGAAGCACTGTTGTCCATTGCCAGCGCCCAAAGTCCTCGAACTAATGGCACACGACCCTTTTCATCATCATAAACAACATGGATTTCTTTCTTATTAATGCCTAATAAACTACTAAGTCCTGCTACTGAAGAAGTATTACCACTTGACTTAATTCGTTTCAAACGCGGGTCCATACAAACTTCGTAAACCACACCTAAATTAAGAAGGTCGTTTTGAAGTGTATAACGCTGGTATAATTTCTCGTATGTTAATTTTTCAGTTGTGAACTGTTTAGTAACGCCTCTTTTAGAAAGATAATCACGAGCGCTATAACCAAGGTTAGAGAGGTCACGATAAACATGACGTGGATTATCGGATTCAACCCATTCCTTCGTATCATTTTTAAAGACTACAGAATCCAGTGCTTCGATACGGGTTGCAATATTTTCCATCGTGCGTTTATCAAGAGACAGCACTTCACGAGACGGAGCAATATCCAGTGAACCCATAGGGAACTTAATATAAACTACGTCGTGACGAGTACGCATCCATGTGCCTTTATTATAAGCTGAATCTAATGGATAGACGATGCCACCATAAACAGCATAAAGACCTGAACGTTCGAAATCGCCGTAACCTGTATCAGTTACCGGGTAGTAGTCTTCGAATTCAGGGAAATAATCAACTTCAACACCGTCAACATCGCCAAGACCAACAAATGGGCGCATGATATAACGAATTTCGGTTTCAAACTTACGGAAATCTGACTCATCTACAGGAACTGTGATTTCAATGCCTGTTTTATCATCAGGGCCCATAGGCTCTACAAATGTAGGTTTAATCTGCGGGCCATCACCGTCCATATAAGCTACATAACCACGAACTTCACCGTTATGCCATGACGTGATATTAAACGTTTCCGTATAACTGAATGGAGATTTTGAACCAAGTCCAAATCCACCGATGAAATCGTTAGAAGAGGTTTTAGAAGAAGCAAAATAAGAATTATACAGACCCGGTTCTTCATCATTACCACGAATCTGGAAATCACTCATACCCGGTCCGAAATCACGGCATACGAAACGTGGGTCCAGTTTACCAGGAACCTGTACTTTCCAGCGTTCGGTATTACCATTCAGCATGTGGGCATCAATCATGTTAGTAATTAGTTCACGTACTACAGCACGTACTTTATTACTATAAAGGTCTGATGACAGAATTTTAAAGACCTTAGGCGATGCCTGGATAGTAAAGCCTGTGGACTTAGCGCCATTACCAATGATTTGTTCTTTTTCGGTTTCAATAATCATATTTTTCTCAATTCAGGTTACGTTTAAAAATATCTGCCACTTCAAGGAGCTCGTCCTTAGTAGCGATGTCGTTGAGTATTTTATATCTGATTTCTTTAAAGCGTTCTTTAAAATCCTCAGCTGCATTGATATCAAAAAAACGCTGGATTAGCCGGAATTCTTTATGGACTGCTTTATCGAACAAATCAATATTCACTTTAAAGTTTGTCAT